GGGGAGCGGTGTGTACTTTTCTGCAATGCGCGGCCGGGAGAGTCGTGGTTAGGTTTAGGGTTTGAAATAAGACGGGTACCTGTTAACCCCGGGGGTATAAATTGAGGGGGGGGTTAGGGTTAGGGTTAGGGTTAGGGTTAGGGTTAGGGTTAGGGTTAGGGTTAGGGTTAGGGTTAGGGTTAGGGTTAGGGTTAGGGTTAGGGTTAGGGGTTAGTTTTTTTTTCTGCAATGCGCGGCCGGGAGAGTCGTGGTTAGGGTTCTTTTTTTTTTTTAGCGAAGGGAAGTTCCCTGTCGGCCAGTATTGGAGGGAAAGGGAAATTGTGGTTTGGGCGAAGGGAAGTTCCCTGTCGGCCAATACTGGAGTGAAAGGGAAATTGTGGTTTCGGCGAAGGAGTGTGCTCTGGAGGCCAGTATAGGAGTGAATAGAATTTTCCCATTCCGCGGACAGACCCGCAGCCGGCATGGAGAAAGTGAATATCCCCCCACAGACAAAAGGGGACTCCGCTGCTCTCCAGGAATCATACCCGGCGTTCGATTACGGTAGACGGTATAGGCCACGATGTGATCGAGAAGGCATCGCTTTGTTTCCACCTGCAGCATCGGGCCTGGCTTCATCGGGTTGCATATGCGTAAGTCGCCACTCTCCCAAAGAGAAGCCCCGCTTTCACCCGTCCAACATCGCCCCGCGCCAAGGTAGGTAGGTTCGTATATCCGACTGAATGTATCGCTTTCTGTAACTGTTGTTATGCTTAAAAATTTATTACCCCCGTACATCCCCATGAAAAAATTAATGCATACTGTAAATGTGCTGTGCATGTTATTGAAAGCTGCCAGGACCAGTAGCGACCGTGGAAGGACATACACGATACGTTGGGAGCGTGGTGAACGTTACTCGAGCAAGACAGCGTCCGATACACTTTAGGATTGGAATTGCCACACGACGATGAGAACCGTTATCCCGATTCCGGCTGCAGCGACGATGAGACCAAGAGGGAAGGTTTGACTCGCCTCTCCCAGCCCAGGACCAAAACGGGCGAAGAAGCGACAGAATCCGTCCTAGAAACGTAAAACATACCAATGTCGATCTCATACTTATGGTAGGTTCAAGTCACGACAGGCCGCGTGTTACACACAACCCCCATTTCACTGTGAAATCCCGCATTCGGTTGTTCTCAGAACACAAAATCGTGATGGCCCGACAGGAAAACGACCAAATCACCAATTGATAATTCCCTAACGCGTTGTTCTCAACACATCTTAGGCATGTTCGTGCTGTTATATACAGCTTCCACCACAGCTGCCGGCATCGCTCCCTTCCGCGTGGATTCTGAACTGTTTTGACCATGGGATTGGGGGCTTCCCATCCGAATCCCGCGCCGGATGCTACATTGCCTATAACATGCCCAACTGACAGCTAGTCTGCCGGATCTGCATTCCCGATACTCGGCCGCACCTGCCATGTAAACCCAGATGTGAGGGTTTATGCGTATTACTCATACACTTGATTTTTCCGGCAGCTTGGGTGGTACGATTTTGATAAATGCTGCGGTGTATCAGCGTCGCGGCCTGGTGGCTGGCGGCCAGGGCTACCAGCGCCGCGCACGGTGCTCCTCGCTTCTGGCAGACACCGGCGACCCAAACGAGCCGCTCATGCCCGCCCGTGCCGTGCTTACCCATCCGCCGTGCTCCCGCAACCACTCGCCCTGCTCTTCGGCCAGGTACGCGGCCAGCGCTGCGGCCAAGCGGCTTGGCCCTTCCTCACAGCCGTTTTCGTACAGCGCCGTTGCCAGCGAGCCGCCGAGGACTATGGTCGCCAGGCATCGACCCCAGTTGAAGCCGCTTCCGGAGTTCAATTCAGACACCACACTTTGCAGCGCCGACAACGCTGCCTGCGTGCCGCCGCTCGCTAACGGCGCGCAGGAGCGAAAGAAGGGCCTCTCTCGCCGCTCCAGCTCGGCCGCCGCTCGCCGCAGCTCTGCCGCCGTAGGACTCGGCGGCGGCCCTTCCTTGCCGCAGCAGTGCTGGAAGTAATCCTCCAGCAGCAACGCCGTTTCTTCCTTCAGGGAGTCAGCCATGGCTACGCCCGATTAGTTCCGCCACCACAACCCCCCCCCCGCCATCCGGTCCCGGTGTGTTCCGGGACCTGTCGTTGTGGCGCAGCGCGCCGTGGACAGGTTTAGCGCTTTTTCTCGCCGCGCCGTCACTTCGCGGTCTTATCACGCTTTAGACCACAGGGCGAACGCAGTTTGTATTTATTAGTTGCGCGCGACCGAGTGGCCTTTGGGATGTGATACGCCTCGCTACGAATGAGGAGACATGGCCAGGCAGAAAATAGAGACATCCTGCCGCATTGAACCCCATATGTTCGTCATAGACCAGCGGCGTACACACTGCACGCACGTATGATTGGGTGGATAAACCTTTTTGCTTGGAAATTTTAAAGACGCCGCTACATGTTTACGTGTTGCGTCTGCCCTTAATGCGCAGACGCGCTACTCTGGAGGATGCGGAACTACCGTCTTTACGGATCCGGATGTCTACGCGCTATAACAACTATACTGCGCATGCGCCCTACTCTGGAGGATGCGGAAGCCGCGTTTCCCGCTTCTTTCTCAGTTCCTGATCTCCGCCGCGGATTAGTCTTGCAATAAATACCACTTCTTGTGCAAGGACAAAGAACTGCATATATAAAGTTACATTATTCTATGCGTTTCGAGTGATTTATCCGGTAGGTAAGTTGTCTTATTTACGATTCTGTCGCATCACATTTACGACCCGCGAGCATAAAACGCTAATGCCTTTATTGATTCATTCTTAGTACACTCTAAATAATCACCCGCCGGAAAATTCGGCTGGTGGTGCGACGCAGATTAGCGGGGGCCTGAGGCACGGGAGTGCAGATGGTGCCGCGTTCGCGTGGATGGGGGATATCCTCCTTTTCGGGCGGTGGTCCGCGAGCAGACGGACTGTCACGACATGCCCCCAGACCGTTCGCGATAGGAGCGCCTTCGGACGTAGGCAAAATAAGCGGTTCTCGGCAAGGCTCAGTCATCATGTTTCGAGGCGCTCCCGCAAATACACAGCCGGGTCGGCGGGAACACTCCCTTACAAGGGCCACGGATGGTTCGATTTCGACACTGGGGTAACGGATGTGTGGCAAAAGTACGCGCGCACACCGTGCGCGCTGCGGACCGGTAAGTTGTCATTCAATCGTCGTCCTCCACCGCACAAGGGGACGCTGCGGGGCGTATAATTACCAGCCGACTATCATTATCTTTCTGCAGGATTGTAGCGGAATGCCACTCGGAGGTCGACCACCCAATAGACCTGCGCCCAACGTGAGCAACAGTAAGCTCCGCCATAGTTTCGGACGTTCCCTCGGGAACGTTGATCACCACGGGGGTGCCATGGGGATCCGGGGGGAGTACCGTGTTCCCGCACATGTATCGCACCACCTTCGAGATCAGCGAGGGGGATGCGATTGCACGACGGCCCGCCTCTGTTAGGTAAATTGGTAAGAGGGGGGCGCCTAGACCCCATCTTCGAGCGGCGCGATGCGAGTGTGCTTCCCCTCCCAAGAAGTCTGGTTGCGAGAACGGATCGTGTTCGTTGGGCTGGGCGGATGCTTGCCTAGTGGCGGCGCAATAGAACACCGCCGAGGTAGGCACGGGCATATCATCCCCCAGGTGCGTATCTACGACGTATCGCACATTGGCGCTGCAGCAGAGTTTCGGTTGCGGGCAGGAGAACTCTGCCGTGCACTGTAGCGCAACCTCAGTTAGCAACACAGGTCCCAAAACTTCTTTAGACGTCATAACGGCTGTATCGAGGCCGGGTGCATCGGGCCACCTGAGGCAGCACTGGTTAAGCGGGTCAATCCAACACCGGTAATATCGTACAGCCTCGGATATAAACTGCGGCCCCCCCTGCGGGCGCGAATTTTCGTCAACGGTGTCCACGACTATTAGCTTATGGTGCCTCTCTATGTTTAGATGCTGCAGATACTCTAGCGCACCAACCCATCCCCAGTCACCTACGGACAGGAACAGAACACCGGCCTGGGTTAGCGGGGAAATATCGGGTGCTGCTTTCCACCTGCCCGCCCACGCAGCACTGGAAGGTAAACACAAACGATTTGACATTGCCGCCAATAAGAAAGATAATCCTCCCTTGGTTGTTTCGAAACGGGGCCACCCATAAGCCGCATCGGGGGTAGGCACGCAGAACAAATGCTCCCCCTTGAGCGCTTTATACAGGACGACAATTTTTACATCCTCGGGAGAATGTTGTTGGTGATGCATCCACGCAGTATGTCTCTTTAAAGTTTCCAAGCTGGGTTCTGCGTTGCCCCCCCCTACAGTCGAGGTTGCTCTAGGTGGGACCTCGTTTGCCACAGCGGCTATTTCTGCCAGGCATTCTGGAGCGTAGAGCATGGCGGGGCGCCAAGGGCCGGGTATTTTAGCAAAATCCATCAGTGCCGCGGCGGCTGCGGGAGGGCAGTACGCTCGGATATCAGTCGGGAGGGTCGTTTCTGGCACAAGTCTCCCTACTGGACATCGCCTGCCCCCAGAATCCTCCGGAAGGTTACCTAACGGGCGTAGGGAACCGTTCAGTATTGATTCGCGTGTGGGGTAGGGTTGATGACATGGTTTCTTGCATGGGGATGGGACAACTTCCAGCTTGGCGATCTGGGCGGAGGATCGCGGGGCAATTTCTCCCCGGCGACCCGCACGGATATCGCGGACCAGTACAATTGGCTGCATATGCCCCGCCGTGAGGGGGCTGCCTGACGAGGCGGGCGCTGATTTACGCTTCCTAGACGCAGCCTCCCCAGGCGTTTGCTGCGGTGGATGCGGAGACGGCCCGTCCGATTCGCGCCGTTCTCGGGCGCGAACTGGTGGACACTGGGGGTATGATGGGGAGTCCCCGATGGAGGCAAATGTTTGGGCAGTTTTTCCAGATCGGCCCGTAATGTGGGTGGCACTTTTTGCTCCCGAGGATGTAACGAGAGTCCCGGCACGCCTTTTGGGGGCAGTTTCCACGGGATCGCTGGCGGATGTTCCATGTGCGAGGGTCGATTCGACCATGCATCCTGGGCCAGATGGTGTAGGAGCACGCTTATGCGCTGTTCGAGACTGTCCGTGGTTATCTGGGCGGGGTCGCCTAGGGCGTCCCGGGCCACGGAAAAGCTGCTCGGGTTTAGGTGGTGGCAAGAATACACCGGGGGGTAGTTTCCGCGCGCCCGCCCCCCTTTTAGGACTTAGCCACTCGGCCACGCGGCGGAGGCGTTTGGCCTTACATAACGCAGGGTCTGCGGGTTCTACAGTGGCGTGATCCTCTAGCAAAATGTTAGTGAAATCACGGGAGCTCATGCGAGCCCATGCGCGTTCCGCGCTATGTCCGACAAGCGGTCCGACCGCTTCCGCTACTAGCGACACCGCGCGTGCCGCGGCGGTACGGGTTTCGAGTCCTTGGTCACCGGCTGTTCCCATATTCGACAGGTAGATGGCGCGCTCGAGCCGTTTCAGGTCGTTGCACCAAGAAACTAGTAGCCCGCGGCACTTTTCCCACTGGCAAGCGGCGAGGCGGGCTCGTCGGGGTCGGGGCTCGCATGCGGATAGCATTTTAGCGATCTTGTGAAAGCCGTCTGGCCCGGACATCAAAGCCGCTATTACCCGATCGCAGGCCAGGACGCAAGCGTCTGCCAGATCGGCCAAAGGTATTCCCGAGCAGCCGCCGGCAGCCGCTCCGGGGCCTACGGGGAGGGTAAAATCGGGGGCGTCTATGGAGCCGCTTTTCACGGCGCGTTCTATGCCCTTGACCCCTTCCAGCACGCGAGCGTAGACAGTAAAGGCGTCATCCGCGGGGCCACGCCTAGAGGCCCCAGCCGATGGAGATCCGTCGGAGGATGTCTCTCCTCCCGTCTCCGGTCGTGTGCCCGACTGTAACATGCCCGCGTATGCCGTTCTCAGAGAACGGAGAATGAACGCCTTCTGCGCGGTGTCGTATCTACGTGTCATGGCAACGGTTGCGGCCGCATGGGGCAGACCCCAAAGCAGATTGTCTGTCTGCATGGCCGATGCTATATGGGGGACGCATTTGTGAACGGCCCCAGTCACAGCGGATGCCGACACGCGGGGTGCTGCCTGGAACTTTTTGTTCATTAAACAGTCGAGAGCACTTTCGGCGCTCGTCAGTCTTGCGTGATGTAGCCAAGTCATGATAGCCTTTTCGCGAGTGTACAGAAAATCGATAAGAGCCTCATATTGCTTTTGGGGGTTCCCCATTTCTTCCACGTAAACTGGAACGGGGCCGGGAGACGCCTCAAATCGTTCGATGGCGTCCAATACTTCGGGGGCATTGTAAAGGCCGGGTCGGTGACCGCCGACCCCACCGAACCAACAGGAACCGCGGGGGGGGTCGGGAACTTCTATCAGTGGTTCGCTACTCCGGGGCCGAGTTGCAGCGCATGATGGTCCCGGGGTCGGCGAGCCTGAGGGGGATAGGTTCTTCTCACTCGGACATAAACGTGCCGCACGGCCTCTGGCAGACCCGTGGGGACGGGAATTCCTGTTGTCTTGCAGGCCGGATCGATGGCGCCGCTCAGAGCCGGATGTAGCGGAAGAATCGGATGTGCCAGATGACGAAGATCGCGACGATGGGGAAACGGACGGAGACGAGGAACGGGTTGCCGATGATGAACGCGACGATGACGAGGATGAGGACGAGGACGAGGACGATGTTGACGACGTGGCCGACGGAGACCGGGAAAATGATGCAGAGGACGTAGACGATGTACGCGGTGGACGTGTACGACGCACGGGACGACCGCGGGCCCTTCGTGGCGAAGGTGAGCAGGGGGGGCTTATGTGAAACGCGCATTGTCTGGAACTCTCACCCGAGCTGGATGGTTTTTCCAAACCCGATGGGTGAGGCGGGCTTTCGTTGCGCGAGTGGGTCGGTCTATTGTCACAGTAGCCATCGTATCGTTCTCCGCCACTATGTGGCGAGGATGGAGATCCGCCACTACCGTTTATGCCCCCGGAGTTCTCAGCCGGGAGGGGTGTCGCAGGGGAGAGAATCCAATCTGGCTTGGGGAGTGCTGGGAACATGGGTGTGTCACAGTCTTCCATCTCAGGGTCGTTTCTCATATCTTCAAAGCAGCGACGTGACGCAGCTTCTATAACGGCCCGCCATTTCTCGATCGCTGCGTAGAGTGGTCTTATGCGCTTTTCGATGGCCGGGCCATATGCTGGGAAGCCCAATTCTAGCATGGCCATCGCGAGCTGTTGAACCATGAACCCATTGGCATTGTCGGCGGTCTCCTCGAATTCGGACCCACCCTGCAGTATGTCTTCACAATGATCCTTTATGTTTTGCAGAGCACAACCGGCTTCGTGGACTGCGGCCGAGAGGACGGGGGGGATTGTCTCCTCTGGTACAGGTATCTCGTAAGGCAGTTCGACGCCCGGTCGAGCGGAACCGGCGGGAAGGAAATGTCCCGGAGCCATGACTAAGCCCTTCCGTACTTGGTAAAACAGATAACGATAGTGCAGTTTCTTGAAATCCTTCCAGGTACGACCGTCCCAGGGGGAAATGGAACCCCGTTTACCTTCAATCCACGTAATAGACGAGAGGTGAGGAGCATTGTTATTGTGATAAAAGCCTCCACACTGCTCTCCTTCCGCGGAATTTGCAGGACTGTCTCCAACTGGAATCCCATTCCAGTCTTCGTCGAGCGGGGTTCCTACGCCAGGCGGGGGAGCGCATGCCGGGAAGCAGGGTATGTCCCGTGCAGATTGTAGCTGGCTGGAAAAATCTCGTGTGAGCACATGGCACATGTACTGCATGCGCCTCACACACCGCAGGCAGTCTAAGCAGCGGTACGAGAGGCGGGGGATGGCAGACACCACCCCGGGTGGTATTCGAAGTCCTAGGAAACGGAGAAGTGCAGAGAGCGCAAAAGCGTACTTCGGAATGGGGGATGATGTTGGACAGAGCTGTTCAATCGCTTGCATGATGGATGTCGGCAAATCAATTGTCCCAGGCCGGGGTAGAGGGCATTCGTTTTCAGGACCCCATCCACAATCTAGAGATCCTAACCCGCTTTCCAATTCCTGATATGCAGCATTGTCCATAGCCTCCAGGACTGCACGAGAGCCTTTTGTAAACAGCCAAATTTTGCACGAGGGCCAGGTTACCACCTGCTTGTGGCCGTGTTGGCTAAATGGGGGGGATGAATTGGAGGAAGTACTTGCACCCCCTTGGTAATCAAACGGGATGTAATTGTCATCTGTCAGTGGTGCTTCTTTTTGCAGACCCTTTCCCCGTGATTGGTGTGATATCTCACGTATCACGGCCTCGGCGGCCAGCTGATCCCAAAACGACGGACATCGTTTGATGTCGGAAAGCGTCAGCAGGAATGCACAGACATCATGCTGCCCAGCTCGCACAAGGTCGCTGTAGGCCCGTACTTCTTCCCCCGCTTCCAGGAGCTTCGACCAAAGTTGTGCGTGACTTCCCGGCAGCTGTGTTATCATAGCCAGCTGTTCATGTGGAGGAGTTAGCGCTTCTACGGACATGGCCAGTTGCCGCACATAAACAAAGCTGGCTCCCGCCGTCTGAGAGGGCGAGAATTCCGACATGCGGCCAGATCTAGGTTGAGCATCATCCACTCCATGCCGAAAGGGGGAGTTGCGGGCATGTGATGTGGGAGGCAGGCGTGTCGGTTGTGTGGAGATGGGGACCGGTGAAGAGAGGGGTGCTGAAACACTATGGACGGAGGCAGGGCTGATGGGGGAAAATACCATAGATTCGAGAGGTTCAGGTGTGGGCGACTCGACGGGTGGATTTGGCAGGGGCGTATCGATCATCTCGGTGCAAGAGTTTGGAGACTCCCCACCGGCGGCTTGGGTGCCGTGATGTTGATCAAACCTGAACCAATAGCTGTCGGGGGATGCCCTAAGCGCTTCGCTGACCGCGTTTCGCGCGGCATAAATATGGGATTGGTAGGGGGCGGGGGGTTCATAGAAGCATTCAATGTCTTCGACGCAGGGGGGACGTGGTTCGGGGCTATCCCGCTCGTAATAGTAGGCTTTGTACCCGGCGTCTTTCTCGAAGATGTACGGAGGGTCGCTCCTCCGAGAGCCACGTCCAAACTCAATATCCAGAAACCTTGGTGGCGATGATGCCTCGGGCCCTTCGTCACTAGAGGAATTATCATCTTCGTCGCTGCCGCTGCCGCTGCTGGAGAAGGGACGGTCTACTGAAGAGTGCCAGGAGCTAACTGTGCTAACCTCATTGTCGTTTGAGATTGTGCTGTATAGGCTGTGTAGGCCAAATGGGCTGGGGGGCGCGCAGGACGTGGCACTGGACGGTGGGGAGGATGCCGGGGACTCTGACCGTCCGTCCGGGGGTTCGAATCTCGAACACGCATCCTCTCCCGCATCATGGGTGGACGCGGTCCCATGATGGGAGATTGGAGGTAGCTGCGGGTTATGACCGGATATGGGGTCGACGGCCGTAGATAACAGCGAAACACAGGGAGTTTGCAGAGATACGTCTTGGTAGGGATCGCCAGGGGTCCTGGGGTTTTGATGGAAGGGCCCCCCTTCTTCGAGAGCCGCAAGTAGAGAAGCAAAATCGGGCGAATTGCAAATGTCGCCACCGGGGACATGGTCATATTCTGAAGGGGATGCCATCCCTGCGGGAAATGGCAAAGGAATTAGTAACACTGCCCAATTAGACGACAAAAATAGAAAGGGGGTCTCCCCCAGCGCTAGTGTCAGTGTACTGGAAAGTGGAATGGCTTTAGAAAGCTGAAAGTTATGTGATTGATCCCCAGCGGGGATTGAGTAACAACGTGCTCGTAAGGCCCGAGCTCAATGTACGTGGGTGAGTAATGAGTTATGAATGGAGTGATTACAGTAGATATAATTCTCAGGCGTATGCCCGCGGCGCTACAAATCCGAGCTCCCGCGATAAAGCAAACCATGGCGTATATAAGACTGCGGGGCGAGGAATATAGCGCCTGTCTTAATGGTAGACACACATTCTGATGTTTCACCCTCAGGAAACTGCCCCCCCCCCCCACACCCGCCGCTGCAGAAGAAGTGCTAACGTGGCGATACATCTATCCAGGATGGGACGGGGGATGGGGAGAGGAGGCGGGGCGCATATGCCGCAACCCGCCTCCTCTCACACTCGCGCCTAGGCAAGCGCGGAAGGCGGCATGTGAGCTGCGGCGCCTGCTGCTCCTACCCCATCTCTACACGCCGGGCATGCCTACGAAAAGCATGTTTCAGATATGATCTCAATACCGTTGCAGTTTCGATGTATTCGGCACAGAAAGCTGCAGGGCGAACACCGTTTTGGTTATATTTTTCTTCTCTTTTTCATTTTCTTTTGGCAAAGGACCCTTGTCTATTTTTTTGCCAATTCTGCGAAACTGTTAACCGCGCTGCGGCGGGGGGGTGCTTCCCCACCCCCTTGTACTGCCAGTCGACAGAACAAAGTGGAGATTTACAGCGGATGCCGCTTGTGGTTAGACACCCCATCCGCCCGTTTTTGAAGAATTGAATATTACATAGCGATGCGCGATGGGGGGGGGAGAACCCTCGCAATGTGTTGTGGCTAGCAGATGTAAAGGCCTGGTGAGGCGAGTGTCTAGATTACAGGAGACTAATATAGTCGGTAACCTGTCACTTCACTCCAACAGGATCAGTCAGCGAACGGCATGTGAGAAGCCGACTCATGTTATGCGTGACCCGCAGCGCGCAAGGTAACAAATCCCCCCACCCCCCGCGGTGTTATGATGGGGGAACTTGTGGAGGTCATCAATGACCACTCTTTCACGTGAGTTCTTGAGGCAAGTATGTTTCCCCATCTTTCTCCACGGCCATAGGTAACGCGCCCCCCATAATTACAAAACCTACCGTCGCTAGACACCCTTCAGATGTTCTCCGCAGCCTACGTATATTGCGTCCACTCCAATGCCCGTTTCGGAGGATCTCGCATATATGCGAGATCCTCACTGTCGTCCCCCGATGCCGATCTCGCACACAGAGGCTGTTCGTGATAGAACGGACGGTGACTTCCAGAAAAAAAATGTCCAGGGGACCTCGCGATTGTGGGAAGACCGCTTATATACACACTCGACGGGGTTTGTTTTGGCACGTCAAGTAAGGGCGGGCCGTGGACATATCTGAGATACGGGCGGGGGTTGGGGTCTGTGTTTATTTTTTAACAAGACAAATTGCCGAACCGTGATAGCAACTGGCAGCCAATGAGAATCTGCCGGTGGTTAAGCTAACACTGGGGATGTGGTTCGCTCAGCTGTTACTGTTCCCTGACAGCTTAGTATATTCTACTATGACAATTGCAGGCGAATGCTGTGTCTGATAAAAGTAAGAGGGGGTGGGAAAGATGGCAGACCAGGGGTCTAAAACATCGAGGAGCCGTTGCGACGGCTTAGTATCTTCAATGACAATCGCCTTCGTATGCTGTGTCCGGTGAAAATAAGAGAGGGTAGGAAACAGCAGACCGAGGGTTAAAAACCTTGAACAGCCGTTGTGGAATGCGTGCATTCCTTGCATTGCGCTGATCGGTCATGACCCAAGTATTGCCCCATGGGCTCTCTTCTAGAAACGAAAATGGTGCTCGAAACAAAAACTAGGCACTTGGTGAGAGAAAGGGGAACCGCGGAGAGGATATGAAAGCAATGGTATGTACAAGTACCCGCAGAAGAGGAAAGGTCAATACCGGGGCATTTTTACTTCGTGAGTCTCGGCTCCGCGCAAATAACTCATCATCGGCTAATTTTCCCGGCTGTATACAGCTGAACTGTAAGTTTTCCCACACGGCCGATGTCGAGGCGTACTTGCGAGAAATCGATCGCGCATCGGTCCAAAACACCGGACATCCATGTCACATGTGGGCGTAAAAAAAAATCTGACCCGTGTGGCGGCCTTCCATAGTGTCCCTCCCCCGCACATATCCTGTCTCACTTCCTCTCGTGGGGTCCGGGAGGAAGTGAGACAGCCAATCGACAAGGAGCGCCGCTCTGCTAACAGGGTGGTCTGTTGTTGTGGTTAAATTAAGGGTTCTTGTTTTTTCCCGTTCTTCTTTCAGGGGACCACCGGGGATTGGCTGCCGTCGGCAGAACGGCCCAATACGCTCATGCATGGGCTGCGTGTTTGTCGCCTCGGTTGCCGGGGAGCGGTCTTGCCGAGCAGGCAGACCCTGCACTACCACACCCCTGTAAGGCGTTGCATAATGGTAAGGAAGCTCTTATCAAAAGATAAAGTGGCCCGCATGTCATCGCTCTCGAATGAAATGCGATAAAAGGCTAATGGTACAGTTTTCATCTCATTTCATAAACTACTTTAAATGCGTGATGTGACTTTTTTTGAAATAAACAATCATTTATTACACAACACAACGCGCAAAGGCCAGTCTATCGGGTTCGGTTTACGCCTTCGCCATCACGGGCCGGCAAACGCTCTTTGCCGACGGATTCGCGTGGTTAGTCGTTGTTGACGGGGGGCGGCGACAGGACCGCCTGGGTGGGCCACATGTGCGTGGGGGGGGATTTCCGTTTGCGTCGACAATTTACACTTCCCGGCGACGAATGGTCGCGGCGGGACCGCCATCTGCGAACCACGCGTGGTAACGCGAGCCCTTCTGCTTAGGGGTCCTCGACTTGGAGTTTCCGGCCAAGCCCCGCGAGAGTCCCTCACAGGTGTTCGATAGCGGGGAGTTGAAATCTCCGTCGCCAAATACACACTCGTCATTGCTGGGGAGGGACGAATACTTTGGATAGGCCTGAAAATATCCATTCGTGCGATGTCTCGCATGCCTTTTATACAATCCTACAATCAGCAGCGCGAAAAGCAACAGTACTAGTATTACGCCGGCCGCCATGGAAGAAACTAAGAGGCTGTAAATGACGGTCGGGCCTTCTTTAAAAGCGCTTGTATGTGTAGGGGCGGCCGTGAAGTTGCCCGGCGTGTCGGCAGACACCGCGTTGTATCCGAACCCGGGCTTGTGAACGTCTTCAAACACGTTCAGGATAGTCTCGAGCGTGGACAGATAAACGTACGTCCAAGCAAGCGGCCTTCCATTATAGAGGCCTACGATCACGTACAGTCCCGCGTCTGTCGGTTGGGCATTCGCCAACCTGAACGAGGGAACGTCCGATTCGAGGAAAGCCAGCTTCCCCTGGACGGATTCGTCTACGGACGTTTGGAATGTACACCCGCGGACGTCCACGCGGCAGCCGTCGGTACGCGCCGACGCCAACTGCATGACGTCCATATTTGCCGCAAAACGACATTCGGCATGCTCGGGTACCATTTGGCATTCCGATTCGCTCGGATGGAATATGCAGGGCTCATAAACGGTCAGGTACAAACATTTAGAGTTATACGGCAGGAACAGTAACTTGAATTCCAGACTAAATGCCCCGGCCCAATTTGTCAAGTGTGCAGTCACGGAGGCGTCGACCGTGTCCCCGGCATTAAACAGGAAAGCGTTAAAGTTTTTGAATGTTAGGTCCACTCTAGTCGACGGGGGGGTGATATATATGTTCATAGTACGATCTGGAGCTTGCCCATGCACCGAAACCCACACTAAAAGGACATCCATTACAGCGGGCCTACTATCGTTCCTGGTATATCGCGTATATACACCAGCGATTTGCGATGTAGCATTGAAGATAGTAAGTTCCTTTCCCCGTCCAGTGCCTATTATTACATTCGGTATATAATGAAACTGAGAAGACGCTATCCTGTCAAGAGACCCACTATTCACAACAAATCTATCCACCCTCAAGATCTTTTCTTCACCATACCTTACGCAAGATGTCCCCAAAAGCAAATCCTGAAAACACGTTGCGCGATCCAAACATATATAACCCATCGATGTATCGTTGCAAATACTTGAAATCCACGTCCATGTTTCAGTATAAATAGTACCGTTTGTTAGCGGCGGATATCTTGGAATATCGACTGCAACAGATTGCCCCTCTAATAAATCTAAATGTTGTATCATACTCGCCGAGATCGTCTGCAATAATAATATGAGGATGGATAATCGACACGCGCGCATATCGAAACAGCAGGTCGCCTTAAAGCACAACTGAATTCCCAGACAAAAATACCAGAGTTTATTATTGGTGGGCCACTCCCCTTAAATACGGACTTATAGCTAATACATCTACATATCCCAACATTCCTGGGTACCTAACTGCCATTTGGAAATTATTCAGTCCGTAACATTTCTATCTTCTTCTCGAGTCTCTCCAAAAGCTCAGCGTCTGAGATGTCGGACGGTACATTCTTGGTCTCCTTTTCTTGGAAATTTCCGTTAGTGATCGAAGTCAATGTAGTAGGTTCATTGCCTATGTAGATTCTACGTCGACGACTACAACTGCCTCTTTTATGTGCGGAGCAGACTGTTACTATCAACAATGCTATAATAGCGATCACCAAATAAGCATAAATTCGTCTTAAGGCAACACGTCTCCAAATAACACTCATATAATCTGTGTAGTTACTAATGGGTAGGGGCAAATTTGTTGCATTTAAATCGATATCAGGGGATGTCTTGGCTGTCAACAAACCCTCATTAACTGTAGTTCTGCGAATGGTACGATATGTAGGAGCGGTGGTCGTCATGTCCTTACGTATCTGCTGTAATGTCAAGTCTCCGTAGGGCAACCGTCCAACATGTAGGGTTAAATATCGCTCAAATGCAATACGATTTACGTGGGGGATGCACATTTCATCTGAAACTTTTTGGCGGGGGTTAGAACACGATCCAGACGACCCATTACATACAAAAATAGATGTTCTCGCATAATCGCTCTTGTTAAAACCATCTATTGAAGTGCGTATATAATAGATACCAGAATCCTCCATCCGTGGCTCGATAATAGTCAAAAGCAGCCCGTTTCGATATTGGGGATGAATTCTGCTGTGGGGCCTAGTATAAACAACGGCGTCCCGGCATCCTCTGAATACCGTAGAACTGATTATAGGACAGTCGGCGTAATATGTTGCATGCGCAATAGAATAGCAGCGGTTAGCTTGATTCCATTTGAGTATTTCCATCGTTCCAGAGTATATTTCCTCCAAATACTGATCTCCCATGAACAAGACTTTGCCATATAAATTAACAACGGTATCGATGCCAAAGAATGCAATCTGAGCCGATTGGTCTACCGTAGTGCTTACCAGCGATCCTCTATATACCATGCACTGTGTTTTTATTATGATACAGAATAATATTAGAGTCACACATACCATGCATGCGATCCCAGTATGACACATGTTCCTCTATGTGCAGATAACACGTACTGGCTATAAACGAATAGGGACGGTGTACATATGATACAGGTCCGCCCAAGTTTCACACGTGATCATAGCCTGGTATACACATACCGGCGAGGACTGGGGGGCGTTCCCCCACTCCGCGCTCCAGTGCAATATCTGCGTATAATCCATACTACCAAAACTACGAATATGCTTCCAATGAACGAGCCTAACCCTATCAAAAAAATTATAGCTTGTATTTTGTTTACAGGATACTGCTTTGTATGTGACTGATGCTCTTCATACCGGACCTGTTTTATAGGACTTGTAGTAGTAAAAATGTCACTTTGGTGAACGAGCCTCCCATCCAAATCTTCACTAGGTCTGTCAGTGATGAGCATTACAGATGGCCCATCTAGGTGATTATACTTATAATCATCTGGAGACTTTATGTAGAAATCCCTGAAATTTCTAGGCAGATTGGATGCATGATACATGGTAGACTCAAGTAGCACTGCAGGGACGTTACCACCTCTCCGTGCCACCCATTCCTTTAAATGGCTTTCGTGCGCTCGAAGAGTTACCGATCTAATCATGGTTAAATTGTGCAATGTTGCATTGGCAAAGAAATGAAAGGGTTTGCATAATGTATCATCTTCTATTCCAGTCTTTGAAAAGGCACATGCCACTTTAACATTAAACATTATATCGGCCGTAGTAAAGTCCCCGTTGACAACTACTACGCGCGTATATAAACCATCTAATTCTCGGGACGGCGCTGCAAAAACCAGCTGTAATTCGTCGCGAGAAATGAAACTGGTTGAGACGTAGCGCCTGTCCCACCATCCAGGAGAGCTCATAGAACATGTGCCAAAAGGCTCATTTGTCGAGCAGTTATAAAATTCGCGCAAATATATTAATCTGGCACACATTTTACCGAGAACAAACCACGCGACCGTCGCATCATATTTGCGCCTTCCCATTAGAAGCTGGCTCAAAAGGACATATTTGGGGTCACTTATAGGATTGAGTACAGCGAAGCCACAGTTTTCATCGTAGATTACATGTTTTGTGGGATAAGAGTTTTCCGTTGATACAAATAATGGCGTGGGTATTCTAATATTGGTTGACTTATCCGTGATATAATTCTTCAGATTTTCTTTGTTGTCAGACTTGGACGAAACAAGCGCTATTACGATTCCAAACAAACACCAGAACATCATGAATGTCGAAGCCATCTTCGAAGTGGTGACAATAATCATCACACAAAGAGTGTCACAGATTTAGCATTTTCAAGTTCAACTCAGTATTTGGTACTCACGCGAGAAGACGCCCCCGCGGACTATTCGGATTCTGGGTATTCTAAACACGTTATGTACTTTATATTCGTCAACTTCGACATGAGTCGCCCGTCTCTTACAACTTATCAAATGTTACTCGCAGTAGAACATAGCAATTTAACTAATTGTTGTAGACATATCCAAGAAACCAATATGGCGTTTCAGTTCTCAATGAATCAGGTTAATTTATCAATCAACAATTCAAAATATAAATTCTCAAGTGGTGATGATGACGCCACGACCCGCTCCCGCCTGTATACCGTTAGACACTGTCAGAGGGTGTGATATTAAGCAGGTTAATCGGCGCCTTAGTAAATAGGGGCATATTCAATATTTCCTTAGCAGAAGGTCTGAACTCCTGGTCAAACGTAAGCATTTTAGAAATGACATATTCAACATCCATTGGCATCCCCCCATTTCTTATAACTCGAGGAATGGTATAAGGCGGTCGTACACGAACCGCATATTGTTTGAAATGTTTACAGAGGTTGGTAGAATCGTTGCGGGGAAACTCCAGTTCATGCACTTGCATGCACCGTATTATGGATCTCAGCTGAGATCCCGAACTTTTCACCTGCTTACTAAACAATGGTACATTTTTAATTGCCATCTCATATAGAACCAATCCGGCACTCCAAATATCTGTTTTTGTGCAATACGGATCAAGTGCAGATAATTCCGGCGAATTTGTTTCCACAGTTCCGCTCCAACCGTAACATTGGGGCGTATCTATACAATCTCCTAGTTGGCATGCAGCACCGAAGTCACCCAAAACTGCATTTTCGTGATTATCCAAGAATATATTCTCCGTCTTTACGTCTCGGTGAATGATGCCCCTTTCATGTATGTATGCTAGCGCCTCTAGTAGTCCACGTTGAATATAGATCATCTGTTGAAGGGGCATAGGGCCGACTCCGTCAATATATGTGAAAAGATCATAACGATATACACGCATTGCCATACACACAACATTTTTCCATTTATAGGCATGGATTAATTTTATAATTGATTTATGTGAGATGGTTTTTAAAATATCCACTTCCCTCCCGGGATTCTTTCCTCCAACGACTGCCTTCACTATGCATTTTTTTTGGTCCGCGTCCCCGTATCTAGTACATATATATACATGACCCTCTGAACCCGGAGCGAGAGATGAAAGAATACTGTATTGCATGCGCACGGCAGACGTAGGACACGAACACTTTCGAAGTTCGCACGCCGCTCGTTGTTCACGGCACGAAGATTCCATACGATCAAGATTAGCAGATTTTCTGGTATTTATCTCCACATCGTATTCAGGCCCACGGAAGTCTTCGTTATCGAAGCTATTGTTACTAGTATCTGGCGACATCGACGGTTCTGCAACCGTCGTACCGCTTTCGATATTTTCACAGACAATACCCATATTCGAGGCACTTACTTTCGAAGACTCAACATCTACTTCCATCGCCGCCACGTATGTAATTTCGGGACGTTGGATGATATAAAATATATAGTACGCGTCCGGGTATACACCTGTGCGAAAGTAGTACGAGACCGGCAGTCAAAAAGACGTTTCCGATCTTCCACAGCTCCAGTTATTCGGAAGGCGTGGGCATGGGTGTGTGCATGATAACTCTCGTCACTTTACTAGACGAATGCGATCGATTGCCTGGGCGATCTCGTGACGCTGCCTCCACCCTATGGATCTTTCTCATAGAACAATGCATGGAGCATCTGAAGAATGATGTGGGTGTGCCCATATTAGTCCGTACAGCAGACCTGTGTCGGTTTGCCAAATCCACATTCGTTTTGCCCCGCCGGCATCGCCCAATTGTGAGAATTAAATCGGCAGGCGGGAGTGGTATGCCCGGTTCCGGATTGGCAGGAACGAGAGATGCATTTATTGTGAGACTGTTTGAAGATGTAGCCGGTTGCGCTACCGAATGGCAGGATCTACTGACCGGCTATGTAATGCTAGAATCGGAGGCCTCCGATAACGTATCGTATAGCCTGTGGATACTCGGGGCTGCAGATATCTGCAGAACTGCAATAGAATCAATACCTCTACCAAAACGTTTGTTTGCCATTAAAGTACCAGGCACCTGGGCTGGAATGCCTTGGGCCATTCCATGTGAGATACAAACACTTCTCACGTCCACTTGGGAACCTAAATTTGAAAACATAGAAGATAAGGCGTACTTCAACGACAGTAATATGGCGTGCGTATATCAAATTATCGGCTCTCCACCAGACGTTCCCCAGCTGCAGGGGCTTGGTATCGAGTCCACATGCACCCCACCTAAACGCAATTTGTGTTGCTGCCTATGTTGCCGTCCAATACATGACGACGACGCCTCCGTTCCCATGGGCGTTAAGACAGTAGATAAAAACGTACATGATGGCAATATGCTTGTAGAGGCTCCCAAGTGTATCACAGATAGGGGAAAATTCAATAGTAGATAAACCCAACTAGTGTGAGGAAATTGCATCTACTTGCCATATGTTGTCCCATTATGTTGTACATAATCGTGATGTAGTGCTACGCAAATGTCAATTGATAGCCCATACATGGTGCTAATATGCGTTACTTTTAGTATGTGAGTGAATAAAAAAATATTACCCCTATGATACCTGCGTCTTTATGCTACAAGTTCCTTCACCATGACCAGAGCCGGTGCGATCATATTCGACAACTTGGATATTCCCAGAGGTAGATTTGGCCAGCCGCGGGGAAAAATAAATGACTTCAACTACTGGACCTTGCTAACCGATGAGCTGACGTGTGGAATTATTCAATGTATGGAGTCGCGCGAGCGAATTGCCCTAGTGCATTCAGCAACATACGATCATGGTCAGTTTGACATACAAAAAGATATGTGGTGTCAAATAGTTCTATGGTCTGCCTATAGGTTTCTTTCCACACTAGAACGTAGTTTTTCAATTAAAAGTGTCTTAGAGTTTGGAGATACAAACGTGAACGGAAGTGCCAATTTTGCAATCAATTGCACGCCATGGGATTTGAGAGATTCGCCGAAAATGAAAATGTTTGGAACACTCTTGCCCGCCTTGTTTTCTTTCCATTTAGAAAATTGGACGACGATGCTCTCAATCGGCGCTAGTAAAGGATATTCTCAGTGTAATTTGCGACAGATTTTTATGAGAAATCCATCCTTTAAAAACGTTATTATAGCCTCCCTGGAGGTTGCGAGATCTGCTATTGTCCTTACCATCCCAATATGCGAATATAGAACTCCCCCAGGGCTGCCGGACGATTACATCGGAAATGCCATAAAGTTGTGCTGTGCCAGAATGCAACATCTGAGACTTGAACATCCTGGCCAATGTATAGATCAAATGTGCAGCGATCCTTCAGAAGAAGAAATGTATTACAGATATGTCCAACGACTCGTAACGAGCGGCAATAAATATTCAGAATCATCGGAAAATTTCCGAATGAGTGTGGACCCACGCGTTGTTGGTCCCCGATTGCGCGACTGTCAATACGAATCCATACGGGCAAGGTATCCGAGCGGTACCAGGGCGGGATATGGGACAACCGGAAGATATCCAAATAATGGACGTTTCAAATTTTCACGATTCCAAGTAAGGCACTATCCACAGTACGTTCCAAGATCGAAGCTGGCAAACAGTAAAATTATCCAGACTCTTAACGAATGTAATGATAGATCCCATTTTATGTAATAGGAACTTGAGAAAGTATTTAATATGTATACAAGCAATGTCGAAAGTATTGTAGTCTTACATAGAATAAACCTTTATTAACAACCTTACAATAAATGTATGCGGTATTGTGGTCTGTAACATCAGAGCGTGCCTATGTTATATCAATTTGCGCATGCTAACCAGGTACTCGGCCACTTTGGCATCCTCAACAAGCGATGAGGTCCCCTTGTTGGCGATTGCGGTGCATAATGGCTTCCAGTATTGCTCGAGGGTGCAAAAGGGATTTGTTGTGCCGATAACCACTTCATCTAATAAACTTAAAATGGCCTGATTCGTCTCGTACAACTGCCATATCGAGCATTGTCCTGCGTGTCCCAAGCAACACCAGTACATAATGTTCATAAGGCGATTACCCATTTCAGCATGCGTCCGCGGGGGCTCTTCATTATTCTGTAGAACTGTCTCGACCATTTTTCTAATGGGATTTGCAGCATTAAATGTCGCAGTAGGCTCGTGGTCACGGAAGGCTGTCATCATTCTATCAAACACCTCTCGCCAAACTCCTGCTGATGGCGGCCTCCCGGCTCTCATACCGACCTGAAGTGTTTCGGCGGCATTCACAACGATACGCGCCAATGGGCGCACAGATCTGGGCAGGGATGCGACATGTTCATTACTGGTGTTGTAAATCAGATGGTACGTCGATTTTTCCCGCGGGGTCCGCCATATAGACGAAGGCGAGTTAGCCATATGATCGGCGAGCTGCATAGTTTTTTCTCCAATCATTAATCAACATATATTGTATGTAGATGCTACCCCTCCGTGTTGCACAATGTCAGCGTACACTGAAAAAGTGGTTTCGCATGCACATTATGTATGTTGCCGGCCAGACACACCCACTATATATCAGAATAACAATTCCAGGTCTGTCAAATGTCACGGTGTTTCGAGTAGAAAATTCCCATTTTCACGGGACGCCGTCATGACGCTCGATTAATGTAGTTACTCTTTCCAATTTAATTATTCATCCATCTTTAAATTCGTATCTGTCGGAAGTGCCCTCGAAGGCGGAACGTGGCCCGATGTGCGTATATAACTGTTAGATGGGATAATTCTACGCTCCACAAATCTTAAAGTTCTATGTAGACGCCGACTTTGCGTTGGTGACAGATGCATAATAGTCTCCCAGTCAGATCGCTTAAGTCGACGCCCCAACCGACCTAGCATATACATATCAAACAAAGACCGCCTGAACGCCTCATAATAGGGAAAATAATTGAGTCTGTTGGAAACCATACATCGGTATACCTTTTTGGTATCCTCGCTCAAGCGATGTAGATTTGGGACCCATTGCGGGGACATGAAGAACTGCGCATATTCTTCTCCAATTCCATCGATGGTCACATTTTCATCACAGTCTTCATTCAGTGGCTCAGATGCAGTGCATTCTTGCTCAGTAGTATCACCGCTCGAGTATATAAGTCGTTTGGTGTTCACGTGTGTAGTTTTCCCATCCATACCGATACCTATGTCTCTCAATGCTCAATGTGTGTTTATCCTATGCTGGGTAGCTTTTTCTCTCTAAATATATCGTCGTTGTCTTCTGAACCAATAGGAATCCGTTTACGCCCAACATGAAGACATTCATAAACTGCCAATCAATGCCATATCGTTTGTCCAATGCCGCATAATATAAACCGCATTCCTGCCTAATTTCATCCGTGCTGATCGGAATGCAAAATGGTACCCGAGTATGCCTAATGTCGTTTCGATCCGCCGTAAGGGACATTTATGCCGGGGCATTTATGTTTGTACCTGTTACCTGTTTGTACAAACATTTATGTTTGTACCTGTGACCTAACATTCAAAAACTTTAACGCTTTCCTGTTTAATGCCGGGGACACGGTCGACGCCTCCGTGACTGCACACTTGACAAATTGGGCCGGGGCATTTAGTCTGGAATTCAAGTTACTGTTCCTGCCGTATAACTCTAAATGTTTGTACCTGACCGTTTATGAGCCCTGCATATTCCATCCGAGCGAATCGGAATGCCAAATGGTACCCGAGCATGCCGAATGTCGTTTTGCGGCAAATATGGACGTCATGCAGTTGGCGTCGGCGCGTACCGACGGCTGCCGCGTGGACGTCCGCGGGTGTACATTCCAAACGTCCGTAGACGAATCCGTCCAGGGGAAGCTGGCTTTCCTCGAATCGGACGTTCCCTCGTTCAGGTTGGCGAATGCCCAACCGACAGACGCGGGACTGTACGTGATCGTAGGCCTCTATAATGGAAGGCCGCTTGCTTGGACGTACGTTTATCTGTCCACGCTCGAGACTATCCTGAACGTGTTTGAAGACGTTCACAAGCCCGGGTTCGGATACAACGCGGTGTCTGCCGACACGCCGGGCAACTTCACGGCCGCCCCTACACATACAAGCGCTTTTAAAGAAGGCCCGACCGTCATTTACAGCCTCTTAGTTTCTTCCATGGCGGCCGGCGTAATACTAGTACTGTTGCTTTTCGCGCTGCTGATTGTAGGATTGTATAAAAGGCATGCGAGACATCGCACGAATGGATATTTTCAGGCCTATCCAAAGTATTCGTCCCTCCCCAGCAATGACGAGTGTGTATTTGGCGACGGAGATTTCAACTCCCCGCTATCGAACACCTGTGAGGGACTCTCGCGGGGCTTGGCCGGAAACTCCAAGTCGAGGACCCCTAAGCAGAAGGGCTCGCGTTACCACGCGTGGTTCGCAGATGGCGGTCCCGCCGCGACCATTCGTCGCCGGGAAGTGTAAATTGTCGACGCAAACGGAAATCCCCCCCCACGCACATGTGGCCCACCCAGGCGGTCCTGTCGCCGCCCCCCGTCAACAACGACTAACCACGCGAATCCGTCGGCAAAGAGCGTTTGCCGGCCCGTGATGGCGAAGGCGTAAACCGAACCCGATAGACTGGCCTTTGCGCGTTGTGTTGTGTAATAAATGATTGTTTATTTCAAAAAAAGTCACATCACGCATTTAAAGTAGTTTATGAAATGAGATGAAAACTGTACCATTAGCCTTTTATCGCATTTCATTCGAGAGCGATGACATGCGGGCCACTTTATCTTTTGATAAGAGCTTCCTTACCATTATGCAACGCCTTACAGGGGTGTGGTAGTGCAGGGTCTGCCTGCTCGGCAAGACCGCTCCCCGGCAACCGAGGCGACAAACACGCAGCCCATGCATGAGCGTATTGGGCCGTTCTGCCGACGGCAGCCAATCCCCGGTGGTCCCCTGAAAGAAGAACGGGAAAAAACAAGAACCCTTAATTTAACCACAACAACAGACCACCCTGTTAGCAGAGCGGCGCTCCTTGTCGATTGGCTGTCTCACTTCCTCCCGGACCCCACGAGAGGAAGTGAGACAGGATATGTGCGGGGGAGGGACACTATGGAAGGCCGCCACACGGGTCAGATTTTTTTTTACGCCCACATGTGACATGGATGTCCGGTGTTTTGGACCGATGCGCGATCGATTTCTCGCAAGTACGCCTCGACATCGGCCGTGTGGGAAAACTTACAGTTCAGCTGTATACAGCCGGGAAAATTAGCCGATGATGAGTTATTTGCGCGGAGCCGAGACTCACGAAGTAAAAATGCCCCGGTATTGACCTTTCCTCTTCTGCGGGTACTTGTACATACCATTGCTTTCATATCCTCTCCGCGGTTCCCCTTTCTCTCACCAAGTGCCTAGTTTTTGTTTCGAGCACCATTTTCGTTTCTAGAAGAGAGCCCATGGGGCAATACTTGGGTCATGACCGATCAGCGCAATGCAAGGAATGCACGCATTCCACAACGGCTGTTCAAGGTTTTTAACCCTCGGTCTGCTGTTTCCTACCCTCTCTTATTTTCACCGGACACAGCATACGAAGGCGATTGTCATTGAAGATACTAAGCCGTCGCAACGGCTCCTCGATGTTTTAGACCCCTGGTCTGCCATCTTTCCCACCCCCTCTTACTTTTATCAGACACAGCATTCGCCTGCAATTGTCATAGTAGAATATACTAAGCTGTCAGGGAACAGTAACAGCTGAGCGAACCACATCCCCAGTGTTAGCTTAACCACCGGCAGATTCTCATTGGCTGCCAGTTGCTATCACGGTTCGGCAATTTGTCTTGTTAAAAAATAAACACAGACCCCAACCCCCGCCCGTATCTCAGATATGTCCACGGCCCGCCCTTACTTGACGTGCCAAAACAAACCCCGTCGAGTGTGTATATAAGCGGTCTTCCCACAATCGCGAGGTCCCCTGGACATTTTTTTTCTGGAAGTCACCGTCCGTTCTATCACGAACAGCCTCTGTGTGCGAGATCGGCATCGGGGGACGACAGTGAGGATCTCGCATATATGCGAGATCCTCCGAAACGGGCATTGGAGTGGACGCAATATACGTAGGCTGCGGAGAACATCTGAAGGGTGTCTAGCGACGGTAGGTTTTGTAATTATGGGGGGCGCGTTACCTATGGCCGTGGAGAAAGATGGGGAAACATACTTGCCTCAAGAACTCACGTGAAAGAGTGGTCATTGATGACCTCCACAAGTTCCCCCATCATAACACCGCGGGGGGTGGGGGGATTTGTTACCTTGCGCGCTGCGGGTCACGCATAACATGAGTCGGCTTCTCACATGCCGTTCGCTGACTGATCCTGTTGGAGTGAAGTGACAGGTTACCGACTATATTAGTCTCCTGTAATCTAGACACTCGCCTCACCAGGCCTTTACATCTGCTAGCCACAACACATTGCGAGGGTTCTCCCCCCCCCATCGCGCATCGCTATGTAATATTCAATTCTTCAAAAACGGGCGGATGGGGTGTCTAACCACAAGCGGCATCCGCTGTAAATCTCCACTTTGTTCTGTCGACTGGCAGTACAAGGGGGTGGGGAAGCACCCCCCCGCCGCAGCGCGGTTAACAGTTTCGCAGAATTGGCAAAAAAATAGACAAGGGTCCTTTGCCAAAAGAAAATGAAAAAGAGAAGAAAAATATAACCAAAACGGTGTTCGCCCTGCAGCTTTCTGTGCCGAATACATCGAAACTGCAACGGTATTGAGATCATATCTGAAACATGCTTTTCGTAGGCATGCCCGGCGTGTAGAGATGGGGTAGGAGCAGCAGGCGCCGCAGCTCACATGCCGCCTTCCGCGCTTGCCTAGGCGCGAGTGTGAGAGGAGGCGGGTTGCGGCATATGCGCCCCGCCTCCTCTCCCCATCCCCCGTCCCATCCTGGATAGATGTATCGCCACGTTAGCACTTCTTCTGCAGCGGCGGGTGTGGGGGGGGGGGGCAGTTTCCTGAGGGTGAAACATCAGAATGTGTGTCTACCATTAAGACAGGCGCTATATTCCTCGCCCCGCAGTCTTATATACGCCATGGTTTGCTTTATCGCGGGAGCTCGGATTTGTAGCGCCGCGGGCATACGCCTGAGAATTATATCTACTGTAATCACTCCATTCATAACTCATTACTCACCCACGTACATTGAGCTCGGGCCTTACGAGCACGTTGTTACTCAATCCCCGCTGGGGATCAATCACATAACTTTCAGCTTTCTAAAGCCATTCCACTTTCCAGTACACTGACACTAGCGCTGGGGGAGACCCCCTTTCTATTTTTGTCGTCTAATTGGGCAGTGTTACTAATTCCTTTGCCATTTCCCGCAGGGATGGCATCCCCTTCAGAATATGACCATGTCCCCGGTGGCGACATTTGCAATTCGCCCGATTTTGCTTCTCTACTTGCGGCTCTCGAAGAAGGGGGGCCCTTCCATCAAAACCCCAGGACCCCTGGCGATCCCTACCAAGACGTATCTCTGCAAACTCCCTGTGTTTCGCTGTTATCTACGGCCGTCGACCCCATATCCGGTCATAACCCGCAGCTACCTCCAATCTCCCATCATGGGACCGCGTCCACCCATGATGCGGGAGAGGATGCGTGTTCGAGATTCGAACCCCCGGACGGACGGTCAGAGTCCCCGGCATCCTCCCCACCGTCCAGTGCCACGTCCTGCGCGCCCCCCAGCCCATTTGGCCTACACAGCCTATACAGCACAATCTCAAACGACAATGAGGTTAGCACAGTTAGCTCCTGGCACTCTTCAGTAGACCGTCCCTTCTCCAGCAGCGGCAGCGGCAGCGACGAAGATGATAATTCCTCTAGTGACGAAGGGCCCGAGGCATCATCGCCACCAAGGTTTCTGGATATTGAGTTTGGACGTGGCTCTCGGAGGAGCGACCCTCCGTACATCTTCGAGAAAGACGCCGGGTACAAAGCCTACTATTACGAGCGGGATAGCCCCGAACCACGTCCCCCCTGCGTCGAAGACATTGAATGCTTCTATGAACCCCCCGCCCCCTACCAATCCCATATTTATGCCGCGCGAAACGCGGTCAGCGAAGCGCTTAGGGCATCCCCCGACAGCTATTGGTTCAGGTTTGATCAACATCACGGCACCCAAGCCGCCGGTGGGGAGTCTCCAAACTCTTGCACCGAGATGATCGATACGCCCCTGCCAAATCCACCCGTCGAGTCGCCCACACCTGAACCTCTCGAATCTATGGTATTTTCCCCCATCAGCCCTGCCTCCGTCCATAGTGTTTCAGCACCCCTCTCTTCACCGGTCCCCATCTCCACACAACCGACACGCCTGCCTCCCACATCACATGCCCGCAACTCCCCCTTTCGGCATGGAGTGGATGATGCTCAACCTAGATCTGGCCGCATGTCGGAATTCTCGCCCTCTCAGACGGCGGGAGCCAGCTTTGTTTATGTGCGGCAACTGGCCATGTCCGTAGAAGCGCTAACTCCTCCACATGAACAGCTGGCTATGATAACACAGCTGCCGGGAAGTCACGCACAACTTTGGTCGAAGCTCCTGGAAGCGGGGGAAGAAGTACGGGCCTACAGCGACCTTGTGCGAGCTGGGCAGCATGATGTCTGTGCATTCCTGCTGACGCTTTCCGACATCAAACGATGTCCGTCGTTTTGGGATCAGCTGGCCGCCGAGGCCGTGATACGTGAGATATCACACCAATCACGGGGAAAGGGTCTGCAAAAAGAAGCACCACTGACAGATGACAATTACATCCCGTTTGATTACCAAGGGGGTGCAAGTACTTCCTCCAATTCATCCCCCCCATTTAGCCAACACGGCCACAAGCAGGTGGTAACCTGGCCCTCGTGCAAAATTTGGCTGTTTACAAAAGGCTCTCGTGCAGTCCTGGAGGCTATGGACAATGCTGCATATCAGGAATTGGAAAGCGGGTTAGGATCTCTAGATTGTGGATGGGGTCCTGAAAACGAATGCCCTCTACCCCGGCCTGGGACAATTGATTTGCCGACATCCATCATGCAAGCGATTGAACAGCTCTGTCCAACATCATCCCCCATTCCGAAGTACGCTTTTGCGCTCTCTGCACTTCTCCGTTTCCTAGGACTTCGAATACCACCCGGGGTGGTGTCTGCCATCCCCCGCCTCTCGTACCGCTGCTTAGACTGCCTGCGGTGTGTGAGGCGCATGCAGTACATGTGCCATGTGCTCACACGAGATTTTTCCAGCCAGCTACAATCTGCACGGGACATACCCTGCTTCCCGGCATGCGCTCCCCCGCCTGGCGTAGGAACCCCGCTCGACGAAGACTGGAATGGGATTCCAGTTGGAGACAGTCCTGCAAATTCCGCGGAAGGAGAGCAGTGTGGAGGCTTTTATCACAATAACAATGCTCCTCACCTCTCGTCTATTACGTGGATTGAAGGTAAACGGGGTTCCATTTCCCCCTGGGACGGTCGTACCTGGAAGGATTTCAAGAAACTGCACTATCGTTATCTGTTTTACCAAGTACGGAAGGGCTTAGTCATGGCTCCGGGACATTTCCTTCCCGCCGGTTCCGCTCGACCGGGCGTCGAACTGCCTTACGAGATACCTGTACCAGAGGAGACAATCCCCCCCGTCCTCTCGGCCGCAGTCCACGAAGCCGGTTGTGCTCTGCAAAACATAAAGGATCATTGTGAAGACATACTGCAGGGTGGGTCCGAATTCGAGGAGACCGCCGACAATGCCAATGGGTTCATGGTTCAACAGCTCGCGATGGCCATGCTAGAATTGGGCTTCCCAGCATATGGCCCGGCCATCGAAAAGCGCATAAGACCACTCTACGCAGCGATCGAGAAATGGCGGGCCGTTATAGAAGCTGCGTCACGTCGCTGCTTTGAAGATATGAGAAACGACCCTGAGATGGAAGACTGTGACACACCCATGTTCCCAGCACTCCCCAAGCCAGATTGGATTCTCTCCCCTGCGACACCCCTCCCGGCTGAGAACTCCGGGGGCATAAACGGTAGTGGCGGATCTCCATCCTCGCCACATAGTGGCGGAGAACGATACGATGGCTACTGTGACAATAGACCGACCCACTCGCGCAACGAAAGCCCGCCTCACCCATCGGGTTTGGAAAAACCATCCAGCTCGGGTGAGAGTTCCAGACAATGCGCGTTTCACATAAGCCCCCCCTGCTCACCTTCGCCACGAAGGGCCCGCGGTCGTCCCGTGCGTCGTACACGTCCACCGCGTACATCGTCTACGTCCTCTGCATCATTTTCCCGGTCTCCGTCGGCCACGTCGTCAACATCGTCCTCGTCCTCGTCCTCATCCTCGTCATCGTCGCGTTCATCATCGGCAACCCGTTCCTCGTCTCCGTCCGTTTCCCCATCGTCGCGATCTTCGTCATCTGGCACATCCGATTCTTCCGCTACATCCGGCTCTGAGCGGCGCCATCGATCCGGCCTGCAAGACAACAGGAATTCCCGTCCCCACGGGTCTGCCAGAGGCCGTGCGGCACGTTTATGTCCGAGTGAGAAGAACCTATCCCCCTCAGGCTCGCCGACCCCGGGACCATCATGCGCTGCAACTCGGCCCCGGAGTAGCGAACCACTGATAGAAGTTCCCGACCCCCCCCGCGGTTCCTGTTGGTTCGGTGGGGTCGGCGGTCACCGACCCGGCCTTTACAATGCCCCCGAAGTATTGGACGCCATCGAACGATTTGAGGCGTCTCCCGGCCCCGTTCCAGTTTACGTGGAAGAAATGGGGAACCCCCAAAAGCAATATGAGGCTCTTATCGATTTTCTGTACACTCGCGAAAAGGCTATCATGACTTGGCTACATCACGCAAGACTGACGAGCGCCGAAAGTGCTCTCGACTGTTTAATGAACAAAAAGTTCCAGGCAGCACCCCGCGTGTCGGCATCCGCTGTGACTGGGGCCGTTCACAAATGCGTCCCCCATATAGCATCGGCCATGCAGACAGACAATCTGCTTTGGGGTCTGCCCCATGCGGCCGCAACCGTTGCCATGACACGTAGATACGACACCGCGCAGAAGGCGTTCATTCTCCGTTCTCTGAGAACGGCATACGCGGGCATGTTACAGTCGGGCACACGACCGGAGACGGGAGGAGAGACATCCTCCGACGGATCTCCATCGGCTGGGGCCTCTAGGCGTGGCCCCGCGGATGACGCCTTTACTGTCTACGCTCGCGTGCTGGAAGGGGTCAAGGGCATAGAACGCGCCGTGAAAAGCGGCTCCATAGACGCCCCCGATTTTACCCTCCCCGTAGGCCCCGGAGCGGCTGCCGGCGGCTGCTCGGGAATACCTTTGGCCGATCTGGCAGACGCTTGCGTCCTGGCCTGCGATCGGGTAATAGCGGCTTTGATGTCCGGGCCAGACGGCTTTCACAAGATCGCTAAAATGCTATCCGCATGCGAGCCCCGACCCCGACGAGCCCGCCTCGCCGCTTGCCAGTGGGAAAAGTGCCGCGGGCTACTAGTTTCTTGGTGCAACGACCTGAAACGGCTCGAGCGCGCCATCTACCTGTCGAATATGGGAACAGCCGGTGACCAAGGACTCGAAACCCGTACCGCCGCGGCACGCGCGGTGTCGCTAGTAGCGGAAGCGGTCGGACCGCTTGTCGGACATAGCGCGGAACGCGCATGGGCTCGCATGAGCTCCCGTGATTTCACTAACATTTTGCTAGAGGATCACGCCACTGTAGAACCCGCAGACCCTGCGTTATGTAAGGCCAAACGCCTCCGCCGCGTGGCCGAGTGGCTAAGTCCTAAAAGGGGGGCGGGCGCGCGGAAACTACCCCCCGGTGTATTCTTGCCACCACCTAAACCCGAGCAGCTTTTCCGTGGCCCGGGACGCCCTAGGCGACCCCGCCCAGATAACCACGGACAGTCTCGAACAGCGCATAAGCGTGCTCCTACACCATCTGGCCCAGGATGCATGGTCGAATCGACCCTCGCACATGGAACATCCGCCAGCGATCCCGTGGAAACTGCCCCCAAAAGGCGTGCCGGGACTCTCGTTACATCCTCGGGAGCAAAAAGTGCCACCCACATTACGGGCCGATCTGGAAAAACTGCCCAAACATTTGCCTCCATCGGGGACTCCCCATCATACCCCCAGTGTCCACCAGTTCGCGCCCGAGAACGGCGCGAATCGGACGGGCCGTCTCCGCATCCACCGCAGCAAACGCCTGGGGAGGCTGCGTCTAGGAAGCGTAAATCAGCGCCCGCCTCGTCAGGCAGCCCCCTCACGGCGGGGCATATGCAGCCAATTGTACTGGTCCGCGATATCCGTGCGGGTCGCCGGGGAGAAATTGCCCCGCGATCCTCCGCCCAGATCGCCAAGCTGGAAGTTGTCCCATCCCCATGCAAGAAACCATGTCATCAACCCTACCCCACACGCGAATCAATACTGAACGGTTCCCTACGCCCGTTAGGTAACCTTCCGGAGGATTCTGGGGGCAGGCGATGTCCAGTAGGGAGACTTGTGCCAGAAACGACCCTCCCGACTGATATCCGAGCGTACTGCCCTCCCGCAGCCGCCGCGGCACTGATGGATTTTGCTAAAATACCCGGCCCTTGGCGCCCCGCCATGCTCTACGCTCCAGAATGCCTGGCAGAAATAGCCGCTGTGGCAAACGAGGTCCCACCTAGAGCAACCTCGACTGTAGGGGGGGGCAACGCAGAACCCAGCTTGGAAACTTTAAAGAGACATACTGCGTGGATGCATCACCAACAACATTCTCCCGAGGATGTAAAAATTGTCGTCCTGTATAAAGCGCTCAAGGGGGAGCATTTGTTCTGCGTGCCTACCCCCGATGCGGCTTATGGGTGGCCCCGTTTCGAAACAACCAAGGGAGGATTATCTTTCTTATTGGCGGCAATGTCAAATCGTTTGTGTTTACCTTCCAGTGCTGCGTGGGCGGGCAGGTGGAAAGCAGCACCCGATATTTCCCCGCTAACCCAGGCCGGTGTTCTGTTCCTGTCCGTAGGTGACTGGGGATGGGTTGGTGCGCTAGAGTATCTGCAGCATCTAAACATAGAGAGGCACCATAAGCTAATAGTCGTGGACACCGTTGACGAAAATTCGCGCCCGCAGGGGGGGCCGCAGTTTATATCCGAGGCTGTACGATATTACCGGTGTTGGATTGACCCGCTTAACCAGTGCTGCCTCAGGTGGCCCGATGCACCCGGCCTCGATACAGCCGTTATGACGTCTAAAGAAGTTTTGGGACCTGTGTTGCTAACTGAGGTTGCGCTACAGTGCACGGCAGAGTTCTCCTGCCCGCAACCGAAACTCTGCTGCAGCGCCAATGTGCGATACGTCGTAGATACGCACCTGGGGGATGATATGCCCGTGCCTACCTCGGCGGTGTTCTATTGCGCCGCCACTAGGCAAGCATCCGCCCAGCCCAACGAACACGATCCGTTCTCGCAACCAGACTTCTTGGGAGGGGAAGCACACTCGCATCGCGCCGCTCGAAGATGGGGTCTAGGCGCCCCCCTCTTACCAATTTACCTAACAGAGGCGGGCCGTCGTGCAATCGCATCCCCCTCGCTGATCTCGAAGGTGGTGCGATACATGTGCGGGAACACGGTACTCCCCCCGGATCCCCATGGCACCCCCGTGGTGATCAACGTTCCCGAGGGAACGTCCGAAACTATGGCGGAGCTTACTGTTGCTCACGTTGGGCGCAGGTCTATTGGGTGGTCGACCTCCGAGTGGCATTCCGCTACAATCCTGCAGAAAGATAATGATAGTCGGCTGGTAATTATACGCCCCGCAGCGTCCCCTTGTGCGGTGGAGGACGACGATTGAATGACAACTTACCGGTCCGCAGCGCGCACGGTGTGCGCGCGTACTTTTGCCACACATCCGTTACCCCAGTGTCGAAATCGAACCATCCGTGGCCCTTGTAAGGGAGTGTTCCCGCCGACCCGGCTGTGTATTTGCGGGAGCGCCTCGAAACATGATGACTGAGCCTTGCCGAGAACCGCTTATTTTGCCTACGTCCGAAGGCGCTCCTATCGCGAACGGTCTGGGGGCATGTCGTGACAGTCCGTCTGCTCGCGGACCACCGCCCGAAAAGGAGGATATCCCCCATCCACGCGAACGCGGCACCATCTGCACTCCCGTGCCTCAGGCCCCCGCTAATCTGCGTCGCACCACCAGCCGAATTTTCCGGCGGGTGATTATTTAGAGTGTACTAAGAATGAATCAATAAAGGCATTAGCGTTTTATGCTCGCGGGTCGTAAATGTGATGCGACAGAATCGTAAATAAGACAACTTACCTACCGGATAAATCACTCGAAACGCATAGAATAATGTAACTTTATATATGCAGTTCTTTGTCCTTGCACAAGAAGTGGTATTTATTGCAAGACTAATCCGCGGCGGAGATCAGGAACTGAGAAAGAAGCGGGAAACGCGGCTTCCGCATCCTCCAGAGTAGGGCGCATGCGCAGTATAGTTGTTATAGCGCGTAGACATCCGGATCCGTAAAGACGGTAGTTCCGCATCCTCCAGAGTAGCGCGTCTGCGCATTAAGGGCAGACGCAACACGTAAACATGTAGCGGCGTCTTTAAAATTTCCAAGCAAAAAGGTTTATCCACCCAATCATACGTGCGTGCAGTGTGTACGCCGCTGGTCTATGACGAACATATGGGGTTCAATGCGGCAGGATGTCTCTATTTTCTGCCTGGCCATGTCTCCTCATTCGTAGCGAGGCGTATCACATCCCAAAGGCCACTCGGTCGCGCGCAACTAATAAATACAAACTGCGTTCGCCCTGTGGTCTAAAGCGTGATAAGACCGCGAAGTGACGGCGCGGCGAGAAAAAGCGCTAAACCTGTCCACGGCGCGCTGCGCCACAACGACAGGTCCCGGAACACACCGGGACCGGATGGCGGGGGGGGGGTTGTGGTGGCGGAACTAATCGGGCGTAGCCATGGCTGACTCCCTGAAGGAAGAAACGGCGTTGCTGCTGGAGGATTACTTCCAGCACTGCTGCGGCAAGGAAGGGCCGCCGCCGAGTCCTACGGCGGCAGAGCTGCGGCGAGCGGCGGCCGAGCTGGAGCGGCGAGAGAGGCCCTTCTTTCGCTCCTGCGCGCCGTTAGCGAGCGGCGGCACGCAGGCAGCGTTGTCGGCGCTGCAAAGTGTGGTGTCTGAATTGAACTCCGGAAGCGGCTTCAACTGGGGTCGATGCCTGGCGACCATAGTCCTCGGCGGCTCGCTGGCAACGGCGCTGTACGAAAACGGCTGTGAGGAAGGGCCAAGCCGCTTGGCCGCAGCGCTGGCCGCGTACCTGGCCGAAGAGCAGGGCGAGTGGTTGCGGGAGCACGGCGGATGGGTAAGCACGGCACGGGCGGGCATGAGCGGCTCGTTTGGGTCGCCGGTGTCTGCCAGAAGCGAGGAGCACCGTGCGCGGCGCTGGTAGCCCTGGCCGCCAGCCACCAGGCCGCGACGCTGATACACCGCAGCATTTATCAAAATCGTACCACCCAAGCTGCCGGAAAAATCAAGTGTATGAGTAATACGCATAAACCCTCACATCTGGGTTTACATGGCAGGTGCGGCCGAGTATCGGGAATGCAGATCCGGCAGACTAGCTGTCAGTTGGGCATGTTATAGGCAATGTAGCATCCGGCGCGGGATTCGGATGGGAAGCCCCCAATCCCATGGTCAAAACAGTTCAGAATCCACGCGGAAGGGAGCGATGCCGGCAGCTGTGGTGGAAGCTGTATATAACAGCACGAACATGCCTAAGATGTGTTGAGAACAACGCGTTAGGGAATTATCAATTGGTGATTTGGTCGTTTTCCTGTCGGGCCATCACGATTTTGTGTTCTGAGAACAACCGAATGCGGGATTTCACAGTGAAATGGGGGTTGTGTGTAACACGCGGCCTGTCGTGACTTGAACCTACCATAAGTATGAGATCGACATTGGTATGTTTTACGTTTCTAGGACGGATTCTGTCGCTTCTTCGCCCGTTTTGGTCCTGGGCTGGGAGAGGCGAGTCAAACCTTCCCTCTTGGTCTCATCGTCGCTGCAGCCGGAATCGGGATAACGGTTCTCATCGTCGTGTGGCAATTCCAATCCTAAAGTGTATCGGACGCTGTCTTGCTCGAGTAACGTTCACCACGCTCCCAACGTATCGTGTATGTCCTTCCACGGTCGCTACTGGTCCTGGCAGCTTTCAATAACATGCACAGCACATTTACAGTATGCATTAATTTTTTCATGGGGATGTACGGGGGTAATAAATTTTTAAGCATAACAACAGTTACAGAAAGCGATACATTCAGTCGGATATACGAACCTACCTACCTTGGCGCGGGGCGATGTTGGACGGGTGAAAGCGGGGCTTCTCTTTGGGAGAGTGGCGACTTACGCATATGCAACCCGATGAAGCCAGGCCCGATGCTGCAGGTGGAAACAAAGCGATGCCTTCTCGATCACATCGTGGCCTATACCGTCTACCGTAATCGAACGCCGGGTATGATTCCTGGAGAGCAGCGGAGTCCCCTTTTGTCTGTGGGGGGATATTCACTTTCTCCATGCCGGCTGCGGGTCTGTCCGCGGAATGGGAAAATTCTATTCACTCCTATACTGGCCTCCAGAGCACACTCCTTCGCCGAAACCACAATTTCCCTTTCACTCCAGTATTGGCCGACAGGGAACTTCCCTTCGCCCAAACCACAATTTCCCTTTCCCTCCAATACTGGCCGACAGGGAACTTCCCTTCGCTAAAAAAAAAAAAGAACCCTAACCACGACTCTCCCGGCCGCGCATTGCAGAAAAAAAAACTAACCCCTAACCCTAACCCTAACCCTAACCCTAACCCTAACCCTAACCCTAACCCTAACCCTAACCCTAACCCTAACCCTAACCCTAACCCTAACCCTAACCCCCCCCTCAATTTATACCCCCGGGGTTAACAGGTACCCGTCTTATTTCAAACCCTAAACCTAACCACGACTCTCCCGGCCGCGCATTGCAGAAAAGTACACACCGCTCCCCCCAAACAAACCGATGGCCCCCTTCCCATTGCATGGTACGCACAGACAAACAAGGAGACTTCGTGACAATTCAGTGGTGTTTATTTTGCTTTGTCAGGTGCCCACGGGTAATCATCACAACAAAAACATTGCGACCAGAGAGAAATATAAGAATGTCGGCTCACATAGAGGGCCGATCAGAGAGCCGGCGAGAAACGAACCTGAGAAATCTCGGTCGCTTCATCCCGAAACCTCCAGTGACCTGTTTTCCCTCGGCCAGTGTCAGGCTCCGCGAAATCTTCTTCTCTTCACACACGCCCTGTATTTCGGCTTTGCTGGCACCGGACAAGTCCTTCGTATTGCAACAAACAACAAGGGGGTATCATTGCACGCCCACTTTATTACTTTCCTATTACCGGGGACACGATCCAACGAAAAACTATATACAAGCATCCATACTGTAGCTACAGCCAGCACGAATTCGTCAAATCGGGCGTATCTCAGATGCTTCACAAACATACTGAAATCCCCCCCGGTTTGATGGGCTCGTACCCAAACCCCGACTGGAAAAAGTCCATCTGCTGGCGCGCATCGAATTCTCTGCGTTGCGACAAACAATAAAGAAATATAACTGCATGCCCACTTAATACTTCCCTATTACCCGGGAGCCGATTCAACGGAAACCTTTATACAAGCATCCATACTGTAGCTATAGCCAGCACGAACCTGTCAAATCGGGGCTGTTTATGCTGCTTCACAAACACACAAACACCCCCGACGTGAAGGGCTCACACTTGCACGCCCGCTTTATTACTTCCTTATTACCTGGGAGCCGATTCAACGAAAAACTTTATACAACCATCCATACTGTAGCTATCGCCAACACGAACCTGTCAAATCGGGGCTATTTATGCTGCTCCACAAACACACAAACACCCCCGACATGAAGGGTTCGTACCCCAAACCCGGGCTCGATGAAATCGCAGATGGAATATCATCTTGTATTTTCCAGGCACCCAGAAACCCAGCGGGCAACGTGGCTGTTGCCCGACAGACGGTCTATGTTGTACGCTGAATAACTCCGTGCATTACGCTCGGGCACTCTTCCCGTACAACGGCCGCTACATTCCATAGCACGCCCCCAATACACTGGGCACACGAAAGGACGATTCCCTCAGCCCATGCGTATCTTTGCTGCTTCATAAAATACGCAAAAAATACGCCTGTTCCGAGAGACCCGTGCTCCACATATGGCACAAAAATCGCGGGCGGTCTACACTCTTGCATTTCCAGACAGCCAGAAACCCAGCGGGCAATGTAGCTGTCACTTGGTACACAGTCTACATTGCCCGCTGAATGAGTCCGTGCATTAGTCTGATCTGTCATCATTTCCGTACAACTAACTGCTTAGCAGCGGCGGATAGCGCAGAATCCAGAGCACGTCCCTAATACACCGGACACGAGACCGGACAAGCTACGTTTTACAACATCCATCCCTCCGGTTGGCGAATCATTGCCAGGTGGCTAGAATCCCGCGGACAACGTAGCTGCTAACGACTACAGGCAGCTACGCTCACCGGAGAAAATACGCCCAAGCCTGGCCACTCGTCCGATTGTATTTATCGCAATACACTACCCATCCCTTTGGTTAGCGAATCATTACTGGGTGCCTACGACCTCATGGACGGCCTAGCTGTTAACGAATAGACACACCTCGGCGGTCCATAAGAAAGTATGCCCAAACTGTCCAGTCGCCCACTGTATCAGCCGCAACCCGCAGCACAAAAAAAACTATGTTTTACAACACCCATCCCATCGGTTGGCGTGTCATTGCCATGTGGCTAGATCCCTGCGGACAATGTAGCTGTTAACGAATAGAGACATCTACGCTATCCGCGAGAAGGACCGTGCCCAAGCCTAGCCACTCGTCCAATTGTATTTGTCGCAATACACTACCCATCCCTTTGGTTAGCGAATCATTACTGGGTGCCTACGACCTCATGGACGGCCTAGCTGTTAACGAATAGACACAACTCGGGGGTCCATGAGAAAGTATGCCCCAACTGTCCAGTCGTCCTTGTATTCGCCACAATCCTCGGTACGACCAACTATGTTTTTACACCACTCGCCCTCTTGGTCGGCGTCTCATTGCCGGGTACTCGAATCCTGCGGATTACATAGCTGTTAATGAATACACACGCCTACGCACCCCGCGAGAGATCCATGCCCGAACACGGCCAGTCGTTGAACAGTATTCGCCACAATCCTCTGCGCGTCGCTTTCTGTGTTATGCGGAGGTCATAGACCCGAGAAGGGCCATCTTCCAACACTCGTCTCACGATTGTATAAAGTCCACCTGGTTTTCAAATTCCTATTACAAACGATAATAAGACTACAAAAGTGTATAAAAACATTTGCACACAGTTCCTGCATAAATTACTAATGAATAGAAGCTCGGGCATCAGATCAAATCCTATTTTTCAAGTTGATTGTTCCGCGCTGCCGAGAAACCAGAGACTATCTAGATGCCTTTCCTAATTCCTACAACGGACCGGTTTGACTAAAGCATAACCCGGGCACGCTTTAGGAAAAATGATAGGCAAATACCGATTCGGGGCAGTACAATCCGCAATCTCGGTCCGAAATTGCCTGCGGAAATAATAAAAGCCACGTAGATTAATGAAAATCGTGTAAACAGGTCGCACGAGCAGAACCATACGCAAGAAAGCCTTGCCGAGACGACCATCTCGGGACATGACCTTACTCCCCATGTGGTGCAACTGATAAAATTTCAGTCTGCAAAATGTCAGAAGGGGCAATAAATCGAACTAAATTTCACGGGGCATGTCCGGCCCTGCAATATAATAAAGTCTGTCCAACATCACGATGAAGTGTATACGGTCTAAATATTATTAGAGGGGGGTAGATAGCAGCATTTTCGGGATAGTGTACGGTCGATTCGAAATAATTAGGTACCAATTACAAGAATTTAAATTAGTGTCGGTGTTGGGAGAGAAATGCAAGTAGATAGCCATCTAACATGCCCGCCCGTCGTTACCTCAATGTGATATTTCCAGACTTCTTCAAGCTAGGTCACGCGCCAAGGTTCGGCCGCCGGCTCCTCGCCGTGTAAGAAAAAAAAGATGTTGAATTTGCTCATATAATCTCTCAAAGGCCATTTATCGCTTATAATTAAAACACGCGCAATTTTCGGCTCTATATAGTTTTAACGCTGCGCTGGCGAGCCGCCCCCCCCTTTCGGAAAAAAACAGGATGTGTGGAGGCGTAGCGGGCGCCATGACACATACACGCGAATTGCATCTAAGCCGGGGCGGTCTCAGGCCGGACAGTAGCCGGGACCGGTTGCCCGTTGCCGATAAATCCAACATTTCGCAACACCGCCACGATGCTCACAGCATTAATGTGGACACCGGCATAGCAATCCGGGGCGGTGATTGAGAATCGCCCGGAAGTATGGTTTCCGGTAAATATAAAGGAGTACCCCCCCAAACAAATTTGTTGTCTATCATCAATATCCCCCCCCCCCCCCGTAGACGACCCGTGAATTTCCGGAAGAGACCCGCGGCAAAGACGCGGATTAGGAAAAGAGGAAACCTCCGTCCCGAAACCCACGCGCGGCTGTAAAAACACATCACCGAACGATCGCAGAGGTTACCAGCTCGTCCGCCGCGAAAGTGCCGGTCCCGGCGATCGTCGGCACCAGCGGACCGGCAGAGTCGAAGCGAAACGTCCGCACACGGACCCGGCGCGATCAGAAAGGACCCGGAAGAGACGCGCCAGCACCGAGTCACGTAGGCTAGGCGGTCCTAGACGACCGTGGGCGAAGTTTCGATTAGAGCGATCTCATCATATCCGGCCTCGCGTTTCCCAACGGGTCGAATGTGCTCGCACATTCGTTCCCATGGGATAGCTGACACTGTATTACATTCGCGCAATGGGCGAGTGCAGTGGTGGTCGCGTACGTGACGGGGAGGGACTTGAGCTGATGTACCGCCGCACTTCCGGGATTGACTGTGTTCGGGGTATATCCCGGAAGTGTTGTGGGCGTACCGGGCGAGCGACCAGCAACCAAGGGAGACAACAAAACTGTCTGAAGATCGATACGTTTTTATTACAAAAATACACTGCCCCCATCCCCATACCCACCCTCCACTCTCTCAAGGCGGACCACTAAGGGTTGTGTGCAAAAAAATGTCGTAGCCTCCGTAGCCTGCGCCGTCTCCCGAGGGCTCCGATTCCGACCACAAAATTCCACGCCCACCCCCAAAGGTTGCGGACGTAGTTGAACAGGCTCGCCATAACCTCCGCTTCGTGGGCAGTTGGCACGTAGATGCCTATAAAGGCGCCGTGGCGCGAAAATAAATAATTAAGGTTTTTTTTTAAACGTAGTAAACCAGCGAGACGCTAATGACCGCCCCATCGTAACAGGAGAGCTTCACACCCGTTACGATGGGACACATTTTCTTTGTACAACTGACCGTCGGCGGCAGCCAACCGCGCCGAAAAGCTAGAAAAGGGGTCCAGATGAGGCGACCCGGGCAGGTGAAACGTAAGGCCCGTACCGTCCGAGAGCATAACGATTCTCGATTCGAGCGGAGCGGGGTATCCGAGTCTCATGTCTACAGACGGAAGATGCCGATTTCTCGCACACCTGGACCGGCTCATACCTCTCACCAATTTGTATGTTACTCCGACGGCGGGTGCCACCGCCCGCATAGGCATTCATATCACACCATATCACACCATATCACACCTCCGCCCATTGATGGTTCGCGCAGCTACATTCAATTTTCACAGTGCAAATTGTATCGCCGGCGGTTCGCGCAGTGAAATTTATTTTTCGCAGCGCGAATTGCATCGCCGACGATTCCCATTTCCCGCGCGGCAACCACCGAGCTGCGGGCGATCATTTCGCCCGCACTATTAGGGCCGGGAAAATAAACTGTAGATCGACCATAGTTCAGTTGCGGCGCGTACTCGGGCCCGGGGCGCATTTGTCAGTTTTTACAGTCCGCCGCTACCCCCGCCCCCGAAAGACCATCGCAAAAGTAACCCGGACAGCAGAGAAGCGTTGCAGATAGGGCACCCCATCCGCCCCCCTCCCCTTCGTCGGCAAGACCGCCGAGCCTCCGTCGGGAACCGCCACATTGACCGGTCCGCGGCGGCGTCCCCCCGCGATCCATGACGCAGAAAACCGAAACGTCCGAACGGGCCCGTTATCCTCGAGCCGGTCGGCCCGCCGCGCGCTGATCGGCCGCTCATCCCGGCGCGCCCGACATCCCTGCGCGATCAGCTAGCGCGCGCTCGGCGCGCCGAGATGAACGGTGCCCGAAGCGGTGTTTTAAAGCCCCTGTGGCACGTCTCCGCCCTGTCTGGGCGCGGCCGGACCCCCGAGTGCGAGTTTAGGGCGGTCTATAACACGTGGTACGAAACGCGACCCCGCTATTGGACTAGCCGGACGTTCGCACCTAAAGCCAATAGTATAATATATATATTATTGGTTCGCAGTGCGAACGCTGACGCGTTCGCCTTGCTCATTTGCATGCCGATCACGTGGTCTCTCCCCTAACACATAATAGCCTTTCCACCGCCACGAACCACATGATGGCGCTAACGCTCCACTGAAAGAGACACCGCCGGGCTGCGGCTCGAGATCGGAGATCGCAACTCCGGAAGCGCTCACCCCCACCGCGCATAAAGAGCTCGGCGAAGAGGGTGGCGCGGCGCATACGGGGGCCGAAACGCCGACGAAATCTAACCCTGCCCCACTCCTACCGAGCTGCAGTAAGAACGTCCGCTCATAAGACGCGACTTTGTACGATCTGGCAAAAGGGTCCTAGGAAAAACACAAAAAAGATCGATATGTCCCCAAACCGACAGCGCGGGCTTTCCTCTACTAATTCGGGAGATGTGGTTTCTCCATCTCGCACGGTAACTATGTTGTTGTTTACCGCGAAAAACTTTGTTCTTGGATCGAGCATGTCATTTCTCGCCGGAACCTTAATCGGTAAAGCGATCGGCGGGCAAACATCGAACAGACACGTAGTTGGTCTGATGGCGGCTTTCTGCGCGGGCGCTACAGTTACGGGATTCATAGGGAGCAGTTCCAAAAATTAAATCGCCGAGAACTCGCGACATTGTCGGCGACACTCGACACTGACCGATACTCTTCTTTTTTTTAATATAGCGAGACGTGTGTTAGAGCATATACGACGATGGACGCTGAACGCCCACCGGGAGACCCCGAAAATGGACTTCCGTTGACGACGCTAGAAGCGCGCCACGACCGCGACTCCAATTCCGCGCCGATAGAAGAAGTCGCGGGAGATATTCCGGCCCCCAGCCCGCCCGAATACTTGGCGTTGACACTGAGCGAGGCGGAAAGCATTTTCGAACCGCGCCCGGCGCGCGGTCCGGAGGGAGATCCCCACCCGCGTCTTTACCCTCCGCTCCCACCGCCGAATTACGAGGATCTCTTTGCCGAGGATCCAACCCCGCACCGCCCGTACGACATCGCCTCGGACGCGGTCGCGATAGCAATTTTGGGCGTCGCGTTCGTCGGGACGGTACTGTCCGTCGTCGTATTGCTGGTGTGTAGTAAATGACTGAACTGTGACCAGTATTCACGCAACCCGCTGATGTATAAGATTGCCGAAAAGAACATTAACCATTAAGACTGGCCACCGGGGGAAACGTCCGCGTTGCCATGAGCGAGCCAGTTTTGACCAGAATATTGGGGCGAGATGTTGATTCTTCTGTAGGCAAGCAGGATCCGGATCCGGATCGTACGATACTGTTGTCCGGGGCCGTTTTATTTCCGGATCAAATTGGAAAAGTGGGGAGAGAAGCGAAGTATATAGCTTCAATCGGATCGGCGCCGGCAGAACGGAGCACGGTCGTTTTATTGACCCATTCGGATTCCTGCAATCACTCTCCCCCCACATTATTCAACCCCGCCAAAGATAGCAATAATAGACTGAAACAACAATTAAAACCGCCAATTCCATCAGCAGCATGGTACCCAGAGATCCGTTGCAATTCTGGTGATTTTTCAACACCGACAACGTCCATGAGTAGTATGGGCGATCGTAAAAGATGGTCGTTGATGGAAACAATGACCACCGATGTCATAATACTTAGATGTATCCGGATAAAAGAAACCGATTGCACATTATCTAATGTGATTAGTTTTCAACGCAAAACGGGGCTCAGAGACGAAATTATTACCGTTACTCCCCTACGAGAGTGCAGTGATTCAGAAGAATTGGAAACATTAAGGTCTAGGTACGGACCTAACTTGTATACCATTATTTTGTTGGGGAAAGGTAAAATACCCATTGTACGCACTGTCGTCTCCGAGCCCACGGGTTCGATACTATGGCTGCACGCAGATATGTGGCAAAAATTATGTAAAGTGATTCAGTTTATCAGGAATACAACTGATGAAAATTTCGCACCCAGCGGCACCTATATTACAACTTTTTGGGAGCAGATAGCCGATGGGGCAAAACGTGAATTTGGAATAGGAACAGTATATGCAGGGGCGTGTGAGAATATAGATAGTATGTTAGCAGAAACGCTCATGTACGATTCTTTATGCGCGGCAATCGAACATAACTCACCAAGTTTTGATGTACAACATAACATATGCTTTAAGGTTATGCCTGAACAGCAATTGAAGGTATCCGAACAGATGAATATACCTAGGAATGGACAACACTCACGTGTAGAGTATACGGACAAATATTCGACAGTGGTCTCTCCAAGCCGGTTTTCGATTCTTAAAAATCAAACTACTCCGTGCTACCGCCAAACCCGACAGACTATAACCCGACTATATAAAGGAAAAACCATGGGTGTATCCGACCGTACAGTAAGAGCGCTCGGATGCCATAAATATAACTCAGATGGGTGCGACTGTGATAAAGATCATACTTATGTTAGTCAATTGTCCGTGTGGTTGGTTCGAGAGCTGAAATGGGCCATAGAAAGGTATTGTATCCATAGTGATGCCGGGTCGAGCGAAAAAATACGAATCTGGTTAATGGCATTTGATGGACTCATAAATATAGAATGCACCTCAGAACATAAATTCCCGCCAATAGCTTTTTTTACAAGAACTGAGTTGGGGTGGCTGCACCGTCACCATACTAGGAAAAAAGATGCCTGGCTATCCTCTCAACGCGATTTGATGGTCAATGACTTAGATTTGCAAAGCGAGCGCGTTGTTGCACGTTCAAGTATGCCATCACTGTATGTGACAACCTGCGGTGACGCGTTGGCGATACAACCGCTTATAATAAGAAAACGGTGGAAAACAAGTGTGGGTAGGGATAACGAACGCTTGCTCCTCGAAACGCAAAAAAAGTTACGGGACTTGGACGATGGCAAAACTGGAGGAGGGAGTGCACAGGAATTTTGTTTTATGGTCTTTATCGGCCCGTCAATGAGTCTGGTAATACGCAGATTCTTTTCGGCCGATTGGAGCACGGCCGGAAAATATATTAGACATAAATTTCGGAAAACTGCGACTGCGACGGTGCAGAAGATAACAAGCCCCCCAGAGAGTTCAAATCCCAACATGGCCTTTATGTTTTGCGTCGCGATTGCTGCTAGCGATAGAAAATGCGGAGCTATAACTTGCGTAGATACTTTATTTTCGATTGGTGGTGCGGCGAGGGACGTTGACAGTCTGAGTGACTCAATAAACATGCTACTTGGACTGTGTGATCTCATGGCAATGTCGGGGATATGCAGACTTTTGACCATAGAATCTATACCAGAATTAGGAACAGTACCGTACCGTTTTGTGCTTCAATCGGCGGATATTAATAATACACAATCTGCCTCCAGGGTGATGAGGTGTGGGGATTTTGGCGCATTCCCATTTGGTCGTGAAGACGCAATAGTAAAGGGATCGGAATGCCTACATCAGATACCTAGACAAACGGAATTTATAAATAATATACAGTGTTATTGCAGCAGTAACAGTCATGACTTCAAGCACTATCTAGGATTCTTCTTCCCGTTAAAAGGATTTAGGGTAGTTTCTATGAGAAATAAAATGTGGTTTGCGGAATATACTCGCAGATTTTGTCAGTGGTTCCAGTGGGGAGAAGGAGCTATTCATTATGATGCCATGAGGCGTCTGGTGCCTTTATGTGATTGCTACTTAACACCTGCTTGTATGACAAATAACTTTTTCGGATGTGGGCTATTGGCACATTTGCACTGCATACCATCGGCGTCAAACGAATCCAAATTCATTGCCATATTGGCCAGAGCATTTGAAGATGCCCAGAAATACGAAGATACGTCTTTGCATGCAAATACATATGTCTGCGGTTCGCGTTTTTAAGTTGACGGCCAGAAATGGCCCACTCCATAGCTGTATGACTGACGCAAATTGTTCGCAGACATGCAAATAGAACGTCATCGCCCCGCCCATGATCGTGCTCATTACTGCATCGTAACAAAAGGAATATTCGACGGGCGGGAGTCAATGCTGCACACATTGATGGTGGATCTAAGATGCACCGACACGAAGAGACTGCGGAGCGACATTCTGAAGCCGAGAAGGTCTGTTTCGCACCATATCCAAGCTGGCTGTCCCTAAGAGCTTATTCCTGCAAGACCTCATACGGAATAATTGCCCGACCAATACTTATTACGGACATAGGTAGGCCGATAAATATTATGTTGACTGGAGGATGGAAAGGAGGTTTTGTAACAGCTACATCGCTCGTTCATCAGCAAGCGATACTTTGGATATCCGAGCTTCAAAAGCCGCATAAACCCCGCTTTATTTCTGAATACGCCCCAACAGTAACACATGCGTGGTTCCTGGCACTTGGAACGCCGTGTTTTATAGGCAAGAACATACTACCCAAAGAGGTCTTGGGATTTCTGGCGCGTCGTTGCAATGAAGAAATGAATTCTTTGTTCCTTGAAATGCCGACAACTCTAAAAACGGTATTCGAGCACCATTACTTTACGCGTGGATCTGAAGTAAATCCAGCGTTGTTGATGGAGCCTAACAGATTTTTGCAACTGATGGATTCGCGGAAAATCCTATGTTTATACGAATCCGCTATGTGCGACAACCCCGGAGCTCAGGGTATGATACTCAGCTGTTATTGTGGCCGACCAGGAGGACTCCAATGCTTAGCATTCATAAGAACGCTAGAGATGCTATTTAACGATGTGCTGTCGTCTAAAGAATTTGTGCATTTAGCCTTTAAATGTAAAACCAATGACGCATTCACTACGCTCGTGCGTGCAATTTCTGGGCCAGGGTATGCATATTCCATAACAGAAATCGACACTTGAGAAGAGGATCTGACTGTTTGGGATAAAGGTCGTTTGGGTCTGTCCTAGCGATATAATTTATATGACGATATACATTAAACATCTGTGTGCAGTACTTAGGTATTTAATCATGTCGATGAAATGTTATGTGTAAATATCGGACAATATAGATAACGGGCACGCTGCTATTGTAACGTGCGCCCGCGCGCTAGTGCTGACTAATAGTGTGGATGATGTATACAGTATATTACAAACGGAAATGATACGTAATAAATTATGTACTCTTATTGATTTATAAAAACATACATGCAGTGTTGCTATGTCACATAATTAGCCTCGCCCGTCTACGCTCCACTGAAGATAATGGGCTCCCGCTGTTCAAAAAAATCAGCGTGCGTCGATAAGACTTTGGTGCAGTCTCTTCGGGGTCGCAATTTAGATTTGCCGCATGGAGGGTATCTGGGGATTTTTGCCAATGCTGGAGCGACGACTGTACGATTCGTCCCATCGGGATCTAGCAGACCAATGATGTTGACACACATCGGCCATGCATGTACGGACGGTCTATTGCGCGAGTTTGTTATTTTCGAAGGACAAGATGGAAGTGTATATGGAACCGACAATAATGTTAGTTTGCATTTCTTAGGGCGGAATCTACATGATATCTTATCCAAGCGGGGTATGAGCCAGAGAGATGTGATGGTCATAAAGGGTAAATTTTTTAGATCTGAAATAACGCAGTTGCCCAAACAACGATCGCGATTAAAAGAAAAATCGGATGGTTCAATTAGGACATGCATGGATTCTGTGCGCATAAACCATAACCGCAGCACTGTTGGGCACTTCGGTAACTCAAATGCGAAGCGTTGCACGTCTGCGATAACTACGCCTACTATGCACATTGTTACTCCTGCATCTTAAAAATATATCCTGTAGTAATTTTCACAGCAATGTCATAACATCATCTCGCTAAAGAATGACCTGGGATTGGAGAAGTAATGAATATTTGCAACCAATGCATTGAATAAACTAACATTAAACAAATTGTTCACTGGTCAATTATTTTATTTAATAACATATAGCCCAAAGACCTCTATGAACATTTAGTTTCCCGTATACTCAACGGCGCGTGTACACACGCATCTCTTTGCATAGCGATGAAGTTTGTTCGGCAGCAGAAAATGCAGATATCCAACAATCTGGAGAAAACTTATCATCACAGTGGCAGTGGAAACATACCCCCTCTATATTCATGGTATAATTATCGTCTACAGCGTCCAGGATAGTGGCGTGAGAAAATGGAGATCTGCAGCCCTCCTTTCCATGGCATGCCGCTTTATTGTTCATTAAACGCACAATGGTCTCAACGCCAGATATGGGCATAGATTCTGAAGAACCCGTTGACAATCCGAAGAAGAAGGCGTGCAGGTCTTTGGAAGACTCGCACGTTGGTCTTATAATGTATGATCGAGATGTCACCCTAATGCCACATGGTACAGGCTTATCGCGGTCATGGCGATCGGACTTGTAATTTGCAACGATGGGCAAAGGATCGACGACATGCCAAACATTCTGAACCCGTAGAGATGTTAACGATGACGAGGATGAATATCCCATGCTCGCTGCCATAGTATCAAGTACACCGCGAATAAGGACGCGTCCAACATCGTTATATGCACACAATGGGCTACACGTGACTAACACCCCCGAATATTAGTCATATGTGAGTTTCAGTCTGGCTCCCATATAGCCTGTAGACTATTTGTGGTTTAAGTGTGAACGAGGCGCTGTGAACGAGACTCGGGCCGATTGTAAGAACAAGCAAATGCACTTTCCATTTAACAAGAAGTGTAGAGAGAATACTCAACCTCTTTGGATGTATCCTCGAGAACTACCACGCCGAGGCGCCTATGGGGTTGCTGCCAGACCCATCCTTATTACGGATATGGGTCCTACGATAAACATTTTGTTGGTGGGGGGGTGGAAAGGAAGGCTGGTGACTGCAAAGTCGTCCGTGCAACATCGTGCTGTACTTTGGATATCTGGCGGTCAACGGGAAAATGCCAGTCAATATTCTTTTAACAGAGAAGACGCAAATACACATGGATGGTTTTTAACTTTGGGGGCGCCGTGGATTGTCGGGCGAAATATACTTCCAGAAGACAGATTACTGTTTATAACCAATCATTGCAGCGGGGAGTTGCAGTCTGTGTTTGCTGGTATGCCGGTTGCTTTGAAGACCGTGTTGGAGCACCTTCATTTGAAACGGGAATCGGGACTACAGCCCGCATTGCTGATGGATCCCCGAAGATTTCTCGAAATGAGAGACCCTAGAAAAATTATATGCATGTGCGAATTGGACATCCGTGATAGTCCCGGAGCCCACGGCATACTAGTAAATTGTTGCTGCGGACGGCCGGGGGGCTTACAATGCTTAACGTTTATAAGAATAATTGAAACACTAGTTAACCATTTCTTGTCCTCGACAGACCTGACGTGCTTAAATTTGACGTGTAGACATAGTGATGTTCCAACCACCGTGGCGAGTACACTCTCCGAAGACGGCTTTGAACATGATTTTGAATACTCAATTTCTACAATAAGCGAAGAGGCTGAAGTTTATTAAAGATGTTTTTATTTAATACGAACATTAAAGAGAATTAAAAGTAGTCCAATTCTAAGCAATGAGTATTAACCATCTACTTTATTCATTAACTTAGATTTCCGGACAGCCTGTGGTAGTTTACTAACAAAAAAATGAATTACAATAGAAATATCGCCCGTGCACATACATCGGCATAAGTGTACATGTGATATACAAATTACATATGTGATCAGGACACCTTCTAGCATGTTCGTCAATATATCGCAATATACCTGTCATACATTCGCCTGGAGTGTAATTAGACATACGATTCATTGGATCTATCATATAGCTATATTTATTTCCTGCGGTGCGCATGGTACGACGAATGCGCGATAACATAATCAGGCACATTGTTAGGGAATCGGTGATGTCTTCGGGAGATGACCGCCGTAGCATGTCTTCCATTGATCGTTTTTCTGTGTTATATCTGCACATCAATATTGGGGCTAGTTTTAAGCGGAGGTTATCTAGGACCGCGCCAGCCGTCTTAAAAATTGGATCGTGGTTAACCAGAATCAAGTGCAGGGTCGCATGCATTTTCAACCAAGATAGAGTTTCCTCTGCACTACCCAAAGCTCCGATAAAACTTTCTCCCCGAAGTACCGATTCTCGCGCAGCACATGCCAGGGCCGAAATTTTTGCTCGTATTTCGAATGTTCTTCTTAATTCCGGCCCCGCATCCAACAAACAATGCCATGTTATATGAGGTCCACGAAGGGCATATTCAGAGTTGGCGGCGAAGGCTAGTACCGAAGCCCATCTATTTTTACTAGATACGCGAAAATCGCAATCGCTTGATAGGGTTTTTAACCTGCGTTTCCCTCGGCTAAATATCAGGTTCAGTTCCTCATATACTGATGATCGTTGAGAAGAAAACCGTTCAGATCCTGGAGACGATCGTCGCTGTTTATGGCGACTGACACGATCGCCTGAGAGTTCGTGGGATCGATCTCTACAACGCCTTTTGCGGTCATGCCGTTCTCCAGTGGCGCGCCGTTTATGACATACTTCATCATGGTGGCGATGGTGCTTAGGAGACTTACATCGACTGCTTTCGCGAGCGCCGGTCCTTTTTAAGGACCGTGTGCGTGGTACGAGGTTAAACGCGCGCCGTCTTTTGTGTATGGGCGCACATTCACTCCCGTCACCTCCGGAGACGCGCAGATTATTGCCTGGAGAACCTATGGGGGGTCCGCATGCATGCTGGCGGGCCAAGGCCGCACCATTGTTATTACTCTGTTCGGCTCGCCGTTCGGATTCCATAGCCATCTCTCGAATTTGCCCGACGAATAGAGGGCCACTGTTATTTGTAGGACGGGATGCTGGCGAAACAGTTGATGGACGTGTCTGTTGGCGTTCCTGACTGCAGGGGGCGGCAAACAGCTCTTCGGTGTTGGGTATTTTACTTGTCGGAGAAGTCTCCACGAGCTCGACTTCATTGCTTTCGTCGGAAGATGAATCCTTTATTAAGTCGTAATCCAAGAGGCTCATAAGATCTTCAGAGTCGCATGAAAACGCCTCGGTAGACATGGTGGAATCTTTTAGTCTGTCGACAAGTATGTACAAAGACTAAAAGATGCTGCCATGTGGTCGGCTCATCACATGTACACACTATATATAAACTTCCGCCCGCGGGCATGCCATGCGGTTAGCACCCTTCCAGCCAATCCAATTCGACCTGACTCGGTTATGGCAAATATGCACGTCCGAATAACGCAATTTGTAGTGCACGTTCATATCGTACGATAATAACAATTGCCGTGATCATGAACAAAAAATATATTGCTTTGAGAAAAATGCCGGAAACAACCGCTGCACAACAATTGGAGAATATGGTACAAACACTCCATCGCGTTTCAACGTTAAGTTGTCCAGCCATCTCTTTAACATTTACATTAAAGCTAGAGCTCACTTCTGGGCTGGGAGAGCACACTAAACTTAATTCAATACAAATTATGATGCCTACAAATACGCCAGTAACAATTAAGACCCAAGTAGATAAAATTGTTTCACATGGGACAAAAAATATCGAGATTATCGATATGGTCACACATTGTGCACAGACCCTTATCATACATTCTAGAATAATGAGGCAAGCAGCCACCTTGTGGGAAAAGGTGAAAGTAATGGGATCTTCTTTAAATGCACGACTCAGTGCCTTTTTGAAGAAATTTATCTCGTGCATTAGTTTATATATTTTGCAGTATGTCGTTTTAAGCCACAGGTTGGAAATTACACGACTGGCGTAATTTTTGGTATACATTATGGCTGAAATGCTATCTCGGTCATTTCTAACCACACCAAACATACATCGCCACTTGCGAACATTAAAAGCTATCACATATAGCGCTAACGCAAAGCACAATGGACGAATTCGATATTTCCAAATATATGCGACACAGTTGCGAGCTTCTTTTACAAATCGGACTTTGGTGTCGATAAGGACATATTCGGAGAGTTTGTTGACAGCGCTGGAATTGACCAAATGAGAGCGACATGTATCATCCAAATTTTCACCGTCCATTAGAAACTTCCCCTGCAATGGCGTGTAAATCAAAGTAGAATTATATCGTTCCCAAGTAAAGTTTTCCGTTGAGAGTTTTCCACCAGTACTAATTGCGTAGATGCAGTCCCCACCACCTTTAGTGAGCCTTGACAGGTGCATAATCAACACGGTCATGTACATACACATGGAAATAATGATTGCAATCACTCCTATTGTTGGTCTGTACGACATTTCGAATCGACGTCCACGGTAAAAAGCGTGCGCAATTTATTATTCCCACACTTCGTCGCAAAGCACTGTTGAATGACACAGACACACAGTCTACCATGTGCATCAACGTTCAACGCTAAATATGAGCGAGCGCTTGTACGACTCGATCTTGTATGCTTATATCGCATGCACGTAAACCCGCGCCCGCGTGATGCTGTTGTATTGGGTATTAAATGGATAAGAATTCTGTCTGTTCTAACAACGCAGCCGGATATGCCCATATTGCGGTACTCGACAGCACATTCGGGCATGTGCTCGTTCATATACCTAGATATATCTTCTAAAATAAAATCGGTCACGAAAGCTATTATAGAGTCCTCGCTATTGACATCTATGCCCCGTTCTCGGAGAGTGGCCGACAGGGATCTTTTAACTCCAAAAAACGCATCTCTGTTTACTGTTAACTTTTTTTCAAAAAAGATCGCATACTCTCCCCCAAGATTTTTTATGACTGTTGAAACAGGCAATCTCGTCATTCGAGGGCTATGGAAATGGAATGTTCGTGGATCGAAGTGTGATAGGACGAATGTGTCCGGATTTTCACATATATCAGGCAATACGTAGATGGGCATCAGTCTCCCAGAAACTAAACCATCGTCCCCTATTTTGCTAAAGAATGGTAATCTTAGACTACGACCATGACCATATACTCCTACATCAATTATGTCATAATTCTTCAAATAAGGACCTATGGTTTCCACAAAGTCCCGCTCCATTAGCACAGCTTGTTGAATAATTCTAGAAATGCCCCCCAATGTAGCACTCCCTATCAGCAGGTAAGGTGGTGGGACGGGAATACAAACACGCATGCCTATTTTATCCTGACAGCCGCATGGAATGTCTGCATCAGAAGCAGCGCTTAAAGCCGAATCGGATGTCCATCTTGAAGCGGATTCGTCCATTTGATCTATGAGAAGGGGATCATCAATGCTTATATCCGTGTCGAAGTCCCAGGTTTGAGTACAAGACCCTTCGTAATCATATGTGTATTCTGACGTTAAGTGCGTCCAGCGCGCAAAGCGGACAGATTGGGATTTCTTACAAGAGCTTTTATAAAAGTAACATGGATAGGACCGTAGGTCCAAGTTTGCTTTAGGCAGGAGCAGTGAAAGTGCTCTAAGAGTTCCCGATCTAAATCCCCGCAATGCGGCATGCAAGCGCGACGATGGTATTGCCTGCTTTAAATGTACATCAACGTCCAAAACGATATTACACACTACAAGATTTTCATTGAAAACTTCATTTCGGTTTATGTATCTTTGTTCTTCTGCGGGACCACATGCTATGTAAGGCATTTCTGTACCAACGAGCCCGAGTATTCGTTCCATTTCAACGTTCATAAACCTATCGCGAGAGAGTAAATCATCCGTTGGCATGCCGGCTATATTAAGTCGAGATAAACGATCTCTAATAGTTCCTATAGGTGGAATTACCCTTTCCCAACATTCTGCAGCAAGAGTAACAAAAGCTTGTTTTCCTTTTGCCATGCTCACGCGGTAAACGGGTAAAGGTCCACTTTCAGATACGTTTAATCCCATTAGCATACTGATCGGTCCCACATTACCAGACCACCCATCTGATGATACCATGGCCAACAGACGTTTCACTATCATTGGCCCGCCTCTGGTAGCAAGAGCTGGTTCTTGAAAACTATCGCATATACCAGTTCTGTCATCGAATGATGAATGAGGAACATTAGAATTGTCTGACAGAACGTTAGTACCATCAAATCGGCTACAAGGCCATCCGTGCTTTTGAAGTTTCGTTTCCAGTCTGTCTAAACGCTTCGTGATTAAGGTGGCACATTCACATAGTCCCATAAAACATGAATTCATGGTCATTGTACATGGCGAATAGGTTCTAGCATCTATAAAGGCCATGCCTAGCTCTTCTCCAAGTTCCACTTGCTCTGGAGAAACATTTTTCGTTATATGATCGTGTACAGACAACCTAGATCTTACGTGTGTAAAAAAGTTCTCTACTGCACGCCTACCCAGTGAGGATTTTTGGTAAATGGATTCGTATGGAGACTTTACTGTTACATCTTCCAGATGGCGTTTTAGTTGTTTTCTGTTATAGCATTCAAAATATGCTAAGTATATGTATCTAACAAACTCTAGGTCGGAAATTTTTAAACTGGGGCGGTCTCTCTCAATATATTCCCTCAGAGCATCAACCTCCGACACGTCAGCTATGATTCGGTGTTCCACGTACGTTGGGAATGCTCTGGCAATAGCCCCGCGCGCATAATCGCTCGAACAGCAAAATCGTGATAGTCTTGCAAACGATGTTAAATCTGCCGTTGAAAAGTGTGTGGGGTTGGGCTTCGTAGGTATGTCATATGTCCTACATACATCCTTTATGGCCTGGAGATCGTAATCAGTGGCGGCTCCAGAGATGTCATCCTGTGCCTGCAACAAGTAATAACGTAGTGCCAGTACTAGACTTTTTTCATCAGGACCAAACTTCGACACGTACCAGAATGCGGTCGTGGTCGACCCGCCGTATATCCGCCGATATGCTGCTGTAACTTTCTGTTCATGCTGAAGATAAAGCGCGGTCAGACCGCGCTTCCCTCCACGAAATGATTGCGATAGGGATAATACCGTGTCTTTACTCATAATTTTATTGGCGTGTTTATGATTCCTCCCGCTTCGCGCCAAATTACTGAGCGAAATGTGGAGTGCGAGGTTGAAATCGTCATGCAACATAAAAGTATCCTCTTCGCACACAGTTGATGCTAACAAATCCGCTTGAATTGGAAGGCCGTGGGTTATAGAACTTAATATTGCGCCAATCTCTGATTTAGACTTGAACCTACAAATGAATATAGGGCGCGTTCGTAATTTCATGTCCGCCCCGCCCATACACGATGTCATCTGGTTTAGAAGGCAGAATTCAATTCTTAGACTCTCTGTATTCGCTTGTAAAGTTAAGCTGCCGGTGGATCTGGGCTCAGAATTGTTCTCGACTTCCGCAAGGAATGTGTTTTGCGACAGAACATCGTCAGGGTCCCAGTACGCGATTATATAAACCATGTTTGTAGACGATATCTGACCGGTGAGAAGGCCCAAGGTGAACGATACAGCGCAGCCGTCGACTGCAAACAGGACCTTGATTGAGGAGCTCACACTTTCCGACGAAACGTCTACAGACTTAAGGCTTTGATCCATCATGTGCACCAGAAAACGCGACCCAGAGTACAGGCACCTATCTGAACATTCCACAGCTCATAGAGCCTTGCACCGAATCAGAGAGGCGGTGCAGACGGTTAATATAATGCTACCCACGCCCATCACTCTGGAGATGGCGGTACTATCTGCTGACGGAATAAGGAAGTTGGTGCGGGGACAATCCTTGGCTAGGACATATTCTCAATGTCTTCGTAATCTGGATTGCTTATCGCAACATGTTCCAGGTAACGGAAATCCAGGATTGGATGCAGTTGTGGCCACCCACCGGGAAAATGCCCAGAGGGTCGCCGATACATGTGCCGCCGCACTACTGCATATGTATATGTCTGTTGATGCGGGGCAGACCGATGCGTTTGTGGAGCATGCAATACAACTGACGGCCGCCACTGAAACTGCAATGAGTGATATAGCGTTAGTGGAGAAAGCATTGGGATTAAGACATGATCGAGATGATCGTTGTACGTCTATAGACTACGATTCAGACAAGATCGTCGATGGGAATGCACTTGCTGATTCTCAAAATAGCGATGCTGTTCATGGATGTGCGATTGCGGTGGTCGATGAGGTGATACCGGAAAATAACATACCCCCCACCACGGTCGGTAAAGAGCGCCCTACAGACCCGACATCACGCGTTTTAAGGGGTGAGGCGAGGAAGGCGGGAAAGCTACTGACAGTAAACAGCTTGGCTTCTGATTTGTGACCGCTCAAATAAAGAAACGTTACATGTAATGATTCATTACTGTTTATTATGATAACGTACATGGTTGTTGTCCAAACAAAGAACTAATAACCCGTAGAGCCAAACCCTGCATGCTGGCGCTGGCTAGGTGGGGCTTCTTTGTCAAACATAGTAGTTTCTCTCCAGTTAGGTTCACCGCTTAACGAGATAGGGCGTTTACATTTCCCTACTGTAGGAAACGCGTTGGTCGTATTATTTTCTGATGGCAAGAGGGTCGCACAATCCTGATCAACCAACAACAACTGGGCAATGCGCTCCCCACTTTTTATTTTGATTTCGTATGTTGTGGTATTACATAGTGTTAAGATTAGCCATGAATTAGCCGACCACCTGCTGGGGTAAACGATCACACCTCGCATATTAAGTGATGAGCGCCCAAAAATGCAAGGGATTGTTGATGCGTCCAGACATGTGTAACGCTGTTGGATTACAATCGCTGTAGATGATAACGGTTCCAGTAAGATGTCCCTGGGTGCCGGGATATCATATCCCGCGTCTTCTGAGCGCTTGGGCGTGAATGTCTCATCGAATGGTATGACTGTGCCAAACGTGCCAGAGGTGTAGAATCGCACAAATGTTTGGGTGTCCGGTTTGGGTATGTCTTTCAGGCCCATGACTACGGATTCATCGTTATACCGAACTGCAAATGCAACGTTTTTATCGGATGATGTAAAGTGTGAAGCATTGGAAGCTCTGTTATCATATAGACACACAAGTGTTCTACATCCAGTACCGTTCCATATGCCATTAGCGCTTGCGGGTATTATTGGTACCAATTCGGAGGCTCCCGATCGGGCGGCGGTTGCAATGGAGCTTGAAAATGAGGGGCCGCATTCTAAATGGGTCGTGATAGCGGAGAGGTCAAACAATATTCTGGAATCCATGTTAGGAGAAACGAGTTTTACTAGCGACAAACGAATTGCTAGTCCATTTTTAGGGATGACGCATGACTTTTCGTAAAACAGGATTGCCTTTATTGTCCCCCTATATCCCGAGTCGATCACTCCGTTGGCGACTCCGATTACGGGAATACCTCGAGACGTCGGATCCGGATCTGCCAATTTCGCTAATACGACAGCGTACTCTTGAGGAACTGCAACTCTTAATCCCAGGTCAAGGACACATATCTGGTATTTCTCTCTTTTATCAGATTTACATAGCGATATCACTTGGTTGTTAATAACGCGTAGACAGCGGCGATCCCGATCTTCTATATAACAGGTCCAACGTTCATGGTCAAGGGTATATAACGTTTCATCGACCCGGTATTTCAATCTCCAAGGAACTCGCGTTGTGTGCGAAGGTGCGGGTTCGGGTTCGGTTTCGATTCGGAGATGGGCTCCGTTGGTGTCCATCATATAAGCCCCAGCTGGTCTGTCTATGTGATCTGGATAGTGTGCGTCCACGTGGTTCTAGCAGTCGACGGCGAGCGTTCTATAGCCGGCGCAGATTTCTGGGATTCTACGTGTTCCGCAGTAGGCGTTTCGATAGCGTTTTCCTCGGGTTTCTCGGTCTTGTTTTATCTAGGTCTGGCAGCCGCAATCTCCGCCCTTCTTGTCGGCTCATATTCCGCATGTTTTCGGTTATTCACCGCGGACATGTTTCGGGAGGAGTGGTAGTCATAATGGGCGTGGACTTCAGTTTTAGACTCTATAGTGCGGTGACGGCCAGGCGAGCTCATCATAGACTGGAAAGCCTGGGGAGGGGAGATACAGCGATACACACTTGCAAGAGTAACTGGATATGGGAGACAGCGAAGGGCGCAAATACGAACGGCGCCGTCCATCCGTGTATCATAGTCACCAAGATGGTACGGGTGGTACGGATGGTACCACCCGTAGAAAGTCTACACGTTCTTTGCAAAGCCCCCCACGAGACGACTATCTCCACGCTTCTAGGGTGACGTCGAATCGTCATGCACGAAGCCCCCCGAGGGCTGAACTGCCTCGTTCTACACGCAGGCAATCAGCACATCATGCAGAAAGCTCTCCTCCAGAAGAACGTCCAGGCCCTTCCGATCATCGGTCTCTACAAAGACGCAAATCTGTCAAAGAAGTCGAGCCGGCTAACACTTCTAAGAGTTCCTCTATCCCCCTAGGACAACGAGCTCGCCCGGGGGTTCGGGCGGTGCAAAAAAATAAGTTCATGTTCAGTAGCGCACCGACATCGCGTACCAGTCATTGGAAATCTAATACTGTAGCTTTTAACCAACATGTGTTTTGTTGCGCGGTTGCAGCAGTTGCTCGTTATCATGCATTCAGAGGCGCGCTTGCCCTGTGGAATAAAGAACCGCCGAGGACAGACGAACAGCTGGAGGACTTTCTAGTCAGAGCTGTAGTAAAGGTAACGGTTCGTGAAGGGCCATATTTATTGGAGGAAGCTGAATCCTGTACCCAAAGATTCATGGAAGAAACTGGTTTGGGAAGTGCAGACAATAAACCGAAATCCAGAAGTGGTAGATCGGAGCGTGATGTCGAAAGTGGCGAGGGTTCATTTAATTCGGGAGCTCGCCGCCCCATTGCCATAGCTAGACTTGTCTCGTCGGCACAATCCTTCGCCGATTCTCCTGGAGAACGAACCAGCGATAGTGAGTAGTATTTTTCGAGGGTAGCACTGTAGAAACCCCAAGTAGACCATTCTAACGTCAACGTACTCTAGGCTCTAATTCAGTTTCCCTGGAGCCTTTAACAGTAAACAATGAGCATCTCGAATAACTTTTATAGTCCTAAACAACTATTTTCCGAAATCGAAGCATACGCCAATGCAATGAGATGCTTCGCTGATCCAGTCGCAAGAGAAAGTACCGAGAACTTTAACGATGCAATACCCCCTGCGTTTGGCGGCGAGGCAATTGATTATACAACGCCCATAATTGCCCCCTTCTCTGAAAAGCTATCTCTCCCATCTCCCGAGGCCGCCTCCCCAAATTTACTTTATGACCGACTTATCCTTGAACTGGATTTTGCAGAGGGCCCTTCATTATTGGCCAAATTGGAAAGAGTAAATGTCGATCTTTTTTCATGTTTACCGCTCAATTCGCATTTATACAAGCATGCCAAAATCCTGTCTACATGTCCTCGGGAGGTATTGGATGCCGTATATGAAAATACATGGCAATATACCGCACTTAATTTAAATGAACATGGAAAATCGTCTATCCCACCCGTTCCTGCATCTAAGGATGATTTACCGGCTTACGTGACTGCCGTTCAGGAATTCTATTTAGAGGAACTGGAGGCCAGAGAGCAAATATACGCTAAATTGTTTTTTGGTTATTGTCGCGCTTTGATAATGCATATTATAAAATCCGTCCTCAATGAGTCGCGGGGGGTTCGAGTTTCTGATGATTATGTACAGAACAAAGCCCGGTGGTACATATCCAATAATTATTACCGCGATGCCGTCCGAATTGCCAAACTTTTATATTTACACCTTTATTTATCTACGACCAGAGATGTATCACAGCGTCTCGAAGCCATGCAAACGTCGCATCAGGACTTGTTTGTCTACTTGCGATGCGAGTGGGGCCAGGGGAGACAGTTTTGGTGTATTTTTCAGCCAATGATTTATAATCATGGGGTACCAATGATAGAGGGTCGTGCTTTGACTTCTTTAGAATTGGGATCTAGCAATTACATACGATCCGAACTTGGTCTTCCTTTAATTCGTTGCGAATTGTTGGAAGAGTTGGAATCGCCTGTAGTGTTTCCACCCACATTTACAGCTACCGCGCCCCGTTCGTCTGGCTATTTGTTCCATAACATACGAGCCAAAATGGAACTATATTCTAATATTCATCCAAGCGTACCGCAACTATCTGGACTGTCTGATCATACGTATGTCCGCCTGACACATGTACCTGTTAACTATGGAACGACGGTGGAAGTATTGTTGGTGGATGCTTCAGATCCCGATTCTATATTACCCGGCGATCCCGTCCCGCCTCTCATGCTGACTACTGTATAACGAGAGAAGCATATGGGATGGGTGTGCTTGTTTAGTACTATTGGTGTAGGCATATGTTACATCTAATAAAAATGATCTTCACATTCGCATCTAATTCGTTTGTCGCGCTCTATACGCAATATATCATTTCGGCCAGTGCCACGCTTCCACCATTAGACACGCTCTTTATAAAATGAACGGACGTGGCAAGTCTGCGGTTGGCGGTTACAATTTCCACGAGGAACCACAACGGTCATGTCCTCTAAGTTCCGTTACGGATATTCTGATCAAGATTACCGACGGAGCGGGGAGCCTATACGAAGCCATTTTTCGCATCGAAGCAAATCAGGACGCCGTTTATCGCGAGGTGTTTATAACTTGGCTAGCGAACACGTTGGGGCCTCGTCGAATATGGACTACAATGTTGACAAACATCACTATGTAACTGGTGGGTCCCGGAGGTTTCTCAACTCTTCTCACACATATGTCACACTGGACGACCCTAAGACGCGAAATGACATATCCGGTTTAAAAAGGAAAAGCTTCATAGGCTATCTACGAGATACGTTCTCTAATAGGCGATCGCAACCAACGGCTGAGTATCATGATGGTGGGTTGCATATGAATGATGCGGCATCTAGGTCGCGTGCGCGATCGAGACGGCGTCCATCGTCTCGATCGCGCACGCGACACGCTAGTGCACATACTCACTATCACATGCGGTCCAGACACAGACATAGCGGATCTGGACGATCCACCGATCGTAGTAGTCGTAAACGGTCTTATCGTTTTCATGGTGGTTCGAACACAAGTGGCGATTATACGTACGCGGCTAGATCGGGCCGGGTTCGAAGGCGGGGTCGGAGGTCCTCTCGAAGGAGGGGGCCTAGAGCAGGAGGCTATGGGGACGCGTCTACAAATTTACGACACGACGGCGATTCGGAATACACATCGTCAGACCCAGAATACGATGAATCGCAAAACGATCGAGATAATCACAGATCTACTAGCAACTCATTAAATGAGGAATACCCCAATCGGTTAAATTCAACATCGATGATCTTTGTAGATTCTCGAGATCATCCCCCATTATCAAGCGAGTCACAAAATCGCGGTTTTATCAGAAAAGTCAAAGGAGTTAACATCAAAGGTACACAACGAAAACTTCCATTTGTCAAGTCCCCAAGTCCCATGGTCGACTTCATACATATTCGGCTACTCAGATTGTTGGAGCCCATATCCTTTTCGGACGCTATGAGAGAAGATGAATTATTGCACAACCGAGGGAAAATTTTGGGTAATGGAACCCTTTGGCATTCTGCCGACAGGCCGGATTACGATGAAGGAAAAATGTATACTAGTGCACCCCCCAAATCGGCAATTGCGTGGAAAAGAACAGCCAAGCAGGCACGGGCTCTTATTTTGTGCCTAAGTAGGGACTCTTTAAGAAATTCCATCATGAATTCATACGATTTGACTAATGTAAAAGCTGTAATGTTTTTGATAAATGTTGGGATGAAAATAGCCGCCAATGTGCACCGCGACGGTATGGCTAGGTACGGTAATATTAAATTAGTATCATCTTTGCAATTCGTTCCAGAAGGTGACGCTGAAATATTCGAGGCCGATGTGATTCACGCGCCACGAGGTCCCGCGGCTTCTGTCCTGCGGGCTTGTTACGGCGCCATTGCATACTGGCCGGAGTTGCGGTGTATACTAGAGCAGAAGTCCAGAGCCGTTGTACGATATGCCATTTCAGCTATGCTTCAGGCGGAATGTGTTTTACTTGCTAGAATATCGTCTCATTCCGCCTCTTTAACGGTGGAAGAACTTCGAATTTTATCAGCTTGCGTTACAATGATATGCGTAGTGGCCACTTTGGCCTCACACTTTTTATACGCTGCGTTGGGCCAGCTGCTCCATCGCAATAAGAATAACGGATTATATGCATGGCTCAGAAATAACACTTCTAGCCAACATCTGCCAATGCATAGCATAGATCTGCTGCATGCAGAAGGGGCATGTTTGGGGGGACTGGAAGCATCTTTTTACGGACCTAAAGGCACTCCTTTGGGTATGACTATTGTGAGAGCGTATATTGTAGCCAGGACGTCATTTACAGAGCTAATGAATGAGGTAATGTCTCGGGAAAATGCCTTTTTGGAAAAGGAAACAGATGAAACGGGGGAATATCTAATCTCGGCGATAATCGCCGTAACTATCGTTTTACAGCGATTGTTGGGTTACTTGAATATTGTCGTCGCACAACTAACTATCGCATCAGAAATACACGACAGAGAAGTAGGCGTTTGGTCGGAAACTTTTATAATGTATAGGTACTTATCCTACGTATGTAAATGTCTATATAGACCTGTGACTGTTGAGGAATATATAAAGGAACGCAACGAAGCAATGGATTTATTGGATCTGAAGTTTGCGCGAGGGGATCCCCCCATGGAAATGTCGGAGATTATTTCTGGAGGCGGTAGATACTCAGAATTGGACACTTTAGAGCTGATTCCGCCGCCCGTCGATTACGATGTCCTTGGAAACATTGTTCCTTTGAAGGACGCCCTACTCGATGCCAAAGATGTAATATTTGAACCGCGCCCTTTTAAATAGCGTGCTTCCGAAACTCTTGCCCGACGCGGAGGGGTGTTGTATGTGGGTGGTGACGTTTAATTCAGCCGCGGAAGCAATGTGGTTGATGGGCGGTTGCTGATTAAGACGCGCGGCAACTTGTTCTTGCTCAACATAAGACCGATGCCGTGAAGGATTGCTAAGCCCGCCCTGCTCTACCGAAGACCAAAATTGCCGGCTTTCTAACAGAGAGATTGTTCGCATCAACGCGCACGGCAGTTAATAGTTGGTTGGAGCACCCAAGTCGACGCCGAGTATGGAGAAGCGGATGGAATCTAATTGCACGCCACCATTTGGATTGGATTCCAAATTTCGACAATCAGTGTTGCGCGATACTACCGATAACGGCGTTCCCGAGTACGTGGTGCTTCGGCTAGCTTTGGGGGATGCGGTGGGACAATATATGCATCGATATATGTATAATATTAAACGTAGATTGAAAAGGGCGAAGCTTAGTAGATCGGAGGTGAAGCGCCACTTTTTAGCTGCCTACAACAGCTATTTTTGCGAACGACATTCTATACCGTATACAGAAACTCGCGATCCTACAGAGCGAGGAAAGGCCGCCTTGGCTTTACTGTTTTACCCAACCATTTACCGCGATCCATTGGTTGAGAATCCGTTCAAATGTCAGAATCATAACCTAATTTTTCGTAACTGTTGGACATCTCTGCGGAATTTGTTCGACATGATACAGAGGTACGCGTACTACATGAGACCGGACAAAATTGGAGAAGCCAGTTCTGACACATCAGCCCGATTGGAATTGTTGTTGAGTTACGTGGTGATGTTGTATAAGTGGATGCTGTGGTTGGTCGATACTCTGGATATGACCACAGGCTCCAAGTTTATTGCTTGCCGATATACTGGGGATGTGGGCGAATCGTTGAAGGAATTCATGGAAGAAATTTCCTCCTTACCATCAGACAAATGGAGTTCGACATCATTGCTTTGTCGAATTATAGGCAATGTCATCGCCCCCTTACTACAAACCAGCGTATTATGGTCGCAAACCCGCCTGGTGGACTTTGATGGTGATCGGAACTCACGTGCCATACTAGCAGTGGTTTCGTTGGTTTCACTTCTCAACCATCATTGTCAGTACCTAATTAATTTAACTCAGAGGGGATATGTGATATGGTTGGACGGTAATACGGAAAATACTATATTAAAAGAGGCCCTGTTGCAGCAAGACCAATTTGAACATCAGCTTGGGAATTTGTTTCCGAGCATGTTGCCCGTGTCATGGGGGGCTCTCGAGTGCAGCATAAATACTTGGTTCGGCCGCGCTGCAACCGATGATGTTAAACTGTCTAAGAACGCCCTGGCTCTACTGGGGATAAAATTACTGCCAAAGCGAATAAGCGATGTTAATGCACGGCTTATGAAATCTATTCGGAAGCAAGATAAAAACTCGAACAAGTCGGGAAGTACGCCCACACATCAATTAGGCGATCGTGTCGAATGTGGCTGTGGCGATACGGTTCCTGGTTTGACTGAATTTGCGGGGGCGGGGTCGAGTTCTCAATGTGCGAACATCGGAAACGGTCTGACTGGTGCAATTCGTAAGACCGATGGGTCTGGGGGGCCTTCTTTGGCGAGCAATGACCCTCCAGTTTCGGAATCTGGCAGGGTGTCTACTCCGACAACCAAATACTTTCATGAAAAAACAATGCGTGGAGATATACCAGTGTCCAAGGTAGAACATATTTTACGTAGGCTGAAAGTGTCCAGCGAATAATATTTTACACGCGATGCGCGGTCTGTATAATACATTATATGAAATAAAGATCCATATTATGTTTATAATGTCTATGGTGTGATTGGATAAATAAAACACAGTAACCGTTAGAGGTGCGTTTTTATTTACTCATCGCATTAGAGAGGACAGAGGCGTAGACTTCATAATAATCGCGTCGTTCTAAATGAAGATACACGCGGGCATCTCTAATGATGGAAGACATGGTACTTAGAGGCCTGGGTCGCTGACATATAACGGTACATGTTACAGGACAGTCTGCCGACACGGGTCCTCCCATGGTAGGTCGTATACACGTGGTTTTGCTGTCCCTTAACCGGAAGACTTCCCCATATGCTGCATTTGGCACACCGAATGGGGCGATAGCTTCAACCAGAACTTTGGCGTTTGCGAAGTCAATAAGTTTGCTGTTATGCCGAGCACATGTATCCAACGCCTCAAGATCAGTTGCATTTTTCCCGGCCACGCGCATGCAACTATAACCCAAACCAATCCATTCATCGGGACATGTTCCCGATTCCATGGCCATGTATGAAACAGTGAATAGTGATCCCAACAATACTGCCGCTACGAGAACGAATATGGTAAATACCATTCCTATCGTACACCCACAACAGATCGATCGCCAAGTCGTACGTGGATGTCGTTGCTCTCTATCTGTTTCCGTGCCGCTATCCATCATTCGGAGACGTCCACGAACCACAACGAGATCGCGATCATCTTCAGGGGTGGGCGACATCATTCTTATATGATATACCCCAGCGATTTTGTGATTGTGTATCACTACTGAGTAACTATATAGGAAATCTACTCAGCGATTGTACGGTATCCGTATCACATTCGATGCGTAAGATTATTACCGACGTTTTGGCCGTGAGCTTGATATTCGGAGACTTGCGATTTTTAATGTAGCGGCACCGTATACGATTAACGTGCGCCACATGATGTACGTCCCGATGTTTTAAATACCGCGTTTGGAGTAAAAATAACATAATGGGCATTTTGGCCGCTGCGTGATACCAAAAATACGTATTTTTGACATCACGCGGACTGAACATGAGTCATCTACGAAACAATGCGATGGTGCTGATTACAATACCATTTTATTTATTGTGAATCGAAACAGAAGAATGCGATCGGTTATAACACTTAATAATTTTTATATCACATACGATGGTTAATCTTAATTCCGCCCCGGTAGGTAAAAGCATAGGGCTGTGATAATGATACCAATACCTAAAAACAAGGCCAGTCCTAGAACGGCCGTAATTGTTACAATCATCGGCATTCCTCTTGCCGACGGCGTTGCATCATAATATTCGGAATTTTGAAATCTATCCACGTCGAACGGATATCCAATTAGTCTGCACGTATACTTCGTTTTCGCCCAGTTGTCCTGGACTGGAATCCGACTGGCGAGATTTCTATAACGATCGATGGTCCTGCAGAGACCTGTAACCACAGTATCATAAGTTGTGTTAGGCTGGGGTTCATCATGAACTAACCACCTCACAGTAATCCCAGAGGGAACACATTCTATAGTACATATTGCATACCCATCTTTAAATGCCAGAGAGATACGGGGGTGATAATATACCGTCGGTACAGCTGTAGCATTCGATGTGCTTATCATATCGCCTTGCCTCCACGCTACCAAGCAGGAAACCTTTGGAGGAGATTCGAGTCCAGAGTTTCCGAGGGTTATTGTGGATACTAGTGTGGCCCCGCGGCCAGATTCGAACCACCAAAAACTCCCGTCACGGTCCTTGCGGGGTGTGGCAATGTTTCCGTTACGTCTCCAAGATACGTAGACAGATCCCGGGGGATAAAAATGTCTAACGATGCAAGATGCTTTGTAGTTTTCTCCGCTGAGAACTGGAGGGGCCAATACATCCACGGATGCGGGTCGTTGGCACACACGCATGTAAATATGTTTTTCTACCAATGGGCGATTAAATCTATCACGCAGTATCACTTGAAAGTAGCCGTTGTCTTTGTAGTCGACATTTCTAACTTCCACGCCCATGGTGTGCATTGTTTTATTAATCCATATGAAATATTTATTTCCACGGGGTGTAGGACTAGTCCAGAAAGAACCCTGGGGATCCCGTCGAATGGAGGATATTAATTCCGATTTCCTAGGGTATGCATAATCCGACCCCGGTACTCCGTATAGACCGGCCACTCGGGCAACCTCTACATTCTTTTCGTTGGCGTGGTATTCGATTGGATTGAACGTGACGTCAAGAGCGAAGTTGGACCATTCATCGTCTGAAGGGGGGTCGACTATAAGGTCACACAAAATTCTTCCTGTATTGTTAAGGAATACGAATACTTCTTCTCGGTCGCAGATTATATCAGGTATTTTGTGAGAAGAGTTGCGGTGCGCTTCGGAGGAACTAGTGCTTTCAGTCGTCGGTACAGCTGTCTTGGTGGCGACAGTTGTAGATAATTCGGTCGTAGGCGAATTGGGCACCTCTGACAAAGGAACGCCATCGGCCGAAATGGGAGAAGGGTTGAAAGTTAGGATATGATGGGTATCGACGTTATGGGGCAATCCGGCACAAGAGGTTTGCTGTAAAGACAGAACTAGAAATATGCCCACCCATCCCGTCAGGCGCAGTACGCGTAGAACGCGCATGTTGGAAACCATATACTTGCGGTTCTCGAACAAGTTTCGATAGATGCGTAATATGGTATAAAATGGTCTTTACCCGCCCGGCGTATGCGGTTAGCTTTAAATTGCAGCTCCTCATTGTTTTCGACCGCTCAATAAAACACAAAGTTATTGTTTAGTAGATACAAAGTTTTATTCACGGTTCGAAAGAGCGTTCCGCCAGCATGGGCGATGCGCAGACCGACGATCTATCACGATAGTGGTAATAGCACGCAAGTAAGCATCCCGGAAATAATGAAGCCCAGTACAGATTTCACGACACTGGCTGCTGCCAATTTGTTGACACCCTTATTAGTAGCGCGAATATTGATACATGTAAAACATGACATCGCAGCCGAACTCGCGGCAAATAATGTAGGCCCTATAATTTGACCACATCCAGCCAATGCAATGGCCAGTGCACCGATTATCAATATCAAAATTTGAATGGGACGAATTAGGGCATCGTTGTTGCTGGATGGAATACATAGTGACGATAGCGATCCCAAGACAAGCCCGTACATGCCTTGTAATGTAGCAGTCCAATCTGACGAATTTTTAATGCCCGCCATATATTTATGGAGCGCAATAATCAGCGGTGTTGTAAGCCCCATGGCATAACATAGAAATATTGACGAATAATGGCCTTTAGCTGCGTCAAAACTATATACGTCTTCTTCATAAAGCATATCGGCACCGGGAGAAGGGATTGTGTAACCATGTCCGAGACGAGAAGGGCGAAGTATAGTCCTCTCGCGGCAATTGCGATAATAGCAAGTGGATAATAATGTAGCGCTTGCATCTCTAGCGATATTTATAGCCAATATTGTATAGACTGCAAGAAACCCCGCGAGAGGGATTGGGTGTATGTTTGGTATTGTTATACCGAGTAATGTTCCGGTGGTAAGCATGAAAAATCCCGCCTTCCAAGTCAAGTCCCCTGCCGTTGAAATGCAGACATAGTTGTGGGATGTAATTATTGCCCCGAGCATAACAAAACACGCCAAAGATGTTACTTCGATTATTCGCAATGCAGTTTTGTAAGTAGTATTACTGATGGCAAGCGCCTCGTTATTGATCAGTGTTTCCGCAACGGAAGCGATTATAGCAAATATAAACTGCGCCGGCTTGCCCACTAGCATAAGCGTTTCCGAAAGTCTTATCGTAAGTCGTGCAGCAAACGTAGCGATGAATCCGGCAATTACACATACCGTACAGTTTCCGTAAGCTCTGTTTTGATCGATAAGCGGAATTAATGCCACTCCCGACACGGTAACAGCTAAATGTGCAGCGATGCACACTAAGGAACATACACTGATCACTATACACCGTATACACTTCTTGCCATTTTGTCGATGTCCTCTTCCCGCAGTGCATTGGGGATATGCGCATGAAAAGGCACTTAGCCAGCTGTTATAAGTCTCAAGCGGAGCTGCAGATGTATAAGCTGGTGGAGGACTCGAGCTGGCTCCGGAAGGCATATTTTCTTCTGCAAAGCTGCCGGCGTTTAGTTAACGTATGAGTGTCACCGATCTGTCGGACGCCCGTGAAGGTTGGCCCAGCCCACCTGCCCTCTAACCAGGATGCCGGGTTTGTCTGGCATTTTATTGGGTATCCGCTCTGGTGGTTTTCCTTTCTCTTTCGATAGGGGGCGGCGACTGTTTTCTCTTCTTGGAAGTAGCCTGCGATACTGTTGGGAAATATTCGTTGATGCGTTTTGCTCGGATTGCACCATCAACGGCGCTTACTTCTTCCAGTTCATATATTGTCATACAGTCTGTGTTACAAAACAGGAATGCGGTAGGACTTCCAAATGCGTGTGGGCGAATACATAGCATCGGCGGATCGCAAGTTGTATAAAACCCCAGATCAACTCCCGACGTACCCGCCTTGATTTTATTGACGATATTTCTAAATGCACTAGTATCTTCCAATGCAACACAAAAGGGTTTACCACTTCCATAGGCCGTTAAAATAGTGTTTTTATTCGCCTTCTTCTTTCTGCATGCTACTACGAGAGCTAGGGTAGCCGAGGTTGGAGGGTTGTAAGGATACTGAGTCATGGCAGTCCCATCTACTTCGAAACTTATAACAGTACAAACCGTTCCTACGTAGAACCCTCCTTCAGGTTTTAAAGAGAATACAAGTTCTTCGTGTTGCAGTTTTGAAGCGACGGCCAATATTTTGTTCAATTGTTGTTTGTTTAGAGAAAAGGTAACATCGGGAGTTTTTTGGGGGAAAATTGTAGACGCATTCCAGAGCTCATATTTAATGATTGTATTCGATACTGAACCACCGTCGGTCATGTATGTGACGGCTTGGATTAAATGCCTACATGGAGGCTCTCCCGCGAAGGTAAAGGAGACGTCAATTGCCCTTCTCTTTTCACATTTGAATGCATCTAAAAGAGTGCGTCTGGAATCAGTTAATGCTAGAAACATCGCAGTTGGCCCATGCCATTCATATTCGCTGAAGGAATCACGGTCGATTGGAACAAAAATGCGCTGTCCGCAGACAGTACCTTGTACAATGAGCCCATCTGCGCCAAACGTGAGAAGGGGGTTTTTCACACAACTGACGATCGATTTCAACGATGCCGATATAGTCATGAATTTTTCCCCTGCCAATATAATCCTCCATTTCTTTTGCATATCCTCGGGTGTATGAGCCTCTCCTGCAGTGTGGTCACATGCGACAGTTATTCCTGCCATCATAAAAACCCTTTCTCGAACACCGATGGGGTGGACAAAATTATCGTCCGCGTTGTATAGTAGAAGCTCGGATCCGAACAGCTGTGGCGTGCTGGTCGGGTGTAGGCGGGGCAGTACTTGTTTCAGAGGGGGGAGAGGCTTTATACTGCACAGGATTATGGGGCTTAGTTACAGTGGCTTGCACTATACGTATCAAACTATCGGCGATTGGCGCTCCATCTATATTTCCGTCACCGGATGATGGATGTTGCATTACCGTATAGGTCTAAAACGCAGTATATATTATGATCCGGGAGTCACCTATATCAAACACTTATGCCGGGACGGACGTTACGTGCTAGTGGTGAACATCAACTGTGATAATATGGTTCGTCCAAACTTTTAAACCCATTCCAAAATTACCCATCAGATATCATGACTTTTATATTCGAGATGCATAATTTGACGTTATAGATCCATGGACATTTAAACTATATATATCACAGCCGAAAGTGGTGTGTATATGGGTAGCGGTGCTGCAATTTCTCTGGGATGCCATGTTCTTGGGTCATTTGGCTAGTACTTGATATGCGATTTTAATTTATAGACCTTTCTTTATCTTTTGCTCGAGTTTACATTTGCTGTGCGTTAAAAATATATTTAATACAAGTAGTCATGGGTATGTATGGTTGCATGAATTTTGCGTATGCCAATGGGTTAGTCAAAAGTCAAATATCGGGAACTATAGCTTGTGGAGCTGGAACACCAATCGCCGTGGATTTGTGGAACGTCATGTACGGACTGTTAGAGAAGTTTTATCCAGAGAAGATAGATGGGGTCGAGGATTCGATTATCACCTTGCGATGTTTATACTGTTTGCTGCGCCTGTTGCACCAACGGTCATATTACCCAGTATTTGTCTCGGACAGGGGTATGTACGGAAACGTCAAGGCGCTGTATGGGGCAAAAGCAATAGCGGCTACCTGCAACGTTGTCGTTAGAGGGTCAGGACGGCTCCGTGCGATAGTGCATGATGAGGATGAAGAAACAGAAGGGGGGAGCTCTCGAAAGAAGCGACCCCATAAAAGGATCTGCAGATGGAGCGACAAATCCGACACACCAAAAATTATACACCGGCTATGCATGCGCATGATCCGCTTTATGGGTTATCCTTATGTGGATGCCGGCACGATGGAAGCGGATGATATTTGTGCCAATTTGTACCATACAAAGACAGTTGCCTATGTCCTGTCTTCTGATACCGATTTGATTTTAATGGGGTGTGATATAATTATAGATTTGACACGTATCTTCCCACCGACCATTCACTGTAAAGATATACTGGCGGCGTTGAAGATGGATTACTCGACGTTCTTATTAAACTTTGTTCGTTGTCATACTGACCTTCATCGAGAGCCGAATTTGAAATCTATGCAAGAAATAGTCGAACTTGGGAGTGCCATGCGAGGTATGGGAAACGCTATCGATGACCATGACAGCGCGGATTCTACCATACATGCTGTAAACGAGAAGCATATAGATAGGTCTGGACTGAAGCATAATCTACGGACAACTTTAAGCGAGAACCGCAAAAATGATCATAACTCCAGCACAGACCGCCTGTGCGCCACCTATAACGATGTAAATATAATACGCGACGCACGGCAGGCGTTAACGCATTTACGAGCTCCCCGAACCAAATGTGAAGTTCTAGAATATAAATTTATAAAACATGTAATAGAAAATATAACACCAGAACGAAGAACACACAGAGTCAGTATCTTAAAGCGGTTTCCTATTACGCAAGAGACGCGGGATGATTCTGCAATTGAGAACTTGGTCCTCCGTAGTATAGTTGATAGTAACGAAGCGGGCAGTTTAGCATCCGCTTTTTTACGACGCATTCCCGAGATACCGCCTTTCAATAGAGTGTTGACAAAGTATTGGAATAGGGTCGCCTAAAAAAAGAAACGCGAACGAGGATGCATTACACGAACTTTATTATTTGACCTAAAGTACACGTGAATCGGGTAATTTCAATTGCGAATTAAAGATCATTTGAAACGCTTCCAGAGTATGCGGTGTTTCGTCGCTCGAAAAAGTTAGTATTGCTTGCAGCGGACATGAGGACGAGGGGGAAATCAGCAGGGGGTTTGGGTTCGTCGTAAATGGGCAGTATATCAAGCGCTCTCAACAACCTGTCTGCACTGTACCGTACATAGCTGCAAATGGCATCAATATTGATAATATTACTGGTGCGAGGAGCCGCCGTGCGGAGGAACTCGCATTCCAGCCTAACGGCTTCTTTAAACAGCGTGTGGATGCGGGCAGTAGTAGGTTTGGGGCCGGCGAGATAATTTTTAAAAATGCAACAGGATGCTTCCACGTGTATAGCTTCATCTCTGCTAATCAAGTTGTTAATTTGACATGTAACCACAAACAGGTTATTGACACGAAGGTAGGCGATTGCAGCAAAAGACGCAGTGAAAAATATACCCTCTATTAAAATCATGAGAATATATTTTTCAGCGATAGAGGTGCATTCTGCAACTCGCCGTTCCAACCATTCCAATTTTGATAAAATTGCGGGGGATCTCAAAGTTGAGGTGACGTATTCTTGGCGAGCGGCTTGATCATTGCTGAACAGCATTAGCTGAATTATACTGTAGGCCCTCGAATGGACAGCTTCTATACATTCCTGTTCAAAGTAATAATGATGTATATCTTTCTGAGTGAATAAACTCAACAGACTGTCTATATTCAAGTTAACTAGATCGTCGGCGGCGGATAAAAAGGTAAATAGAAAGCGATAAAAATTTTTTTCATCTTCGGAAAGCTTGCCGACATCCTCGAGGTCGTCTGCAATTACGAATTCCGTTTCGGTCCACCGGTTCATGATGCTCAAAGATCGTAGGTTTCCTATATCAGGGCATTCCGGAACGTAGAAATATTGCGCCGTTGTGATATGGCAATTGTTCACGTACGGAGAGGCTAGGTCTCCCCCATCACTCCCTTTCGGAGAAGTGGCCCCTCTCTCGGAAAGATGAAGATCGGTCCCATCTAAAGAAAAATAATTGTTCGGCGGATTCCCGGCAGCATGCACTGGGTTGTTCATGGCGGCTATATTGAGTTAATAAACGGTGGTTATTACAACACGCAGGAAGAACAGGTCAGTTCTCCGTCGCCGCTAAATATGCCAGTATTCGTAGCCTTGCGGATCTTGCAATAGTACATTCCCGTTTTGAGACCAGCTTTATAGGCATGTAAGAGCAGGTTCATGACGCGGGATGCCAATAGCGTGCCGTCAGCTGTTTCCGTTACAAACAGAGTCATTGATTGGCTCTGATCCACAAAAGGGGCTCTATCCGCACATAAATCTATTAGGAGAGATTGATCGTATTCGAACGCCGTTTTATATTTGAGTAGACGAGTACATTCCGGCCGATCCCCTAGCGCTTCTTTGACGCACCATGCAGTGGACTCAAGTGCAGTAATGGCGCTTAAGCGACGCTGCTCATTATCGGGATATATCTGTCTCAGCTCCCGCATTAATTGACTGTTGGGTCTAAGCAGTTCCCCGGCACTTGTCACCTTGCTGAACATGTTACTGAACAAAGGGGCAAATCCTTCGCTAACCTCGGTCACTTGCGCCGATGCGGCAGTAGGCATCAGCGCTATGAACTGGGCGTTGTAAAGCCCAGACGACATTATACGACCGCGGAGAACTCCCCATTCCTCGGGGGCCGTTAACTCCACACTATCCCATCCATCAAAATGCAAACGGCCTTGAGCATAGTAGCTGTCAGAGAAGTCTGGGAACGGTGGAAGACCCCGCTCACAAAATTCGCAGCTCACGGTCATAGCTTCTAATAGCATTAGTTCAAATATTTGCTTATTAAGTGCTCTGACAGCTCCGTCCTCTAAATCTAGACCCAAAGATAGCATGGCTGTATGAAATCCTTGGACGCCTATACCAATAGATCTGTTGCGGTCTCGACCCGATTGAGATTTGACTGTGGGGACATCACTCCCATCCATTATTGCATTGGTAAAAACGGTGGCCAGTCGAACGGCATGCCTAAGGGCATCAAAATCGAATTTACATTCACCGTTAACACGGCGAACGCATCTGGCCAGATTAATGCTTGCTAGGGTGCACACGCCATTTGTGGATTCGTTTGTTTTCTGTATTATTTCTGTGCACAGATTGGATCCGGCAATAGCATCGCCCTGGGTGTCCGTGATGTAATGTCGGTTGCAGGCGTCTTTGAAGAGAATGAATGGACTTCCAGTAGAAGCTGCGCTTTTTATGATCGCAAACATCATGTCTCTGATTGGAATTTGGGCCACCCCAATACCTTCTTTTTCGAGACGTTCATATTCCACCTCGAATTTATCGCCATATAGTTTTGATAAAATAGACGCGCGGGAGTCAAATAAAGTCCACATCACATTTTTTTCTCCATTAACATATCGCAGGTATCTCTTAAACAGGAGGTCGCACGCCCAAAGAGCTAGGAATACATTATCACATCTTCTCGATTCCTCGGCGGCCATCATTCCGCGCATCGTCAAAGCCGACATGATGTCTGAATGCCAGGGTTCCAAATACACACAAACGCCCGTCGGCCGGGACTCGTTCACATTAGTGGCCACAATCAATGAATCTATCAGCTTTAAAACATGCATCAGACCCGATTTTTGATTGACGTGCTGCAATGATATGCCTATCCCTCCTCGTGCCAGGAGATGGGGAACAACATCATTCGTTATAACTTTGATAGTATCTTGTGTGGTTGTAGTTCTTGGATCCATGAGATAACAGCTTGCCGTCGAATAACCTTCTCGTCCTAAAAATAGCATGCACGGAGTCGAGGGAACAAAGAGCTGATGTGCAAGGGCCAAAAAAAAGGATGTAAAAGCTGTTCTCCAATTTGCACTGCCGTTGGTTAGGGAAGCAATCAAAGGCTTTCTGTGTAAAGCTTCTGTGGCAGCGGCTGCGGCCAAACGAATAAAAAATTGGCACAAAGATTCCTTTTTTCCACCTTCCAGCTCCACCAAATACTCCTCATATTTCAATGCAGACTGTAGCCCCAGTCGTTTTAACTGTGGATATATGTTTCCATAAAATCGAAGCATGTCCATTTCGATATGAGCTCTATATCGCCGTAAGTTATCTAACACATCGGCTTTAAGGTTTAATTTCTTTGACGTGAGCCAGGCATCGAAAGTAGTCTCTGACGACGCAATTCTCAGATGGACAAGTTCCCCACATACAGAATAAAGCCGTTCATCAAAACGGCAAATGGGCTTCATCTTATTTACTAGACGTGTAATATGTGCTCGCATATCACTTATCGATGGTATCGTCTCGGGATATTTCCTAACGTCTATCATATACAAATCTGAATCTGATAGATAGTCCATGCTCAATAGCTGGCGTTCAATAGAGTATAGTTCAGTTGCCACCGACGATGACATCTGCATGTCATTTAATTTACGAGATGCGGTACTCGCGTCTACGACATGTATTTGCCCAGTCCCGGGCGCTTCGATTCCCCTGGCATGAATTTTTCCTGGGCCTGAATACCCATCAGATTCGTCGAACATTGCTATTTTCAGCTTGGTGTTCAGATGATATCAGTATGCTATTATTGTGGTCGAGCCTCCACGAGAGCGGCGTGGTGTGTAGTGCGGTCGCGTTTATTTTATACTGTAAGTCCCTCCTCTGGAAATAACGCAATAATCTGGGAGTGGATGTACATTCTAGGACAAGATATCGTTCTATGTGAGTTGGGCGCCGTTTTTAACAATAGCACTCCGTCCAGTCCCCTACATCCCAATGCATTCCCGGAAGCCATACAATAGGTACATCCACAGATCCATACCGTTCGGATTTCTTTAGGGGAGTACACGAACCATCTAAATATCCCATGCGACAATACGCTGCATACATGCAAGATTCTTGTGTGGGGCGACCACGCAAGTCAACTTTCCACTCAGCCTTTTCCACTTTCCTAGTAAATTTTGCAGGTTGACTCTGTGTCTCGAATGAACTGTTCAGGGGAAATTCTGTGTTTACGTTTGCTCCACGCGGGGTTAGTGTGCCATCGGTACCGTGGATCGTGTTATTTGCCCGCAACTCGGAATACAGGTACCCCAGACACTCCTGGACAGTCCCCTCTCCTAAACGACTCCGCATAACATACACGCGAATACTTTCTCTCCCTAATCGTTGCGTGTACACGAATACTAGGTATATCAACGAGGCGGATTTGTCTTCATATATTACCCGTATGCTGCTGTCCAAATCAATGTATGCACATGCGGGAACATATACGGAGGATCTGGGCAGTGTGGTCTGTTCTGTTTTGATGCTCTCTTGTGAGCCGCGCATCACAGCTGTGATGCTCGCAATTTCACGTTGAGATACCCACGATATCATACCTCCTAATAATTGGAAAAATCTATGTGGAAATACGTGAGATCTAAGCATCGCCATTTGGCAGATTCCAAATCTATCCAGTCTTTCTTCCATTCTCCGCCGGCCGTAGTTACTAATCACATGGGCTCTTACAGCCTCGGCGCCATTTTTGTCTGAATAATCTCCCGCGCGAGAAGCGACTAGGAAAAATAGAGATACTAGTGATGGGCGGACACCCCCGCCATCCCTCCTATTCACAGAAACCGCTGCCAGTTCGGAGAGGTCATACCACGCGGTTTCTAATGCCCGCGGATCGCGCCCTCCTGGAGTCGCGTATAGAGCTTCGCTGTTTATGTCCAGCGGGTGTCGCATAGATAGCAGTATTGATCCAGGAAACTCGGCGTCGGGAAAACAGAAATCCGTTAGTGTGACCTGACGCGTTATTACGGCCCTATCGCCCCCCCACTCTCTTATTTCGCTGTTTGACCGTATAGACTGTGCTATGATCGCTGTAGTCTTTGCGGTAGAGTCTTTGAATGCCGGGGTTCGGTCCATTTTATACATGCCGAGTGTATCCGCGGTCCATAACACATTTAAGTCGTTCACTGAGGATCGATCCCCAACGTTCATGTAACCCAAATTGATGCGACCTCCTACGCTGGTTCGAATATTCTTGCCGATAGATCGCATGAGACTGTGCAATTCGTACGGACGGTTAGAATGCGCGCTATAATATTTCATTTCACTTGTGCGTGAAGCGGTCTTAGTATTGCGCGATCTCTCAGGTAACGCCATAGTTGTGTGCTAGATCGACGTTCGTCTACTCGCCTATTGTCGCGCAAATCAGTTATGCCCCACAGAACCGTTACGTCGTAGCATGTATCTCCGCTAGACTCGAATCAGAACTGCTGGTATATTCAGGTGCAGTATACACATTGCGCACGACCGAATGAATATATGCTATGTGGGGTATTGTGGAACAACAGGGCCGTCCTACAGAATCGCGGGTTCGAAAACAGCTGTTAAATATTATAGAGTTTCTGCCCCGATTCATTCTTTGGATCACCTTCTTGTGAAGAGGATCAACCAAATCGGGTATTGTAAGCAGTCGTCGAAGTTCGAGTAGTCCCATTACTAAAATGTCCGCATTAGGGAAGGGGGATAACTATCCATTGAATGCGTTGCTAGATACATTGCAGACGTTATGCGCAGAAAATTCCCCTACGGAGCCGTGGCCCGTTACAGTGATTTCGGAGGCACGGGCAGCCATTGGAACATTTTTCTTGTCATCGACACAAATGAGTATACAGCAGGTAGAGTCGACTTGGCGTGATGTTTTTTCCGTGATATTAGAAGTATATCAACGAACGAAAAGTCCGGAAGCGGCAATGTTGGCGCAAAATTTTACTGGATTGATACTGTGGCGCGTCTCAGTAAGATGGGATAAAACGTCATGGAGAGACGAATCGATCCGCTTGCGTAAATTGGTGGGAGAAATGACTGGAGAGGAACCTATTACTTGGTTATCCAGAAACAACTTACGCGTATCCGCCTCCTTCGGCCCGAATGTAATGGGGCCGTTAATAACGGACTGGTTTGCAGAGTTTGAAGATACGGTCACAAGTGCCGTTTCCTATACACCGGAATGCCTGCTATCTGAGCGGGAACGTATTCCTAACGTTTGGAATTTAACTGACTCTTTAGCACATAAGCGATTCGAATTGATATATGATTTCCCCTTTGTTCAGGAAGGCATACGTCTTATTGCCCGCACCGTTGGATGGGTAGTACCGTTTGTCATTTTATATCGATGCACAACGAATAGAGCTTTTACTCCTTTGACGAGAATCCTGTTCACTATAGCTTTCATAGATCAATATTTTAGAGGCAAGGGCGCTTCCCAACATTCGGTATTGAAAGAAAGATTTGCCGAGGATTGCAATGCATTGGGCTCGGAGGAACTCATGTCGGCGTCACAAGCAAATTTAACTAAACGTACGTCATATGAGGTTCGTGCATCGGCTGCAATTGCATACGGAGATCCGTTCATATATGGAATACAACCTGGTATGGTGGCAGAGAGGTTGCGAAGTGGCGAAGACATTATAGTTTCTAGTACATCGTTAACAGAGGATTCATTGGCCATTCACATATCAGCTGTGCTCCAACTAATTTCTAGCGATGGGTCAGATCACAGTACGAGCGTTATAGATGAAGCCAGAACAAAACTTTCGGAATCTGTCAGAAGGGCCTGGGATGCCATTCAATATAGTTCGTCGCCCAAACAATTACTTGAGGCATTAATAGACAATGGCTTTGTTCGACAGTCGTGCCAAGCTTACGAATCTGCCCTCAAAACATATATGGCTAAGAATTATAGAAATTCGGTAGAGACTATATTCAATGACCTACAACAAGTTATTGGGTGTGTTGCGGTCATTGGCAATATAGTGTTTGGACTTATTGAAAGTTATGGGCCTGGCATGAATTACTTGGAAAATTACGTAGATGGCAGTCTTCCTCCAGAATCCGATTCGGAATTTATATTTGCCCTAGGTCTAGAACATGGATTAATATCTCAGATATTAGGCCGCTGCATACCCCCCGATACCCACGATGATTATGTAAAAACCACACGTTCTGTTTTGTTGGCAGAAATGGATCTAATTGCACGTAAAATGGATGTTGGTGGATCTGCACGAGCTCTAAGTTCTGCAAGAGAATCTCTTCTGCTATGGTTTGATCATAGAGCAGAAGTTATATGGGGGCTTTCACTGCAGGAAAACTCAAATTCTACAGACTCGCTTAGAGATACATATGAGTCGGCTCATAACAACACTCCAGATCTGGTGGATGTCGATAATAGCGAAATGGATATGGTACACATAGCTATAAATATTCGATATCCACAATCGATGCCAATAATGTCCCAAACTACGTCCACCCAGTTTAGAAAATATATCGTGGCTACTGCATGCATGGATGCGCTAACAAGTACCACTGCAGCCAGTTTTTCTTATGAACACATAAAAACTGTCATATCGGTGTTGTCGTGGGCCCGAGACTATGGTACACCTTACATAAATAGTTTTATAGACCACAGAGCAAAGCTAAATGCTCTAATCTCTGCCATCAGCCCGTTTGCGAGTGAAACATCCCCCGTCCCTACGACAGATGATGCGTATAATATAGAAACACTGCTAACCGAACTCCATGAGGTCATTAATGCAGCTGTTCTGCTGCTGCCTCCCGAAACGAGACCATTTGTACCGCCGCGTCCTAAAATATCGAACAGTGTGCTGTTGGTGACTATGCACGGGGTGGCCATGCGACACAGTTTTCATAAATTGGCAGCACGTACGTATGAGTGTGTTCAATACATAGCGGAGAAGTGCCATGAACTTTTAGACCTGGCGTCGAAATTCAAACACTTCTTTTCGTGCCGTTTCGTGCAAAGCATGCCCGGAGGCACAGTTGCAGTTCGCAGTAGGGGGTCGACAGAACTCACCTTCGGTTCGTGGAAAATAGCGGATATAATGGCTGCTATTAGGGACTCGTATAATTCGTCAAACGCTATGTTGGCTGATATGAGGCTCAAAGTGGTAACGTTTAGAACCGTAATGGAAGAAACGGGCAAGAAATTGCCCCTGTGTGATAGTTTGTTGGAGGAGGCCAGTATGTTTAGCGATGCCGCTGCAAGATTCTTCTCTGATCTGGGAGCTGATTATGCGGGACTTGTGCGCCTGCAGACTTCGATGGACCTCCATGTAAGAATGTTGATAACCTGTAGCCACCCTCCTGGGATGCGATCCATATCCCATCTTCTTGATAAATGGTCTATTCTTTCTGAAATTAATTCCTCATTTCGCGATAAAAGTTCGCAAGACTTGGTTACAGCTATAGAGAATGTCGGGAATGTATGGCAGGGGATATTGGATGATAGGGTAGGTTCGAATGGTGCCGAAAGAGAAATAGATGATACGGACCTAGATGATGTCATACAAACTATCTTGCATGATTATTCTACCGTGTATGAAGATGAACCGACTTTTGTTGTGGAATTGACTGCGCGACATAATTTACTTCATCGCGACGAGATCAATTTTAACACTCTGGATTTCGATACCCTACCCCCCGAAGATGTCGACCTTGCAGCCTTCGCGACAGATTTTATCACAAAACCTAGAGTGTCGGCAGATGCGCTGGTTAATATAGTAGATACTGTATTTAATACAGGGCGATCTATGCAAGGAACGACCTCATAACCATCCTGTATCGTTAATTAAAGTATTAGCGGCTGGGAAAACGGATCTGTTTTTGAAATGTATCGATTAAACTGCACACATCTGAATAAAAGTAACACAAATGACCAATACTCATTTAAAGACTGAGTGACCTTGGTACAGCATACATCATCGCCCGAACGCACGTACCGCGCACACTCACTGATCTCAATCGCGAGCATAACGGCAGATTTGATTAAATGGAGGCCGTGCGAGCAAACATGTACAAACGAAATAGTTTATTGGAGTCGACTGCAGGCGACTCAGAATTAATGCTGGACAGATGGACAAAACGGGTAGTGGATACGACAGATTTTTCAATCGTCGCCGTTGGCATTAGAAACCAATTTGCAGCGGAATTAAGTCCCGGGTCATCGGTATCGTGTTTGAGGTCATCGTTAGCATTTCTGCGCATTGTGTTTACATATGGCTTGGATACGGCCCTTTCCGCCGATGCGATAGATGGTTTTCTTCTCCAGGGAAAAGACTGGACAATACATACGTCGGATCGAGGAGTGTACACAACTTGTGTGCCGCATGATCTACCAAACCGTATTTTATCAAAAGATCCCGGGGGTAATTTATGCGTCGCCTTTTCAAGTTCATATGGAGAATCCGAGTTTTATCTCGACGATAGCACGCCTATCATTCTAGACACGCAAATGTCTGCAAGAACATTTGTAGAACGGGTATGGAAACAGAAACGGGGGGACATTTACTGTTTAATTGTTATCGGAGTTCTCGGAATAGGGGTCTTTAAAACTGAGGATAGCGTCTATATTTTCGATCCCCATGGTCATGGGCATATAGGCCAAGCCTGCATCGTACGCGTGAGCGATATGTACTTTTATCAGTATCTCACATCTTACGCAGATCCTTCAGGAATGCCAGATTGGTCTGCGACTTTTGTGTACTTTGTTTCTACCGCTGTTAGTGCCCCCCCAAAGGAAGAAATAATATCTGCTGTTTCACGTTTATATGGAACCGCTGATATAGTATTGGACATAGGCAGGGCGGATGAGAATGATAATCTAAAGATAGTGTCGGCAGATTTCGACCCATCTTCCAGACCGAGGCCCTGGCAGACTAAAATAGTTGTAGGTACCCCCAAGCTCGTTTCTGAACCAGAACCAGCCGACTCATACGCAGATAGTTCGCCTAAATTGCATTCGGAAAGTACACATCTTACACCACATGAACACGGCGAATATGATCCATCCACTCTTGTGGGTGGCGATTCCACCAACATAAATATTTCCGATCCGCCTGCGAGAACCGATTGCCGCAGATATTCCGAGGGATCGGTTATACATGAGTCGGTAGACTCGCATATAGAAGATGTATCGGAGGCAACATCGGTGCCAGCCGTTTGGTCTGACGCATCAGAAATATCTGAGGAATATTCTCACTTAGGAGCTGTTGCGCACGACCCTTCTAAAAATGGACATGACCATAAGCCCGACCGGCGCTCGAGAGGGTCCAATTCGAGACAAAAGAGGCGGCGTCCGAGTTGGACGCCGCCATCCAGTTCGGAAAATGTATCGTCCGAACTACCAACGTTCCACCAGGCTAGAAGACCACCCCGGAAATCAAAACGGGCACTGGATCTTGACTATGGACATCTCTCTAATGAACCGCCTGATGTCGATGGTCATAATTCGGATAGCCCCGCGGGAGCAATTTCAAATATTTCCGATTCCATCGAACATTTGAGTCTAAGAAATAGGGCCGTATTCAACCCCCATACAGTAACAGGAAATTTAGATAATACATTGCGGGATAGTTTTGGGAACGACGACTATTCTGGCAGCTATCCCCTATCGACCATCAGTGATATGATTGATAGTATAACGGAGTCGATAGCCGATGGAATGAGATTGGTGGTTCCCACGTCTCATCGGGATGGGGGAGTGTTAGACGTTTGCATAATGGATGTGTTTACCAAATTGTTTAATTACATAATAGAGAATGGTGCACAGACTGTTACCGACAGAGCGTCGATCGTCGAACCCGAAATGTTGGCTCTGACAAGAGCATTTGCAACTTCGTCACACTTTAGCACATTTCTATCTTCGACCAGGTTATCATTGGCCGAAGCCTCCGAAACGGCAAACTTAATAGAATCAGTTATTACCGAAGGTTCGCGCATAGGCAAATTGGCTTTGAGTAAGCTGACAATGGTGGCACTAGAGGTCGAGGAAGCTACAATAACACTCAATAAATCTCTCGATGCTATTGAACGAGAAGCAAGTACGATGGAGCCTGATAGAATCTATGAGCGCATGGCAACAGTTTTAGTAGATACTTTTTATAGGTCTGGAAAGTTGTATTCAGAGACAACTTCTTATAACTCAGATCAGACGTTAACGAACAGGGTTGTGTCTCTTTGCGAGTTCATACGTGATAGGGAAAATATGGCCACGCGTAAGGCGGAACTAATACTAGCAGAAATTGAAGCGCTCGATGAGGGAATTCGATGGATGAACACCAAATTTGACGCTTTTGTTATGGGGGGTGGTGGGGGAATGTCGCCCGCGAAGGGTTTAAGTGCCATAGATATGACGGCCACTGATGCCGTGGCGAAAAAGCTAGAGTCTCTCGGGAAGGCGGCTATTGATATAGTAGGCAATGCCCTCCGAGAGTATTATTCCAAATGTGCTTTATATAGTGCGAAGGTGATGCGCGCGGATATGAAAGAGACGTCTAAATTTAAAATCGTACACACCGAACAGCTGGAACGTATGACCAGATTACTTTCTTCCCTGTCCATAATAGATGACATAATATTATTAATATCTTCACGGTGCGACGCGCGGGTACACGTGTCGGTATCTAAAGCGCTCGAATCGCAACTGCTTAAAGACTTGATGGAAATCGGGCCCCATTTAGATGTGGCGGACAATCTTGTAACGTGGAAGGGCCTGATGGTTTCTGTCCAGACTAACGGTTGGATTAGTCGCCGCGAGCTGGATCTACTATTGGAGGAAGTTGACGCTGTGAATGATAATGCTGCCCGCCGCGAAACAGCATTTACGGAACTGGAGCGTTTGCATGAAATTGAATCTAAGATTGCATCGTACACGGATATCGAGACGGTGGTCGATCCCACCAAACTAGATGAAGCTCTCAAACTGGCAAACTCCATAGTTAGTATCACGAAAGGCCTGGATGGCGCTAAACTCGCCAGCTCTTTAAGTGCTGATATTCGTGAGAAGATTCGCCAGAAGCGGTCAGAAACAGAACTCCTGATCGCCCGTCTCAGTGCTAAATACGCAGAAGTCAAAGCTGCTGTCGACGGAATATATGCGGCGATGCGTAAACTGCTACGCCCTCTACAAAATTTCGCAGGTCTGAGAGTCATAAGTTCGACAATCAAAACAATCTCAGATTCCATCATTCCTGGAATGGGATCATTTGAAAGTTTGTTGGCTTCCGCCCCACCAGATGTGATGGGAGCTTTACGATCGGATCTATGGGTTCTAATAACTCAGTACAAAACACTGTTGGCGCGCCCCAGTACAGGAACGGCATCACAGCTATCATGTCTCGGTGGCTCGTTCGCCCTCGCTATTAAGGTGATACTGGGGCATGAGAGCGAATATCATTCGGCATCAGTATTTTTCGGAAAACATGCTGATGTGCTTTCGGCTGCACTGACATCTGCTGCATCCGAGCCGACGTCAATAGAAAAGACTTCGGCAGCAGTCTCGGTGCTGAAGGAAGCAATAGCAGATATTAATACGGTCGATGAGACGATATCTCAACAGGATATAGTCTTATCTACTGAACGCGCGGATATGTTTTCATTCTTACACGCATTATTGACTGATGCAGAAGGTGCGGCAGATTTAGCTAGTCGCGGAGCATATTTAAGCACCTTGATCAGAACGACGCGTGATAGTTCCGAAGCTGTGATAGATGCAATCACTAAAATCAAGAGTTTAGATCCTAAGACGTACACCTATAACACAGATGCCGAAATTATAGTTAATGCTAAAGCAGCTGTTTCCGCGGCGACCAAACAAGCGGGAGATTGCAAAGACGCGTTGACGGCTTTGGATAACGAACCCCTTACTTATAATTCTCACATACAGCGCAGAATAACCGAATTGAATAAATTAATAGAGTCTGTGAATAAGAGGGTGGGTGATTTTGACATAGCTCTTCAATCATACCAACGGAATCGCGTGGATGTTGAGAGATCAAGAGGCGAGGAATTATGGACATCTTCCGTTACTTCAGTGTTGGTCAATGCTGAAATAAAATCGGAATTTGATGCCGTAAGGATAAATAGTTTGGCAGAAACGGCCAGAAATGCCGAATATGATACTGTCCGTTTCAAATCAAGAGCCGAAAAAATTGTGTCGGCTCATGCTCGTGTTGTAGAAAATGCGATAGTAACTGTCTTACAGTTTAACCCGTATTCTACGACGAATATCATCCACGGTCTAAAACCACCGATAGTGGCCCTTAAGAACATTACTTGGGGGGATGCATTTTTTGCAGCGGCCCCCTACTATACAATGCTTTTCGGAGTGAATTGCGACGTCTTAATAAGCTTACTTAAAGTATTATTCGCCATCCTTAGATACGCCAGCGCCCACCCAGAAAACTTGGATTACTATTTTCTTGTAGGGACAATAGAATCTGATCTCAGAGCGATACCAAGCCTGGCGAAATATGTAGATTTTTATCGCCGCGGCCATGACTCGTTCGAAGGACTTCTAACCAGACTTGAACATATGAGGGTCAATGCGTTGCATGCGTCAGGAAGAGTCTCTATAGAGATAAGCGATTCCTTGGAAACCCTGGCCCGGACGCATAGATCGGAGGGGGCCAGGCGGGCTCTGGAGTATGGCATATCCATCGTGATACCGTCGGCGACCACAATCATGTCGATAGCAGATGCATTGCAACAAGAAAAAATAACTGAGCTTGACGGCACAGCATATGCGGAGTATAGTACATACATTCTTCGGCGTGACAATGATGCCATCAAAGCAATAACACAGAGAGTAGAGGCGGCTATAGAAGCCGCAAAGTCGAGAGGGGAATCTATTTTAAAGGACTTGGCAGAAGCATCTTATGCGGTGGATAGTGAAACCGCGGAACAGTTGGCAAATCTGAAGAACTTGCTACGGCTCGTTGCAATGCCTGCGCACATAGCGAAGGCAATCGATAAGGCAGAGACGGCACAAGACATAGTAACACAAGCAGCACTTCTTCTCACTAAAGTCGAAGAAAGTAAAGAACTGGACACACAAACAGTGGATTGGTTAAAACATGCCGAGTCAGTAATAGATTCACACGATCTGACGGTCAGAATCGACGGGAGTGGTCCAATGACAATGTACGCAGAGCGTATAGAAGCTTTAGTGCGATTGGAAAACCGTTTGGCCGAACTGAAGTCTGAGCTAGCTTTAGCAGAGGCGGCGTGGGATGAAACATGGTCTGCCTTTATTCATAATAGAGACAGGATTGATAAGAGCTCAGAAGGATTCTCTGCTGCACAAGAAAGCGCTACACGGGCTAAAGCGTCGACAAATGCCATAAACTCCATACGTAACAGTATGGAATACAATAGACTTCCTTCAAAAATAATAGGAAGTATAGACTCGAAGTACAAAGACCGGACAGTGATGCTTGATAATTTCCTCGATAGCATGAAGGAGATTGAAGACACAATAAGGCAGGTGGAAATAATATGTAGTAAAGTACCGTTGACCTTTTCTTTAAATGATCTCAGGGCGATGTCTTCAATGTATGATGATATTGCCAAAAGGCTTCCAAAATGGTATGTAAAACAAGTGGGGCGATATGTAAAGCTTATCAAGATAAGACTGGCTCTATACACCGCATATGCTAATGCATCAACCGAACCTATAGGCGACCCCCCATTGCTACCATTTGATACGGGGCGCGCAGATATTGCACCCGACATGGCCCCTAGCGTTAGACTTGCGGATAAATATTTGAAGCATAGAGTTGCGGCCTGGATGAAACCTAAAGTAGTAGCTACCTTACGAGAAGCATTTTCAGAGATTGATATGCCCGGCCTCACCACGTATTTAGATTCTACAGATACGCCCTTGAGATACTCTATTTGTTACCGAACCGCATGCGATAAGCTTGCCGCGTGTTTGTGCGAAACGTCCGCTGTGAATATCAAACCACGTGCCCCTACAAACCTTATTTCAACTGTAGAGATGGAATCCGCCGCAGGCATCTTGAACGATCTGATGATTTTAAGATTAGGATACGTCCAGGCGTGTGCAGATCGGTTCCAACTTTTTAGAAAATATGTATACACCGGCATCCATGACTGGTCGCCAGATTATTGTATAAAGGCACACGGCACAATATATTGTGCATTAATAGCAACAACGTTAACCCGTATGACTGGGAGCAATTTATCTGATATCTACTTTATACCCGGGCAATATGGGGCTACTATAGAAAAAGGTGAAGTAAAGAAGTTCATGGCAAACGATCGTCGTAGACAAGTAGTTAGATTAGACCCAGCCGATATTTTGGTAACAGTTATGGCATGTACACCAGGCCACGTGGTAGCATTTTCGAAACTAGATTTGAGAAACCAATACGGCTTCATGGCCCAAACTCTTATCAACGTTTTGACAGATGCCATTTCCAACGTACTGTTTGTTAATTGTTTATCAACTCGAGTGGTGGATGGGGGCAAGGTAGACCCTAATTGCAGACCACTGAGTCTTGCTGGAGGGGAGAAAGACCCATCCGGTGGAGCGCTTTTTGCTATACGATATTCAGACTGGAAACGGGGCCGTCTTTCTGATCACGACCCTCTGGCCCCATGGGGAGATATATCTGGAGATGAAGGGGCGGGGTTTGCAAAAATTCGCGCAGTAGTGCCAACAGATAGTCTTCTTCTCACGACTACGGTGCTGGCTCGTATGTGCTTACCACCAACTGCATTAGCTGCCATGTGGTCGTCCATGCTGCCGGATGGGATAGAACCGACATGCAAGACCTATGACGACGTCGTAATGGCCAGAGGAGATGGAGCTGCGACCCTTTGTGTAACCGCATCGACCATTGATCATACTGGGGTTATCAATGGCCAGACAAATTTAGATTGTCCCAGTCTCTATGAGTATACTGGAACGGCCACCACTTTTACGGTTGTATCTACTCCGCCTAGTCGGATATTAAAAGTAAATGCAATGGATATAGCGGCATGCGCCACTATATTCGGCGCCAGGATTGTCGTGGCGGCGGAATGCCCGGAAGCATTTTCACCCGATTCTGGGCTGAGTCTATGTATTCGGCTGTTTGATTCCAGGTCCGGTTCTAAGGGCTGTTTTGTAGAGCCGGGCGCCGTTTCTTCTGATATTACGTCATGGGGCGCCAAGTTATTGGCGGCCGATAGCAATCCAATAGAAAATGCGTGCCTTGGACAACAGCTAGAGCTGCTATCCCACCTCATTGCCTCCAAACCTCTATCTGAAGCCCCGCCGTGTTTAGTAATAGTGGATGCTGGGATGGTTCCAGTGAAAGTGTTATGGGCCAAAGAAGAACTGGAGCCCGCTCCTATAATACGTATGACCTGCGCTGATGATGCATTGATAGCAGAATTGCCATACATTGACAGCGACGTGTACGGTGAAGATTTTCAACACATGCACGTATTAGACGCTCAGGAAGCATCTAGGTTCTTCACGGACGATTCTAGGATCTATCCGACACCCACATACCATACTGGCGTTGATCAGCACAATACGACTGACGGGGGGGAGAGTATTAATTTCTTTAAAATAAACCCTGGCGTATGTCCCCTCACCGGCAGCGAAGAATTGCCCGTTTATAGCGACGGCGAGCAAGACGGGTATATTGGAGGGGGTATTGAAGGTAACGCAGCTCCTGACTCGGTTGAATATAGTGCTCTTGATATCGATGACGAGGGGGAAATGACCCCTGTTAATACAAATATGACCGCCGACGTTTATGCGCGAGATATTGAACCGGGCGTGCTCGTAGAATCGCATACACTGAAACCCGACTACGATCCCGCAAATCCTACTAGCAAGACCATGACAGCTGATTCAGACCTTGCCACACAGGGGGATCAGGATGGCTTCGTGTCCGATGTGGGATCTGCCATGCACTATAAACCTATTGTCGGTATGGAGTTCAAACCTGAGCCCACGCCCCCAATCTTATATGAACCACCAGCCCCGGAGACGTCTCGCATGGAATCTGCTCCCCTCAAAAAACTCGGTGCTCTAGATAAAAATGTTACGGCAATGGCTCAGTCAATTGTACAGCCGGATAACTCCAGCATAAAGAAAAACACAGATATTAGATTGGCGGGTAGACGCACTATGCCTGCTGACAATAACGGTCTTCGCCACAAACCTAAGACTGGCATGTCGGAAACCACGATTAAGAATGTAGAATCGTATCCAAGTCCCCCAAGGTGGGTTCGCACGGCCGCATCTCAGAAGCGGCATGGCGAAATCGCGGGCTGTGTGTCCCCTCCTATAATTACCCTACAAAATGCTACACCTGTTAATATGAAAGAAGGAATGGGCATTCGTCTTGAAAAACATTCAGAGCTTTATGACCGGTTAGACGAACACCAAACCGCTCCGGAGGCGCTTGAAATGCCGCCAATCATTTCAGCTCCCTTGATATCTCCAACTCCAATTTACAAAGAGTTATCGGGGACTTGGCATAAGAATATAGAACGTATGGGGCGGAAACAAATAAACTCTCGCTCCAAAGAGCGAATGGCTTCGAAGGCCTCCAATTCACCCCTAAAGAGCAAAATTTCGAGTTCGACTGCTGATATCCTAGTTGGGATGGCATCGACGACCAGCAGCCACGATCATTCGGAGAGACTGTCACCACCACCCATCATAACCCCGCAGTTGAGACGAGCAGACGACATGTATGTAAACATTAAGAATATACCTGTACCCGAAGTGAAGGAAGAAGGAAATTGGAAAGAGTGTCCTGAAAGAAATAATCACGTTCCTGAAGTTGAAACGCGTACACTAGAGAATGAATCGCCCCCTCCGCCACCGAACGTTATCGCATCGTGGAAACAGATACTTCCCCACACCCCCCGTGGTAATGCACACCGCAAAGCAGTTTCACAAACAACCCACAAACCCCCCAACCTTAGTAGCTATCGGGGGCCGGTGTTGACTGAAGCAGAATCCGAACGGAAGTTCAACAACGTCCGAGTGGATCCCATTCATAAGCGCTCAGAGTCGGAATCTGTATCCTTTACAGATTCCGACTCTGATGATTCGCGGTCGACTATTTACAATCCCAATAGTACAGACACGGACATGTCGAGTACATCTCGCATTGTGATAGCCGACACATTAATGACCCGACGCGATTTCAGAAAAGCGAGCAGGGGGGCATTGTATGCACTCACAAAGGCGTGCGAAAAGATTGCAAGACAAATAACGCAGACTAGGGATCAGTTGCGATCTAGGGTTATAGGGCTGGCGGCTGACATTTTTAAAATAAAAATGCTCCTCATGGATTAAAGATAAATAAGAATTATGTACTATCTTGTATTTTTTATTTTTACGATCACGAATTTCGCTCTTCATCCTCGGAATTAGATACGGTAATAGCTGTGGAAAATATACCCGGTGGGTAGGTGCGCTTTAATCCAATGGATGGTCTGATCCGTGATGCGACGTCGTCGGCGGCAAACATTGCCGTTCGCTGTAAAGTTCGCGCGTCGTTGTGGCGACGGACCTCGGCAAATCCTACGCAAATGGCCCTTAAAACATTAATTTTTGCCATGGTTTCTACATTAGAAGCGGGCGTGGAGGTAATGTTACGCGGCAAGTCATTCAGTAGTTGTACTAAATCTACGAGCGAATAGCGGTGGAGTATGTCCAGGGTGTATGTGCCCAAATCAGAAGCGTCAAAAGGCCTCGTAGGAAGCGATGCACGGCGTGATGGTGACTGCGACATTTCTGGGATGCTGGAATTGAAGCCGAACTCAGCAGTGGCAGGTCGAGACTGGCGATGGCCAGGCGCTTCCACGACTTTTAGACTCGATAAACATAAATGGCCCATACAGTGGCGGTTAATATGACACCCACTAACAAAAGTATAATCATACAACGGGATATACGTACAGTGGTTACGTATTCCGTACTTGAAAATGCCTTAAACATATTCAATATGCGCCTCGCCGCATTACTAGTTGCCATGTTTGATTTCTGTATATCATCTATTAGTGGAATCGGAACACATCCCTGGGAAGTGTTATACTCAGGTTTATTCTCTGCACAAGGCAGTCCATTTCGACGTAGCCTCCGTTTATTATCAAATGCCCCTACCGCCGAGTCTAGGAGTCGAGATGTCCTACTCGGGTCGCTAGGACCAACGAATCTAAAAGCCAGCTGTACACTAGGCAAACGCACGAAGCAATTCACGTTTAAACAAGCTTGGAAAGGTCTGCAGTCGACCCCCGTAAATTGTTTTATCCTGTTTATATCAGATAGAGCTATGCCCGTAGAATCCGTAGTATTTAGTAATATATTGATTTTGTCCACCAAAGGTGCCTTCGCGGCGTTTATCGGGGGGTTGAAAAATCCCTCTATCAACACCGACACGCCAGTGTTCTGTATCTTAATATAAGGATCACATTCGTTTTCAGCCCAGTCACTCATCATTCTCATGATGTATTCTACGGGAAATGCACTTTCCACACCATCTGCTCCGCTGAACTGAAAAACACACCTGGAAGGTACATAACCAGAGAATGGTTCGGCTATAACATGATCGTAATTTCCTGTAGACAGGTGACCGCCGACCACTAGTTTGATGCGAGCTATTAGTCCTCCACGCCGATTATTCACGGTAGGGGGGTTGTCCATTTCTATCGCACACACCGTCAAATTGCGCTATTACTAAGATCTGCTCGTAATTAGGTATCCCCCAACGAAAATATGTGTACGGTGGTGCCCCAGCCACCCTGTACGTTTCAACAGTCCTTCAAAATTTGGTGAAGATCAAGGAACCTATTAATGACTGATGCAAATCGTTCGCTCCGCCCATTGAGCGCCGCTCCATGCTCACATACCTGCATTGTTTGACCAAAAGTATTTTTTGCGCCGTCGTCCCGTAATGTATTTCGGGCAGTGTTGTACCGGATGCCAGAAGCCAGCCTTCGTGTGAAAGATAAATAATTCAATTTACTATCGGTCGTCGGAAAAATTATATCAATTTCATCGGGTATTAAATATTCAAACCATATGCGATATTCGGCATCGTCCCGCAAGTAGCGTTCCTCCAACCTATCAATTTGAGAGGACGTTAATTCGACTTCTGGAATTACATCTTTCAAAAGACCCACGCTCTGACGACGAGTATAATTCCCATCGTTAGACATGTCAAACTGCGAGTTCGATCTCGCCCCGTTTGCTCGCGCATCTGCAGAGAATGATGGATGGGCCGCCGATGCGTTCAAAGATCCTTATGTCGCCTTCAACCCGGACCTATTAATTTGCAATGACATGCTTTTCAGCGAGTTGCTTTTTTCCGCCCATGCGATTAAGACAAAAGTTCGGGATACTCTAAATGATGTGTCAGAAAATCTAGAAGAGCACGAAGACAGTATTATCCAATCAGAACTGGTAACGTTTGTAGAAACGTGTGCGGACACCTTTGCCCTGGATAGGCCATGTTTAGTCTGTCGGGTGTTAGATACTTACAGACGACGTTTGGGATTATCTGCGATGTGGATGGCAGACTATGCATTTTTATGTTCCAAATGCCTAGGAGCGCCACCTTGTTCTACCGCAACGTTCATAGCAGCATTTGAGTTCGTGTACATAATGGATAAGCATTTTTTGGTCGAGTATGGTTTTACGTTGGTAGGTTCGTTTGCCAAAAAATTGTTAACGCTCGAGGATATACAAAGACATTTTTTTTTACATGGCTGTTTCCGAACAGATGGAGGCGTGCCTGGCAGACGCCACGATGAGATAATTTCGTCCCGTGGAAGACAAGGACGTTCTTCTAGAGGAAATATTAAAGGGCCTACATTTGGGGATGCCAAAGTGTTGTACAGTAATTATTCATATTTGGCCCAGAGTGCCACACGGGCAATGCTGATGACTTTATCTGATCTAAACGACCCCTCAATCAATACATCTGATACCCCAAATAAATTTTTGCCTAACGGAGCGCCATCGGCGGTGGCAAAAGAAAATCAAAGAAAGAGTACATCCACAAATCCTCACATCGGACAGACAAACTCTTGCCCAACCGCGCTCTCCGTTGCATTGGCGGGATGGAAAGACTGTGCTAGGAATGTTGAGTGTAATTCCTTTCAAAACGAAAGTTGTACTTCGCGTGCCGCCTCCGATGACGATGCATACGAACGCGAGTTGGATCTCCATTCAGACGATGCGAGTAAGACGTATGACACAGAACCGTTGCCCGCGGCCGTCCATACTGCAGATGTAGGGGGATTGGTAAAGAAGGATTTCACCGTGGGATACAACAACTTGATACTGTTATTGCTCTCTGGAACGGGATCGCTCCCTACCGACACGAGCGAGCTTGCTCGCATGGCATCCAAAGTCAGAAAGGAGACTGTGGATAAATTTTGGAAAACATGTAGACATGAATTGGCCCCAAACGTGACGCCATCATATAGTGCATGTTATACCGAAGATTCTGAACCCGATTTAGAATTGGGGCCATTGATGGCCACACAACTAAAGCATGCGATGAGTAAAGGGGGAACTTCTGCCGAATGTCTGCTCTGTAACTTACTGATCATTCGTACATACTGGCAGGCCATGCGAAAGTTTAAGCGTCAGGTGATTGTGTATTCGTCTAATAACATTGGTCTGTTCCACAGTATAGAACCCGTTCTGGATGCATGGGGGTCTGTAGAAGAGAATGTAGATTTAGGAGATGATGGCTGCTTCTTGAATTTAATGAAGGCCACCGGGGCGGAAGCTATTTATAAACACCTGTTCTGCGACCCGATGTGCGCTGCGCGGATAGCCCAAACCAATCCCAGGACCTTGTTTACCCACCCAACCACTGTCGATGATGACCTGCCGTTATATAAAGCTCGCCTGGCCAGTCAGAATCACTTCGAGGGACGCGTCTGTGCCGGTTTTTGGGCTCTCGCATACGCGTTCAAAACATATCAAGTATTCCCGCCCCGTCCGACCGCATTATCTGCGTTTGTGAAAGACGCCGGTGCACTGTTGCAGAGGCATTCAATCTCGCTGATTTCTCTCGCCCATTCTTTGGGTGACTACGTGTAGAGGCGAGATTATCGGTTTGCCTAATGACCGGATACTCGGCATTACCGAGACGCAAATCTGCGAGACGATCAGTAAGGTCCGCGCGATGGACTAGGCGCCAGGGACGTGATTCGCGGACCAGTGTCAACAGCTCGAAGATCGATGCTAGAAAAACATACGTCAATACCTACAGAGCCTACTTCGAATTTATTGCAGAGTCTCCCTCTGAAGAATTGATGGTGGTCAAGGATCTGATTATACCACTTATTAAGACTACATCCATATCTCTACCATTTAATCTGGCAGAAGCAGTAGCGGATAACTGCTTATCTTTGTCGGGGATGGGGTACTACATAGGTGTGGGTGGATGTTGTCCTACATGTATCTCGAATGGAGAACCACGGCTGGGTCGAAATGACAGAGCCGCGCTAATATTAGCATATGTGCAGCAGATAAATGACATTTATAAATATAGAGTTTTTTTTGCTTCGATAATTGCCGTACGTGAAAAGATGGGGAATGGGGAGGAGAAATGTAGAGGCGCGGAAACAGCTTTAACTCGCATTATATCAATACCCGAACTATTTTTTGCATATTATGTTTTACTCGATTCCGGTGTGAAAAATGTTAAAGTTTTATTCTATAAAGATCACGAAGCGGGGGACAATGAATATATGATGTATGTTGTGTTCCCTGGTAAATCTCTCCATCTTCATCACAGGCTGATAGATTGTCTTAAGACAGCGTGCAATAACTACCACATTATCGCTCATGTATGGCGTACAAACTTTGTGTTGATTATTAGAAAAGATTACACTCGGCATGCAGATTTGAATGATGTCCCGGCTATTAACGCAGATGATATATATTGCAAGTTATGCGATCTTAACATTGATGGGGAGCTTTTGTTAGAATACGGAAAGCTTTACGCAACTTTCGATGATTTTCTTCCTCCTCGTTGACGGGTACTCCAGCTCCGCTTTTTATCGTGGTAAATATTGCGCTTGGTAAGCGCTCCGCGCAATCCATGTCGTCCGTATAAGTTTCTGGAATAAAACGTTTGAGCACAGTTTCTGTTGTTTTTAAATCATTGCCAAACAAGGCCTTGAAAATAACGCAGAGGGTGCCCAACAGATGCGATAGGTAATAATCGGTATTTAGGGGAATTTTATGTGTCATAAGGTACGAAGGATCTTCCGCCATATCAGAAATCAGCAACTTATTCCTCATAGCCCGCTCACATCGATTTGACGTGTCGACACAATCTAAACTTTCTAAAAAACTGGCGTCGGTATTAGTACTAGTTGCAAGGGGATCATTTCTATATTCAGCCACCCGTTCCGCATCACGTCTCACAGTTGGCGTTGCGGCTGCTATTACATAAGCTATTCTGTCCTTTACTGAGGGGACCTGCTCCGATCTCATTAGCAATTTGTAGTACACCGTTAGATGGGGAATTCTCTTATTCGCATAAGCATCTGGAGGGCGGCTCAGCTCGGCGGACATGGAAAAGTCTCCAACATCAATCAGGTTTTTTGACAGCATTTGACCGTACGCTTCTGCTAATACATCCCCGAACGGTTTCAGACCGTCTGGGAGAGGCGAGGAAGTCCAAAAAGTAGGCGGTTTAGAGGCGATCGTCGCCGCAGCGTCTGCTACTGCATCATTACGAAATAACAGATCAGTTAATCGTCTTGCATACGTGTTGATAAATCGACAATTGTTCTTACGCACAATCTCCACGCCTTTCATCAACATTTTTCCTCCATAAATTGTCCCCATATACTTTTTCTTTGTTATGAGTAACAATCTATCGAACGTTTTCTCACATTCCAGTTTTATGGGTTTGGGGAACAGGACGGAGGATACCTTTTGGGCCATATCATCCCCTATCTTTACTAGCCCATCTATATGAACGCCCGTGAATTTAATGAACACCGAGTCGGTGTCGCCGTAAATTACATCTACGGAATACTCTTTGTTCTGCATGAAGTTTTCCAACTCGGGAAACTTGCACATAATTGAACTCTTATCGCCCCATTGATCGTGGATATAATCACGGACAGTCAACAGCATGTTGCGACCAATGGTAGTTACGCTGGCTGCAACATCTATGCAAGGTAGCATGCCGTTTGCTACCCCACAGAAACCATAAACCGAATTGCAGACGACTTTTATAGCGGCCTGCTGCTTATCAAGAAGTACGGCCAAATCATCCGGACTATGTGGAATTTTTGCACGGATTGCCTTTCTCATCGCCAGCCAGTCTTTTAAGAGAATTCCCAGCAAGCTTTCACGAATGTGTGGTTTTACAAAACGCAGAATAGATCCCTGCACGTCTATCTCTATATAGTCATCGCCACGTCGCAGGTCATTGATTATTGTTCCAGCGGGTAGTAGAGTAGTAAAACACAGGTTATGTGCCTGTATAATACTGGGGTACAGACTAGCAAAGTCAAACACAACTACTGGATCAATGTGAAACCCAGCTTTAGGATCCAGAACCTTTGCCCCTTGATACCCTACGTTCCGGCCAGTTTGTATCGATTTTCCTGAACGTGCTGCGGATCTGGTAATGTCTTCACTTATCCCATTTGCGACATTGTCGCCCGCATCGTTGACCAGCCCATTCTTTTTTTGGGGGAGGATGAACCCGTGGAGGCCCGCTAAGCGTAGCAAGCACGTGTATACCCTAATTTGTTGACCATCGAATATGGCCTTTGTAAGCAAAATACCAGCCAATTTAGCTATCGCCGACAGTTCTAAATGAGGGACGTACTTAAAAAAAAGCTTGCCTACCAATAATGAATCTTGGAGGCAGTACTCTCCTATTATCCCCCTTGTATTCGCACCGGATGCAAAGTATCTTGGTATTTCTTTGTACGATAGATCTTTTTTTCTTTCCCCCAACGCAGCCTCCGCTACTACATCCAACTTGTAACTTTGCAATTTCATTTTTTCGGTAGCTATAGAATACATGTCCAACGCGATTATACCGGTTGCTTTAAACTTGCCTTTCTTTTGAAACTGATTGGCACCTGCATCCCAAACCCTGAACATCCCTTTTTGATTAACGATGCCATATCCATCCAATTTCATATCATATACTACCGTTAGCTTATTTACAATGAATGCCCAATCGAAATTTATGATATTGTACCCGGTTACGAATTCTGGGGCGTATTGTTTGATAAATGTCATGAATGCTAATAGGAGTTCAAATTCGCTATCAAATTCCAGCACAGTGGGTGTCGTGTTATATGTATCTCTAAACACGTCTTCACAAGATTGGGGCAGATCGCAAGATCCTAGAGAGAACAAAATGGCATGTTCTAGTCGTTTGTGACCGATTGAATAGAGAAGACAAGAAATCTGTATGACGACGTCTTCTTCATTCGTTGCAGTCGGGAACGCATATTCGTTACTGCCTCCCGACTTGCACTCGATATCGAAGCACAGGAGCTTATAATCTGGCCATATGCCATCTTCGGGGTGGCCTATCAAATTGTCCACGGTACAATTAATTTCAATATCACATGAAGTAACATGGTGGAGTGGTGAGCGGACTTGAACTTTCTCGCCACAATCGCCCACTTTTAGAGAATACCATCCAAACGTACCAAATCCGGCGTTATCGAGAACCATTCGAGTAATACTATCTACATTGCCTTCGTACTTGGTGATAGATGGATGAAAGTTGTCACATATAAACGACATGTATTTGCCACTCTGACATTTCACGCGGTAATATTCTTCCAACTCAGTTCCATAATAATAAACATCCCGGCGTCGGACGATATCTATCTCGAAACAGTCCGCCGATACCGATCGCGCTGCGAATAAGCAGGGTCGCTTACCATCTGTTGTTTCCATCAGCGACGAGCGTATGGTGGTCGCCAGATTCTCGGCGAGATCGCGGGGACATTTGCATCCACATGCAGCGTCCACTTCAACCTTACGCATGTAGAAATACGGCTTTATGCCGTACACATGTACCGCCACTCGTTTACCACATTCTGTGATCCCCAGCATGGTCACAATTGTGCCCATGGGGCGCAAAAGATCACAAAATCTATTCTTGTCGCGGTCTATTGCCCCGTCCGCAAAATCCACCGTCTCCAACATGTCATACACGTGAAATCTAGAAAAACGAGGGTCAAAATCTGAAGGTAAAAACGATCTGCCGTTCCAAACAGAGCATCTCCGAGGCCATATGCCTGTACATGCGTCGAAGTTGAGAAATTCATACACGTCCCCATTTTTGTATAATATGGGTGACCGTTTCAATCTGCCGACATGCGTCCCTTTTTGTTGACTGTTGCCAACGTCCAAACATTTTGGAGAAATATACTTAAATTCCCCCAGATCAGTAATATATGTTTTGAGATTATGCTTCGCACTTCTGCCCTGGCCAATTCTGTACCGCAAAGCGTTTTGTTCGTCATGTTTCCTCTTCCTTCTTTCGAGGCAGGGGTTGAAAAATGTCGTTCCTACGATAGACATGCCACGCGATTGCGAAAAGAAATCATATACTTCAGTGCAGATGCGTTTGTACCGCCACAACTACAATGTGGTTATTATACTTTCAGATCCCCTCCACGTAAGCTAGTGTCACCAAAGGAAATGTTGCGACACGCCCCCTGGAGAATCGCATGTTTAAAACAGACCGCGGGAGAAATGTGAAGTGCGTTTGATTGCTATTGCTATAGCTGTAGTGGGGTGTGATACTTCTCGAAGAGTCTTTTCCACCCACTATTCAACTGGAAGGCTGTCTTACGATCACAAATGGATGGTGTCGGGAAAAGCGTGAAACTTGTCGGAGGACCGATTGGTTATGTATATTCCATGAGTAAGGACGCCGTACCCGTCGATGAATTGTCGACTTTTGCGGCAAAATGCATCGATTCGGAAGAAAGTATACTACCGCTGATTGCTGGTCTTACGGTGGAGTCGGAATTCGTGCGGAACGTGGCGGCTGTTGCAGGAACCAAAACTACAGGCTTGGTAAATGGTGGGATAACACTCAAGCTCGTCCCGACACATTACCATCCTAATGTCTTTGTATTTTACGGCGGAGATTGCATAAAGCCTTGCTCAAAAGCCCCCAATTTAACAAAGGCGTGTGAATATGCACGTGAAAGATTTGGATACTGCCCCTATTCGGCCCCAGGATCGGTAGAAACAAGCGGCAAGCAAATATGCGAACAGCTCGGCTTGGACGCCCAAAAAACAATGTTGTACCTAGTAGTCACCGAATTATTCAAGGAAGCAATATACTTGTGCAATTCTTTCTTGTATTATGGTGGGAGCGATTCCGTGACGATTAATGATGCGGAAGTTCGTAGAATACCCCTGTATCCTTTGCATTTAGTCCTACCGGATTTTAACCGCGTCAGCAACGAGCCGTTTAGCGAAAGACCAAGAGCATTGGGAGATGGTGCAGTCATGCCCGAGGCATTTTTTAACGACGCACTATGTCGCCTGTTGTACGGCTACGTGTTAGGTACTGACGCGGTTGGTCTACGCGTACGCAATATCGACGCCGTCGCCCGCGGGGCCGCACATTTGTGTTTTGATGAAAACCACGAGGGAATATTGCTACCGGCAGACACCACATTTACCGCTTTTACTCCGACGGCGGACACTGGGGGAAAAGGCCAACCCAAAGCAGGAAAGAGGGATGGTGCTGAAACGCAAGGGGGGGGATATGAACGCAGAACGGCTTCATTGATGGCGTCCGACGCAACACTGGCGATAGAAAATGTGATCGCCTCGTCTGTATATGAAGAACCAATCCCCGATGTAAAAAAGTGGCCCATATTCTGCAACCCAGTTGGATATACAGATAGAGTTGAAGCTTTGTCGGCATATATGGGCCGGGTGGCCGGACTGGTAGGAGCAATGGTATTCAGTTCCAATTCTGTTATATACATGACCGAAGTGGGTGAAGCTAGCAGTTCTGATGGCAAGGAATCAGGAGTGCCCGCACCATCATTTTATAGATTTTTTCAAATTGCTGCTCCGCATTTGGCAGCAAACCCATTGGTCGATCGAGATGGAAAACCGATTTCGGGTGATGCCCTCCCCAAACTCGCCCCCTCCACATCGTCCGAGTATTCATTGGACTATTTGATACTAGCTTGTGGATTTTGCCCACAATTGCTGGCAAGGTTTTTGTTTTATCTGGAAAGATGCGATGGTGGTGCAAACGCATGCCATCACGACTTGGATACAGTCAAATTAGTATCATCTGCAATCGACGCGGACATGCCGTGTGAATTGTGTGACAAGACATCACGAGTGTATTGCGCTCACACGACTGTAAAACGGCTTGAATATCGCCTGCCTAAATTCGGGTATCAAATGCGTGGTGCCATGGGCCTTTTCGGTGCAATGACCAACAATTACTGTGATGTAAACGCCCTCGGTAGCTATGCACAATTTTCGACCTTGAAGCGGTCCGAAGGTGAAGCGAGCCGTAGTGTGATGCAGGATACGTATAGGCTAACCGTTGAGAGGGTAATGAAGGCGTTGGAAAAAGAAGGGCTTCTGGCATGCGATGATCCTATGAATATGGCCCCTGCAGACGCCAGCATTAAAGACGGGCCATCGTTCATACACGCTGTATCAACAATGAGAAACATAATAGAGGGTGAAGCTTCCCAACTTATGCGCAATTTAACAGAAATACGCGAATACAATATACGAGAAGGATTATGCGACGCTAATCACACGCTTTCCCTGACAATCGAGCCATATTCTTCGGGATTTTGTCCCGTGCTTTCGTTTCTGGCCAGACGCACAACCATTGCCGTTATACAAGACATGGCATTGAGCCAATGTTCCATGCTTATGCACGGGCAGCAGGTAGAGGCTCGGAATTTTAGAACGCAGTTCCAGTCAGTTTTGAGACGGAGAGTTTTGGAACTCCAAAATGCAGGATTTATAACATCCAAAGATATTACAGCGACGTTAGAGGATCAACATGTGGCCGTTCCCGATCCAAGTAGATCTCAATACGATCCTACTGTTATTAATATGGAGGGCGATCTTACCAGGGTTACAATAGAGATAATCCGGGAGCTTAAAGTGAAAAATAGAGTAATATTTGGCGGTGGAGTCATCGGTACTGCTTCGGACGCCGCAAAGTCCAGGCTCGCGAATATGATAGAAGCCTATCAACGTCCGACTAAAACTATGAACGTTCTTAATGGACCGCTGGGATTTGCGATTAAACGGTACCATTCCGCACTTTTTCCTAACGTCAAAATGCCTAACGGTGCGGTTCCGAATGCACATTGGTTTTGGACTCTGTTGCAACGGAATCAACTACCCGATACCATGTTATCTAAAGAAGACCAGGAAAAGGCGTTATTCATTAAAAAATTCACAAACGTATATGCAGACATGAATTACATAAATATCAGCCCAACGGGGTTTGGAGATTTGGCACAATTTTTCCTCGCCAATACAATTCTGAAGTACTGTTCTCATAAACATTTCTTTATTAACACAATATCGGCCCTGGTAGCCGCTTCTAAAAAACCAAGAGATCCTGCCATAGTATTGCCCTGGATAGATAAAACAATCACTCAGGGGCGCGATGTATCACTCGCAGCCCAACAGTTAATTGGGACAATTGCCGATCGCAAGGATGCTTGGTGTGCTACGTTTTCCGCTACTAATTTAGTGGGTTCGGTTATGAGCACAAAACCACTGATAGTAATTGGTGTGAGCATTAGTAAATATCACGGTATGGCGGGCAGCACAAAGGTATTCCAGTCTGGCAATTGGGGAAATATCATGGGTGGTAGAAATGTGTGCTCTTTAATGTCTTTCGATAGGACACATCGCTATGTAATGGCATGTCCGAGAGTTGGTTTTGTAGCAGAACATACAGGGTTCTCGTCAGGTTTGAAAGAGGCTACATTAATGGATAGGGCCCGGGCCATACTGTCAGAAGAAGGTGGCGCCCCTCATGCAGAAGTATATATGCTGGCCCTGAAAATGGTGGGCGAGCGAGTACGTCAAATGGAACTGGAGGATTGGATAGAAATAACAGGCGATGATTACATCTCATCGCTCATCGCCGACCTTAATGAACAGGCCGAGCAATCGGAAGGTGGATGGAGTATCGATGTTGCCATGGGCCTGGCAAAAGAGACGGCCGCGGCTTCTGCATTCATACCTAGCAACGGACCAACGTTCAACTATGAAGAGTGGGACGATGGGGTTGAAAAGCGTTCCGATGGACATTCTCTGTCAGAAGGTGGTACAAAAAGACCAAATTTGAGCGTGTTTGATCTGGACCCTGTTCCAGAGAAACGGGCAGCAGTGCTATCTGTAGATATGTTGTAGCTGAATTGTGCATCTGATCTGTATGCGATGTGAAATGTACATCTCAATAAAAAAATTACAATATCCATTTCCTTGTTGCGTGGTTCACATATATAAGACATACCGTTGTGGGAGGTTTGTCATTTCTTGGTAGTACTCTCGATCAATGAAATATGGAACACGGTCCGCACCAACCCAGTGAACTTGAATATGAAGGCTCGATCGCGCGTCAGAAATTACTTGCGGTATGGGGTCAAATACAATCGTACCTATTTCAGATTGAAATTTTGAAGCGATGCGATCCTGTCGTAGGCATGCGAATGATAAATCGTTTGAAGCTGAACGTTCTAATGATACGATATTTGGAAAAAAAACTACTCCCGGGCTGGAAGGAACAGGAGGACATTTCGATTACTCCCATAACATATGGCGTATGGTCGGCTATTCGGCGGGCCAGGCTAGAAGGGGAAGTGTTGCTATCGGCGTTGTGCGATTACGTCGTTGAAGGGAATACACGAAACTTTTTTGTAAAATCGATGTCTCTACAAGGAGTGTGTCCATATCATGTAGTGGCCGAACTGGATACCTACGGTGGGCCCGTTACCACTGAGATAAAGTTTCTACACGATGTAGAAAACGTACTGAAGCAACTTAATTACTGTCACCTCATTATAAATTCTCGATCGGTCGGGCGGTTTATGGCAAGCATAGATAAGTATTTGCTCAAGACTCTGGGATCTGGGTCGATTGTACCACCGGAGTTATACGATCCGTCCCAACCCTGTTCAGTATGTTTTGAAGAACTTTGTGTGACGGCGAACAGTGGAGACTCGGCACATAAGCGCATCGTCGGGAAAATGTGCGACCATGTCACCAAACAAATGATACTGCGCGTCGATCCGGACGATATGGTGGCACATTTGCCCCATGCTACGTACATACTCCCTGACAAGTTAGCAGTGGCGACTACTGCATTAAACCATATTAATAATCCAAATATAAATGATACTGTGTCCACTAATGTTAGTCCAGATTCCGTGTCCCAAGCAGCAATGGTTGCATTGGATGCCCATAATGTATTTCTTCCCGCATCGGGCGACCTCTATGCAATAAGTGAATTGCAATTTTGGACGGCGTCGTCGGGACGGAAAGCTAGCCATCCCCAAGGAAATACAATCGACTCGTTTGCAGACAATTTGGAACAGGTGGTGGCTAAGGAACGGTTGTTTGACTTAAGGTCGTCAGTAATAGAAACGGCCCTATTTGATAAGCGGATGAATCACTTCGAGCGTATATTTTCGGATGAAATAGAACAAATGAACACGGCCGATAGGCTACTTTTGGGGGGGAGGACAGCCGCGCCCGACGACATTATAGAGGCGCTAATTAAAGCATGTTATGACCATCACCTGTCAGCACCTTTGCTCAAACGTCTATTATATCCCGATGAAGCGGCGCACGACGCACTCAAGAGTACACTGGAAACCCTCACCTCGCGCTCTGTTAGGCAGGACAGTGCACCCAAGACGTCAGAGTCTACTGGTGACACAACGCAAGTAACACCTAGAGACGCGCATCGCTCACTTTCTGATGCCCGTGGTGATGTTGAGTGGTTGGAACTAGTGCGCGCGGCGTCGGCTGATGCCGCGCGCAGACGCAAAATGTATGCCGAGCGCTTGACGAAGAGATCTCTAGCGAGTTTAGACAAGTGTATTACAGAGCAGAGAAAAGAGCTTGAAAAAATTCTGCGCGTTAACGTGTATGGAGAAGTTCTAATAGATTCATATGTTGCCATATTTAACGGTTTTCGGTCACGGCGTGGGCTGTTGGAAGCAGTTCAAACTCGGTTTGCGAATGTTATAGATAACCGCAGAGGAGACGAAGCTTTCGATGCGTATCGGTTCATGCAGACAGCATTGTTAAAACATAAAATAGACCCGGCAATGCTCCCCAGCCTAACGCACAAATTTTTCCAGCTAGTGAATGGTCCATTGTTCAATCATGATGTCCATCGTTTTGCCCAACCCTCGAATACGGCTTTATATTTCAGTGTGGAAAATGTAGGCCTCCTGCCTCACTTGAAGGAAGAAATGGCACGATTTATGTTACAGTGCAACAACACATCAAGTTGGATAATAAGTAAATTTAGGGGGTTTTACGATTTTGGTGGAGTGGATAATATAACCACCGCACATAGAATGGCATGGAAATATATACGAGAGTTGATTTTGGCGACTGCCCTTTTTGCATCCGTGTTCAAATGTGGCGATTTGCAGGTGTGTCGTGCCGATGGCTTACAGCTAACATTGGGGGGGGAGTACATTTGGGAGGATGGAGTATATCTGACATACGAGACCGATTGTCCTCTCGTAGCACTTATCGGGTGTAGGGCTTATCTAACCCACAATCAATCCCCGACCGTTCTCGTTGACACGGATGTTTTTTCCTTGCTTTATTCTATTTTGCAGTTTATGGCTCCCGCTACGGCGGATCAGTTACGATCGGATCGGTTTAGTAATAGCCACACCCACAATTGACCTAGGTCAATATCGTTAGGACTTTAGTATTTTGATTCATACGGTCGGTGGAACTCATGCTTATGACTCCTACAATGAAGTACTTTAATCGGTCTTTATTTATTTTTCTCACCCCAATCTTATCCATCGCGACCTCAGAAATTAAATTACCAAATGTGACAGCGCGAGAAATTGTTTCGGGCATACAGCTATCCGAAGACGAGACGACATTTTACGTCTGCCCACCACCGGTGGGGTCTACCATAGTTCGGTTAGAACCACCTAGGAAGTGTCCGGAACCGTTAAAATCCACTGAGTGGGGAGAAGGAATTGCCATATTGTTTAAAGAGAATATCAGTCCGTATAAATTCAAAGTAACACTTTACTATAAGAACGTTATACAAACTACGACGTGGACTGGGACGACGTACAGACAGATAACTAACAGGTATACAGATAGAACACCCGTGTCTATCGACGAAATTACTGATTTGATAGATGGTAAGGGGAAATGTTCATCCAAAGCCCGGTATCTTCGGAACAATGTATACGTCGATGCATACGACAGGGACGAGAATGAAAAGCAGGTATTGCTACGTCCATCGAAATTTAGCACAGCCGAATCGCGGGCATGGCATACGACCAACGAGACGTACACCGTGTGGGGATCTCCATGGGTATATAGAACGGGCACGTCCGTCAACTGCATAGTAGAAGAGATGGATGCCAGATCAGCATTTCCATACACGTACTTTGCAATGGCCAATGGAGATATCGCAAACATGTCTCCATTTTATGGAACAACTCCAACCGACGCGGCCGCGGAGCCCATGAGCTATCCGCAAGACCGATTCAGGCAATTTGACAGCTATTTCCCCATGGATTTGGATACGCGCCGAAAACTCGTCACGCCCGTCAAGCGCAATTTTCTCGTAACTCAACATTTTACTGTTGGGTGGACATGGGCCCCCAAAATCTCTCGCGTATGCTCTATGGCAAAGTGGAAAGAGGTAACGGAAATGCTGCGTGCTAGAGTGGGCAAGAAATTCCGTTTTATGGCCCGCGAGTTGTCGGCAACTTTCATTAGCAATACAACAGAATTCAACCCAGACCGTATCATACTAGGACAATGTGTTAAACGTGATGCCGAGGCTGAAATAGATAAAATATTTAAAAGGAAATATAATGATACACATGTCAAGATGGGCCACGTTCAATATTTTTTAACGCTAGGAGGGTTCGTCGTGGCATACCAGCCCATTCTGTCAAAATCACTGGCCCACATGTACCTAAGGGAGTTGTTGCGGGACAACCGAACAGATGAAATGTTAGATCTCGTTAATAATAAGCATGCCATTATTAGTAATAACGCTACATCAGTGTCACGATTGCGCAGGGATCTACATCGCGCCTCGTCCGGCAAGGCCATCTTGAACGACTCCGTAATTATAAGATCGACCGCTTCAGTTCAATTCGCCATGCTCCAATTCCTATATGACCACATACAAGCACACATTAACGAGATGTTCAGTAGAATCGCAACAGCCTGGTGTGAATTGCAAAATAAGGAATTAGTGTTGTGGCGCGAAGCTATCAAAATAAACCCCAGTGCAACCGCGAGTGCAACATTAGGAAAACGCGTTGGGGCCAAAATGTTGGGTGACGTAGCCGCCGTATCATCATGTATTGAGATCGATTCAGATTCTGTTACCTTACAAAATTCCATGCGGGTTGTCACCTCTACCAATACTTGTTATAGCCGCCCTTTAGTGTTATTCTCCTATGGGGACCGACAAGACAAAATACAAGGACAGTTGGGGGAAAACAATGAATTGATTCCAACTCTAGAGGCCATAGAGCCATGTTCGGCCAATCATCGTAGGTACTTCTTATTTGGAGATGGCTACGCGTTCTACGAAAATTATAACTTTGTTAAGATGGTAGATGCGGCAGATATCCAACTGGCGAGTACGTTCGTAGAATTAAATCTAACGCTTTTGGAAGATCGGGAGATTCTTCCTCTTTCCGTATATACAAAGGAAGAATTGCGTGACGTGGGGGTATTAGATTATGCTGAAGTTGCTAGGCGCAATCAACTACATGAATTAAAATTTTACGATATTAATAGAGTGATAGAGGTAGACACTAATTATGCCTTTATGAACGGACTGGCAGAATTGTTTAACGGCATGGGCCAAGTGGGGCAGGCTATAGGGAAAGTAGTAGTCGGGGCTGCAGGGGCCATTGTATCCACTGTATCGGGGATTTCCGCATTTATGTCCAACCCGTTTGGCGCTCTAGCCATAGGCTTGATTGTCATCGCGGGCATCATTGCGGCATTTTTGGCCTATCGTTATGTAAACAAGCTCAAAAGCAACCCGATGAAGGCCTTATATCCCATGACCACAGAGGAACTTAAAGATCAGGCAACACGGAAGCCGCGTACCGATGGATCTGACAGTGAATTGATGTCAATAGACGAGAGGAAGCTGGAAGCTGCTAGAGAAATGATAAAGTATATGGCGCTAGTATCTGCAGAAGAGCGTCATCAAAAGAAATTGCGTAAGAAAAAGAGAGGAACAACCGCTATCCTGTCCGACCATCTTTCAAACATGAGACTAATGAATGGACATCGCAAATATGATAAACTAAACGACACGGATTCTGAGACGGATGATGAAATTGTATAGAGATGTTGTATTAAAGAAGACTAATAAAAACATTGTGCGTCTCAACGATTTATTAGCGTTTATGTCCACAATAAACTGCTGGTACAGCTCTCTGACATTAACACACCGCTTTTCAGCGATGGGTCATCATGTGGCTAATAAAAACATCGCTGCCTGAATCTCGCGTGCCGCCCAAGCCAGCTATCGCGCTTGCGTCGACAGTATCTTGTGGAACTCCACATCCCATATTAGGGTCTGTGATTTGCTCTTTAATGGCGGGCGCCGGGCCCGACACTGGCGTATCAGTACCTGTGTCGTGTCTTACAGTTGATACAGCTTTGCCTGAGGTGGACGTCCCGTCGTCACCGCCTGCACGATAGCCGGTATCGGAGGTAACCGGGTGCGGTAGTTGTTGTATCGTAGGACAGTAATAGCGCGCGGGTAATCCCGATCCAACATTCGAAACGGCAGCATATGGCTGAGTATACTGGCGCTCCCCATTCAATCGTTCCACTTCTCTTTGCAAAGAAGTTACAGCGCCCATAAGACCAGAGAGGACAGTTTTCGTTTGGATGGAATCTCGCCTATTCTCCGATGGGCCAACATTCTTCCCTTCGCCTTCATAATGGGGTTCGTGCCTACTAAGCTCTCCTGGATAATATAGGTCAGGTTCATCATATTTGTCAAATGCATATGGTCGCTTGCGCGCGCGCCGTTCTTGACCGGAGTATACACCGTCGTATCTGTGCCCTTCATCCATCTGCCTCTTGTCCTTATTCATGCAGTCTAGTAGCGCCGACAACTTTGCCTCCAACGATGTCTGTCCAGAATGGACGGGGTGTGGCTGTATTCCCGAGTATTGCACACACCCGGATGAAAATGGAGAACTGTATGATGGTAGCGGATGCCCATATTGACCATATCCGCTATAGAAGGGGGATTGTCCTGTAGAAGGCATCGTTGGTGGAATGTATAACTGTTGATTAGTATTCGTGACCGGGTCTGGATTGTTGGCTGAATGCTGGGCATACCTGGACACAAGCTGGTTATAACTCTTGATAGGTACCCAAATAAAGTCGTCTCCTGGTGGACGTGGAGATTGGCTACTCATTATAGGCAGGTTCTCAGAAGGTATTTCGCAAAAGCGATCGCGGAGTTCAGAAGTCGACGAGCATATGGGCGGCCGCCCTATGTACTTGCCACCAAGTGTGTTCTCTATTGTCTCGTTGCCGCTTAACATTGGAGTATCGCACTCTTGTATCCCCGCCCTTTGTACGGTTTCCGGATTTACGCTTTCGCAGGATGGGATGGACTTAGAGCCATTGTCCGACGTCATAAAACCATCCAATGCTGTTAAAGCTGATGCCTGCAGATATTTCTGGCCAACAATTCCGGCTAGCCGTCTCCGCTCAGAAATAATGCGCCACTTATCTCTCAATAACATGTTGTTGATGGCAGTGGCCAACAGTGCCTTTGTTATTGCACTTTTACTCGGGTTCCATACCGTGGGTCCAATTTTTTTTTCTGTCTCGATGGCTTCAGATATTAAGGATGATTTGCATACGTCAGACAATTTTGTGAATGGTTGTATTGCATGGTCCACGTCAAAATCATATGTAACGATTGTTCCTATACGTTTACCCAACAAACATAAAGCTACATGAGAGAAGAAGGTTTCATCTGCCCGTTCCCCAGGCTCGAGGCGTCTAGACGACAACGACACCGATGGGAGATAATTCGTTACTAAATAAAGCAGTTTTTCGTCTTTGCTTATGTTTTCCAACTCACTAAATATCTCTTGACTAGCCGCAGCTTCAAGGGTCTGGGTCATTAACGGACAATTTATTCTTCCCACGAAAAATAATCCGTGGTCGTCATCTGCCAACGCAAGAACGGCACCGACGACACAATCTTGCCTGTGGTCAATATTTATTGGCAACGGAGAGGGTGTGGGAATTGCCGCTCGTATATCATTACGATCTATAACCAAATCGTTGTTGTCCTTTGCACCATAAAGCGTTAAATAACCAGCCACATACACCGCCGGATGATCGTTCGTTTTCATTTCGCCGATTCTTCCCGGCAAATAATACTCCGCCGGACGAGTCTTTACGATATTTATGGCGCTGATACTAATTTGGGTATGTATCCAAGGCACGCGAAGTAAAGAAGATCATAATCCGTTTGTACGTTAAATGCTATTAATTTCCTACTCTCAAAGAGGCGGGCTCTGGGTTGCTGTATCTGCATTAGCAGCTCCAAACCATGCTCATATTGAAGGGTTACTGAGTCATGCGCCGCTATCACCTCTTTAATGGATGCAACGTTACCTCGATTTCTGTTCTCGAGTTCTAAAGAGACGAGTTTTGCTACAGTGGTCTGATATTTACTCAAAGACGTATCGATGATGCGTGCCGGTGGTTGTTTGTGATCGGACATGCCGGTAACAAAAAATGGAACGTCCAGACATAACGCTACCAACCCCGGAAACAACTGCGTCAATTCTACTCCTTTAATTGCGTTATATATAGGGGCGACATATTTCTGAAATAAAAACAACAAGTTTCTCCCATCACTCCTTATTGCGCTTTCCGGAGTAGCGACAGACGCCCCTACTGCTACACTTGACACGGTTCCAGGAACGAATGACCCCAACTGAAAGAGGTTATTAATCTTAGCAGAATATATATTGGTATTCCACAGCAGGCGTCGAAGGAACAACATAGATGCGATCGTATTTAGAGTAGATCTTAACAAAGTTTGATCCTCCATCAGAAAAAGGGGCTGTGCCCTCCCCAACAATGCTGCCGCTGCAGAGTTCACATCGTCATCGTACGCAGTTTGATTTTTATCTACATCTTCGATTATGCACCCACGCGGAATTGATCCCATTGCGGGGGGCAACACTCGATATTTTACCAATACTTTTAAAACACTGTGATCTATCAACGCGTCACGTTCGTATTTTCCGGAGGGTGGTTCAAAATAATCCTTCGGCAACCGTTTCGCATCAAATCCATATTTTGGTTTGTAGTCTACCTCTACTATTTTAGATGCCAAGTGATCTAAATAAGTGGGAACGGACTCTATTGCAGTAGTAAAATTGGACGGATGCGAATCGACATGGCCAGTTTTCACAAAAAACGCGTATAAACAGAGAACGGCGCACTCAAAAGAAGAGTATTGCCGCTTACCCACATATAGGCGCCCGCACGATTGCAAAATTGTTACCACGGTAGTCATGAACGTTCGTGACATTCTTCCCCCATGGTAGTCTATTTTGCGGGCAACATGCGGTCTTTCGGTTATTACCATATTCTGCAAAGCACGGTACCACGTTCCGAAAAGAACACCTGCCGACGCAGCTCCTCTACTCGCATAAATTATGTTCAACAAATCCACCGGCAGGTTAGAAACGTATCTAAGCGCCGGATCGTTCTTCGCGATCTTAACAATACGATTCTCAGCGCAACTATCATCTTTACGCGGCTCGGAGCTCACGGATGCGGGTAATTCAGCATCTGCCGCAGCGTCCGCAAGTTCGGCGGCCGATGCAGCCTGTTCGAGATCGGCCAAAGTCGACGCCATCTCTTTCAATTTATCCTCCAAAGGTCTGAGTCTGCGGTCAACTTCCACCGCAATAGTATTGGTGCGACCATCTAAATCGTCTAATGCTGCAGCGGCAGCCTTGTTGCGTGCCGTCACGAGGGCGAGTTGTTTTTCCAATGCCCCACACTCATCGGTAAAAGCGGGGTCTTTCCAAAACTGTATTGGCCAACGGGGGGCAATAAAATTCTTCGTATCGGCCGGGTGTGATTCCAAGTGGTCATTTCCCATAATCCTGGCCCCCCAAATGAAATTGACCATGTCTCTAGACATTTTAAGGACGTGTTAATGTGCCGGGGCCACTATATTCCTAGCAGCCGCACGTCGCGTATTTAAATGTGAAGGTCAACCTAACAGGCGGTGTCTACATTACACCCGCGATAAACTTTGCAGACTGCCCCTTTTTAAATCGTTAATGCCTTCGCGATAAGTGCGATATGATGTTACGCATGCGCTGCATTATCGGTTCTCCTTGAATGCCAGATGTTCCACAGTCCTTACCGCGTGCATCTACATGCTGTTTTTCGATTGGAAGCACACCAGTATCAGAAATCCCACATCGCATTCTACGTACAGTGCTCACCGTTCGTTTATTACGATGGCAAATTTTACGCATGGGCTTGCACATACCCGAATCATAAAGCCTATATTCTGATCTGAGATACATCATTGATGCCAATCGATGAAAGTCTGTACATATAGCCTTCTTTTTTAATGGTGTCGAACGTATAACTACAAGCCCGCGTCTCGCGACAAACACTAAAACGGGGCAAATGATAGTATGATCAGATCCCCTGGGGGCCATGCGCTCGATCAACGTTTTAGACTCCAGCAACTGCTTAGTCCCTGTTGCGCGTTGCTCATTCTTGCTGGCCGTCTTGAGGTTGCGGTAAAATCTGCAAGTTTTCAGTTCGATTATGACACAGACATTGTTACAGCCTTCCACCAATAACCCGCCAGATAAGGTGAACATGCAAATGCAATCTGGCCTTCTGCGCCCCAGGTCTACTTCAAAGGCCAATCGAAACGCCGACGCCCCTTTAAGTAGTTCAGAAGGCAGGATCTTGCTTAATATCTTCTGTAATGTTCTACCAACTGTATTCCCCGCCGACGACTGGTCAAAGTTTTCAGCAGCAAGCTTTTTGTAAAAACGATTATGACCACGGACACCCGCTTTTAGCAATCCTGCCATAAGGTGGTTTCCCGCGTGCTTGCCTCGAAGACAATTGCCAGCTAATCCAGCATTACCATATTTCCTTGGCTTGCATTTGGATCTGCGCGTCGATGGCATTGCCGAGAAGACCGCCCACGTTAACGCGAGTTTATCTAGACGGACCGTTTGGTATAGGCAAAACGTCTATACTAAACGCTATGCCCGACCACACGCCCGATGGGGCTCCTATATTGAAAGTGTACGAACCAATGAAATATTGGAGATGCCAGTCTACCGATTTGGTGGTAGCTGCCAACGAAACGCCAGAACGTAGGCGTGGTGGAGCTTTATCACGATTCCAATCTGACATGATCATGGCATCTATACAAGCCAGATTTGCCGATCCATATTTGCTTTTTCACGAACGGTTATCATCTAAATGTAGAGGAAAAATAGAAATATGCGATACTCCAGCAATTATATTAATGCTGGATAGGCACCCTGTGGCGGCGATATTATGTTTCCCAATCACTCGCTATTTACTTGGAGAATATTCTTTGGAAATGTTGATTAGCTCTATAATAAGACTTCCGTTGGAATCCCCCGGATGCAACCTGACAGTCACAATCCTTCCCGACGAAAAGGAACACGTTAATAGGATTTGTTCAAGAGATAGACCGGGTGAAACGGCAGATAGAAATATGCTCAGAACACTCAATGCCGTATACGCATCTTTGGTGGACACGGTTAAATACGCAAATCTAACATGCCCTTACGAGAAAGAAAGCTGGGAAATGGAATGGTTGGGACTTCCCTGGTTTGAAGAGTCATTACTTGAAGAATTCATCTCGCGTCCCCGCCCTGTTATTTGTTCGAGAACTCGAATGCCGCTGGACCGAACTCTCCTGGCCATTTTTAAACGGAAAGAGCTGTGTAGCGAAAATGGGGAGCTGTTAACTCAGTATTCTTGGATATTGTGGGGATTACTGACTAAACTACACACCATTAATGTCGAATTATTTGACATTAGCGGTATGTCACGTCGAGAATGCGCCAGCGCTATAATGCATACTATGCCGGAGAGATTGTCTACTCTCGCTAGCTGGAATGATTTATGCGAGCTTGAAGATGATGTAATTTCCTATAATAAGGGAATGTGTAACGAGGTTGGAGCGTCTCGATAATTCTTCTTAATCTGCTGGTATTGGTTACTGCCATAACTTAATATTGGTCCATGCTAGAATAGTCATACGCTACGATCTGTTGCTATATATGACTATCGCCAAACTGTTAAACCCGCGAAGAATATATTTCATATAAACCTAAGGGCCCCTCAGTCTGATTTTTTGTGAAAACGTGTATACCATGAAGTTTTACTGCATAATCCGTTTCATGATCATAGCGAATCTTTATTCATCTTACCAAATATCGCTTCCAGGCACATATCCATCGCAAATATTGCTTGACATGAAGAACTCGCCGCTCGTACGCTTTAATATATCGACGCGTGATTATAAAGACGAGACACTCTGGATACGGAAAAATTCGACATTTGTTTATATCGATACGGCTGTGACGACAGCGAACGTTATCTTTTATCTGCCGATCGGTCAGGTACGACAAATGGTTTTTTTCAAGCGTCCAATATCCAGGCTACTAACGTCCAATAACCTGGTTAAATTTATTAATACCGGTTCATACGCCAATCATACATTCAAGACAGAACTTTCACCCTATTTGTCGAAAACCAATACACCGTTGAAGAAATATGAAATTGTTGTCGATCAACCTACTGGAGAAAACCCTCCGGCAGGGTTCGGAAGTTTAAAACCGGCAGACTTTCTCAACCCCGGATACAAGTTCGTTCTCACAAGCGAGTTGGTAGGAGCCTACACAAAACGATCTTGTTTTGTCGATCCGATGGATTCTCTCGTCCCGATAGATTATGATCATGTACGAACCATTATATTCGGATCTGCTGGGATGGAGATTTTAATGAAGATGGGAATTACTTTGGCATCTATGACCATTTCGACGAAATATAATCCTCCTATTGAACTGATAATATCTGCAAAGTACCGAAATTTATCACTGTTGTGGCCACCCCGACAACAATATGAACCTGTAAATAAAGGGACTGGACGCCCCCATTGGATCTACCTATTAGGTGTGTATAGAAACGTTTCGGACTCCGAGCGTGACTCATACATGAATATGATTAAGAGTCTGGGCGATTCTATGGATTATCACTTCCTAATTAGCAGAGCGCATGCCCAGATGCTGATACTGGCAGCAGAGGACCGGCTCGTGGATGAAATGCATAGTTTCAGGAACGTTATTGCGCGTTTATTTGTATCGTTGTTCGCATTCATACGTAACGCATTTCAGTCTGGCTACACCTCTCTTAATGACATAATTGAAATCGAAGCCGATTTGAGGTTAATTGTAGAAGGCATTTCTTCTGCTGCATTTCGTAAAGACGCTAGTACACACTTTCTTATATCGGGAACGCCCATAAAAGATAGCAAAGCGGATTTAATTAAATCGTTGTTGTCTAAAGTCATTCGACCAATTTCCGGACATACACGTCCCTTATCTGCGATACAACATCTATTCCTTTTGAGATCCGCTTATGCATTGGATATACCCCGTCAAAACGGATCTTTAAGCGAACAGGTATCTACAGTGGCACTGTCGTTCATTGAAAATATTCACAGCGAGGCCATGAGGGACATTCTGTCATGGAACACTACAACAAAGCATGCGTTGTATTATGCATTCGCGAGTATTTTGCAACGGCCACTGACCGAATGGGGCGCCTCAAGAAATGCACGGAGGGCAATACTATTAGCATCATCGATGTGTACAGAAGAGCATGTTATCGCAACTGAGTTGGCTATTCAAGAACTGTATGTCAAAATCAGAAGTAATGCCGACCCAATACACCTTCTAGACGTATATACACCATGTCTTTCTTCACTACGATTGGACCTTTCCGAACACCATCGGATATACGCAATGGCAGATGTAGTTTTCTATCCAGACATTCAGCAGTATTTGAAAAAAAAATCCCATGAGGGTAATATGAAGGAAGATGATCTCGAAACAAAGGCGGAATACATCCTCACCAAGCTTAGGTCGCCGTTGATCAGAACGCTGTCTGCCTATGCATCAGAAGTATTGTCCTGCTCCGACCAGGATCTATTAGAAATAAATGCTATTTTAATTCTGCCCGTTTCCGGTATTGGGAGCTATGTAGTCTCTCGAAGGGCAGGAATGCAAGGCATTGTTTATACCGTAGACGGTGTTGATGTTAACAATCAGCTTTTTATAACATATACCAGGATGCCGTGCACTACAACGATAGGTAACATTGTTCCAACAGTATTGTCAAGACCCTCGGGAAAAACGTGTCCGTATTGCGGCTGTGTTTTGCTGCGATATTCCGCCGATGGAAATATCCGCTATTCTATTTACATTTCGTCCCCCAAACTACAGAGCGAGCTGATCGCATTTGGCAATTCATCTATACGCCGTTTCAATCCCACAACTGCCCAAATATACGGCAACTCGTTACTATTATACCCTAACGGCACAATAGTGAGAATTTTAGCATTCGAGTCGGAACGAGTTACTATTATTTCCGCAACCTACATCGCTACCGCTGTCGCCGGATCTATTATAGCCCTGACGGTAATAGTTATTACTGTCAGGATGATTATAATCAATATGCGATATAATTACCAAGGGTATAATAAAGTAATTGATGTAGATGATGATATCCGAAATTGAAGTTAAATAAAAAAATCAAAAAAATTGTCTGAGATATTTATTTCCTTTAAATCGCCATTTTACGCATCATGCGCGCAATTCGACATCTCATTTTCTTACAGACATATCGTGTCACATCCAGCATCCTTCAACCGAACGTCGATAAGAGATATTATATGTCTCATATATTCACTATAGCCTTCTGATTTCTCAAATGCGGTCAACAGCGACACATCTATTGCCGCGCATAGCAGGTTGGATGTATCCATGTATGATGATTCTTTCCAAGCAGTAGCTACAATGTCCGCCCCCCTATATATCTGATCCAATATAAGGGCTAATTTGTGAACTTTAATTTTGCGGGTGTCGTCTGATACCGCTGTATTATCAGTAATATCGAGTAATACAGTCGAATCGCCGAAGGCGACCGCGCTCGGGGATTGCATTTCTAGCTCGTCCGGCGAAGCGGGCATCCATGCCCCAACTACTTCAGCAGCAATACCCACAAACACCGCGGTTTTGTACATACTATTGACCATGTCCACGAGTACAGAATCCAGCATGGATTGTGGCGATTCTTTTTCGACACCTGGCTGGTATTGATGGCATATTTCCGACAATAGACCGAAACAGTTAGGCATGCCATTCAACTTGTTTACGTATTGTAGTAACAGAAACTTTTGTGTAGGGGATACCGTTTTATAGCCTGAGCCGTGGCCAATAAATACTGGCGCATGTCGCCCGAACAGTACATCTGAAATTATCGCCACCTCGTCTACCAGCGCGCCCATGGCCACTTCCATACCAGCAATCATACGAGATTCGTTCCTAAACACTAAATCTATTGTGCAAAACAATTCCCATAGCTTATTTAGCGGCGGGGGTGACCTGGACTGGCTAGACTCTCGTGTCCATATTCTAATTGTCCGCGGTATGTATTTTACTTGAACGAAAGTGCAAAACCTAGTTTTTTTGAGGGCATGTTGTGTAGAATTTCCATTAAGCGCCATTCCATTTTGGGAACGATCGCGTTGCCACGAAGTGCGTTTTACCGCTGTTGTTTTCGCCGCTGTTTTTGCAGTGATTACAATATCTATTCGCGTTTTATGTGTATTAGGGGATAATGGCAATCGGGGAACTGGGATGCCATCAAACAAACCCTCGACTAAATAGTGCAGAGAATTGGGCAGTTCAGTCAATCTCGCATACGCGAGTGTGAATACGTTTCGATTACAATCATACGTGCAATCAGTATGCAAATCTGTCACAGTCGGTGTCTCGGAAAGATGAATTGTGTTTTCTTCCGATGAATCGTCCGCCATACATAAAAGAAGACCCGAAACTCCACTCTCTGATACTATATAATTTGTTATGGCCGGATCATACGTTTCCAAACTCAAATCTCCACATAGCTCCCTCTCGCTGCATATTCCATCTCGGCTAAGCATAGCGAGACAGTCGACGAATATGTCTTCGCCCTCTGATGGTAAAGCCCATTTCATCCCCCGCCGCGACAATTCGCGTCGAATATATGCTGCCAACGGTTTACATTCACCACCCCCTAGGACAAGTCCAAACTTTGCAAATTCCGCCACACATGTACTACCATAAACTGGCCGCTCCATTGCGATGAGAGATCCACCACAGAAAAAATATGCCTGATGTCCGCCCGGGGCGACATAGAACTTAACGTTTTTATACAATATCATTTGTTCATATTTTATATCCATTGCCAAATACCGTATACGATCCTCAGAATATATGGGTAATGAAGTGTTCAAAAAATAGAGTTGTGCCGAAGCAAGAGCGCTGACCCGGCGCCAGATCACAGATGCACATTTCGCTTCACAGGCCCCGCCCATGAAACACAAATAGCGCCGAATTCAGACACATATCTCCTACCCGACGACTAAAGTTCATTTAAAAGTATTCTTGCCTGGATCAGGTTCTGTCCCGATCATGGTAAAATATGACTTCTACAACACGGAAGAAACGGATGACTGTGCTGTTCTACTTCTCGATCAGGCTACTGGGGAACCGTTAGATGCGAGCAAAATGCATGTCGGCGCACTTCTGACGAGTATAGCAGATGAATTGGATTGTGATGCCATTCAGTACGCCACAATATCGTCTTACTTGGGAGATTATGCTTTCACCTCAGACAAGTGTGAAAGCTATCCCAGATTTACTCGAGACGTCGTATTGTTCTGGTTATCCGCTTTCGGACTACGACCGTTATGCTGCGCAATTTTCTTCATGTACTACTTATACTTTTACGACAGTCGCCTTATTATTCTAGGTTCGATTATAACCACGGTCTTCTACGGTACGCTAGTTCTAGAAATATATTTGATGTATAGAAATATGAAGCGAGATGAAATGCCCCTAAATAAAATCCAGCAAATTATTGTGGGAATCCTGGCTACGTTAGGGCCGATAATTTTTGTGGTTATATCTTATATGGTGGTTTTTACAGACGCGTGGATTTTGGATAAACTTTTATCAGCCCACAACGAATCACGTGGATACATAGTATACCTCGCCATGATCGCATGTCTAGTCTACGGAATACTGTCCATATCAGACGCGATCGGATTCGTTTTCCCTCGTTTATGGGTAAAGGCAGTATTCAAGACGATTGTCCCGTTTTAATAGAAGGCGGGGCATGAGAATTGGGTACACATGACATCTCACCATCCATAAAGGCTAGCCACAAAACAATAGCTGTTCCGGTTTTGAGAGTATGCTTCGCGGATTTTTCAAGTCACATTTTTATTGTAATAACGGCATTCGCAGTTGGCACATTCGCACAATCGCATGCGATAGAACGACCTCCACGGTGCCATAATTAGTTCTCGCGTCCAGCGCATCTTAATGAAATTTGTTTTTTGCTTGAACGTCTCACATCGAACGAACAGTATCGGCGATTATGGCATGCCAATTTCCCCCGGCTCGGGATTGTCCACCAACAGCGTCGTGTGATTTTTCGCCGCTTTTCAACATAGGTTCTACTTTAGCCCCCACGGGCAGACTTTTAACAACTATCGAAATGTCGTCACATCGATGCATGTTTGACTATTTTAAGCAATTCAGCTCAGACGATGACGGGCGCTATACAGCCCAATTCGACATTCTGCTCGGAACGTACTGCAATACCCTATCACTTATACGATTTCTCGAAACAGGCCTATCTGTAGCATGCATATGCACGCGTGCTCCCGACTTGATGTACATGCGAGAAGGAACAGTTCAATTTGAAATACAACAACCAATGATTGCGCGCGAGGGACCACATCCCGCAGATCAGCCTGTTCACAATTACATGGTGAAGCGAGTGTGTAGGAGATCCCTGAACGCTGCCTTTGTTGTAGCTGCGGAAGCCCTCGCATTATTATCTGAAGTCTCGTTGGATGGCACAGCTATATCAAAACATCTTAGAATGAGGGCCATACAACAACTAGCTCGAAATGTGAGAACGATCCTTGACTCCTTCGAACGGGGGACCGTTGATCAAATGCTTAGGATTCTATTGGAGAAGGCCCCGCCGGCTACGCTGCTGATCCCTCTATCGCACGCTTTGTCAGAAGGGAGAACAAATAGCCAGGTTATGCGTGCCAATCTAGTCTCGGAGCTTAAACGTCGCGTATGTGTCGAAACCTTCATTATGAGTAAAACCGGGATAAGCCGAGAAAGTATCCTGTCGTTTCTCGCACGAATGGTAAACTCTACCCAACAGACAATCTCTATGCCGAGACTAACCCATGCCGATTCAAAGGGCAGACTAGTAGACGGTGTGTTGGTGACCACCGCAATGGTGAGGCAAAAACTATTATCCGGAATTCTAAATGTGTCAGACACATCCGCCAGAGTACCGGTCACTTATGGTGAAATGATAATATCGGGAACGAATCTAGTAACGGCTGTGGTCATGGGCAAAGCAGTACGAAATATGGACGACGTCGCTCGTTACATCCTAAACCTAAGGGAAGACGAAGTTATGAACGGCACGGACAAAGTAATAGAAGGCGACAGTGATCGCCTACAAATGGCAGATGTACCAGCAGAACTTGTCGTGGTTGGTGATAAGCTCATTTTTCTAGAAGCCCTAGAGCGACGTGTATATCAAGCCACCCAAGTTAGATATCCACTAATCGGTTATGTAGATCTGACATTTATAATTCCGTTAGGTATTTATCAAAGAATTTCCGAGAGATATGCCCGCCATGCAGGAGATTACGCACCAGGGGTAGGATCTGGTGGGGATATACGTAATTTTGCTCCTCGAGACATATATTTTTATAACAAGGACAACCAGCTTATATGTTTGACATTGGCAGACGCCATCGGAACCGTATGTCACCCATCCTTTTTGGACATTGAGGCAACAGTGAATCATTTGCGTAGTGGCAGATACGAATTGACTTGCACTTTAGGAGCATATGTAACAAACCCGCCAGCGCTACCTTTGATGGATGCTGCGCGCCAGTTCTTCGAAAATGTGGGAGAGATGATGCGCGAATTTCCAAGATGGGTAGAAGAGTGTCAGATGACAACAGAACAGTTCATGTCTACAGGAAATGAAAACCTGTTCATGGAATTGCACCCTGCATTTGATTTTTTTGTCATCCCTGGAGATGTGGATCTCCCCGGTCCGCATAATATTCCGCAAGTAATGGCCTCCGCTGAGGCTTCTTGGCGTGTATGCAACGGCAACATTCCCCTGCCTCTATGCAACACAGATTTTAGAGATGCTCTTGGCAGAGAGCTTTCGTCGACCCGGTATAAATTGAGCGACAGTACCGTCAGCGCCTTGTCCGACACCTTTGCTGACAGTAGTTACCCTACTGCTTTCTATATCATCGAAGCCGTAATTCATGGCAGCGAACGTAACTTTGGGCTGCTCATGCGATTGGTAATTCAATGCATACGAAGCTATTGGGACAACTCTAAACGGGTTGCATTCATCAACAACTTTCATATGGTGGCGTACATAGAAGCTTATTTGTGTAGTGGAGAACTTCCGGAAGAGTGTATGAATATATATAAGGAGCTAATGCGCCACGTCCGGGCGTTGAGATCGCTTGTACAGGACTATACGGAGCAAACCGATTCTTTATATGAACAGAGCCACGATGAATTGAATCACGTGCTCATCGACCGGACGGTTCTACCCCCTCTGCTTTGGGATTGCGACCCTTTGATATATCGAACCCGTGGTATCCGTGATAGAGAGTTATATTTAAACGTAGGTGGGGAAGAAAATTACACCGTCCGCCCTTGGCTGGAATTGCAAGATGCAGACTTCAATCGCACAGGCAACGTTTTAGTTCACAACAGGCCTGTACGTGACATAGATCGGCAAGCATTTGTTCCACATCATAGCCAAGAATGGACAATACTCTCAAAAATATATTATTACGTGGTAGTTCCAGCATTTTCTAGAGGCCAATGTTGTACCATGGGTATAAGGTTTGATAACATCTATGCAACATCCCAAGCGGTCATCATCCCTGAAGTTCACTCGGATGAGGAACCGCCCATTGATCCCGAAGATCCCAGGCATCCACTAAATGGTAGGAATCTGATCCCCAATACATTTAATGTTCTACTTCACAATGCTAGGATATCTGCCGATGCAGATGCGCTCCTTACATTACAAGAAACCGTAAACAATATGGCGGAGCGGACAACGGCTATACTCTATGCCACCACCCCGGATATAGGCGGCGCATCTGCATCCACCAGACGCATGAGAACGTTCGATGGTGCATTGCACCATGGCCTTCTTATGATGGCTTATCCGTGCAACGACGAGACGATCGTGGCGGGAACATATTTTTATCCCGTGCCCGTCAATGCTCTCTTCGCATGCTCTGATCATCTGGCGGCAATGCGCGCCTTACCCGGTAATATAAGAACAATATGCGAGAGAGCTCCGCCCGTGCCATCATTTTTGGGAGCAAATTATTATTCAACCTTCCGCCAGCCATTAGCGCAATATGTAAAACGAAGTAGGTGCGGCCCAAATGAAATGTCGTATGCATTGATGTCGGGATATTTTAAATTGAGCCCGCTGGGCTTGTACCATCAGCTGCGAACGGGCCTACATCCCGGTATAGCTTTTACCGTTATACGACAAGATAGATTCTTGGCAGATATGGGTTTGTTTGCCGAACGCGCATCAGAATCCTATTTTCTTGGGCAAGTTTCCGTTACTAAGAGGCCTCATGCCGGAGGGGTGCAATTTTCTCTTACACAGCCTAGAGCAAATGTCGACTTGGGAGTTGGATATACGGCTGTCTGCACCCCATTGATGTTACGCAATGCCGTGACGGATATGGGAAACACTGCTCAGAGTTTACATCTGACACGCGGATCCCCCCCGCTTTTGAATCCAGAAGCCGATGAGTTTTTGCGTAAAGTAGCAACCCGTGGCCAAAGAACGGCGCCGCAAAGACCCGTTCCTTTTTTGGGTACATTAATGCCCAGTTTACCTAGTGGTTTGGAACATGGTCAGATGTCTATCTGCGAATTTATCCCTACGCCAGTTTCATCTGATTTGGAGTATTTCAAAACACCTTGCAACCCACGAGGGCGGGCAGCTGGGCCAATACACTCGGGTGAAGACATGCAAGATGTGGATAACATTATGTACGATCATAAACAAGGGGATCCCGCATACCCGTTCAGAGCGACCAATAATCCATGGGCGTCGCAGAGATATTCTTATGCAGACAGGCTATATAATGGCACATACAATTTAAGCGGAGCTTCTCCGCTTTTTAGCCCGTCATATAAGTTCTTTACTCCAGCGGAAGTGTGTTCTAAAACCAGATGCTTGGACAAATTGATTACTGAAGCGGGGTCTGCCCCGTCCGCCTCCACAAGTGACGGTGAGATCCAGTTTAAACGGCCGGTGGGATCCACGGAACTCACCGAAGACCCGTGTTCGCTGTTTCAAGAAGCATACCCAATCCTCTGCGCGACGGATAAAGCTCTGCTACTTTCATATACTAAAGGTACGACAGATGGGTCGGAGTCTCACTTAGCGCAATATCTAATTCGCGATTCCTCGCCCATTGGCGGGTGTCTACCCACATGCTAATCAACCGCCCATATTACCACCCCGATCCGTGACTAAGGCAATTCCTCCCGACCCCTACCCAAAACTGGTCTGAGACTCGGGAGGAACACACGCCATCGCGGTCTTGCCATGGCCTCGTTCAACGGTACGACAGTTGAAATAGAGCTCCCCTGCAGATTGTCAACATGTGATGCGAACCTGCTGAAGAAATGTGAAGGTAGAATACTATTCCTACCGACCGTGCGATCCAGACTATCGTTAACAGATGTAGACTACAAATCATTTTATGTTGCCGGAACCGAACCAGATACCTTAAATCTACTATCTATCTTTAAAACTCGATTCGCCGCTGTCATAACACGGGTTTTGCCAGGAAGATTGAGCACGTCGGTCCTTGGAATTGGGCCTATACCATGTGGGCTGGCATTGCAAAACACCGGCCCGTTTGACCTATGCAACGGAGATGCCATTTGCTTCATGCCGCCCGTTTTTCCAAACATCTGCTGCCGCATGCGACTAGAATCGGTTGATGTAGATTTATTATTCCCAGCCACTGTTCCATCTAGACTCGCGAGAGAAATATTCGCAAAGATACTCTCCAGGGCGATAGAAACTATTGCATCTAGCGCTGAACGTAACCCTCCAGCCAGTAGAGGACCGGAAACTGTAACCTATAACGGCAAATCATATACAATCACCCCGGCTCTTCAAAGCCTGGATGCCGCAGAATCTGCGGCCAGGACATTATTACTAAACATGCTCTTCGCCGTTACCGAAGGAAACATGATTCTATATACTATGATACCGACGCTACTGACACTGGGAGTTTCGGATGGATATATTAACGCACTCATAGGCCTGGAAACTGCCACGAGGGCAGTAGGACAACTCGTCCGAATTCCACGCCCACCCGCTTTGCAAGATGCTTGGCGCAAGTATCCCATATACGAAGCGCTTTCGTCGTGGATTAACATGGCAACTCACCTTGGAGACATATTATCCTTACGATCACTTCTGAGAGCTTGTACATTTGATGGACCCTCAAACGTAAAGGTCGGAGATATGTGCCCTGTTATATCAAACTGGAATTAAATATTGATAATAAAGTGTGTTTATTACAGATAATTACATGTCACAAGTCTAATTTGTACTAATGATATAAAATGCATGTATAGCGACCTAATGTTTACTGCATACTTTCATCCGACTGTGAGGTGAGCAAACGCACCATCAGAAGCGTGGGTAGATATATACACAGCCATAGTCAATGCTACAAGTGTATCGTCAGAACCCCCCTTTTTTCCGGAGAACGTTCTGTTGCACGCAGATCCAGTCACCACTTCAGAAAGATTCACAAGCTGTTTCGTTAGATACTCAACGGGGTCCATGTTCAAACTTACTGTAGTAGAAACGATATCCTGGGAAGCTAAAACCCTGCCCGAATTAAATTGTGCGATAAAGAAATCAAACGCTGCAGTTTTTTGGCGTTGCAGTAAAAAGAACGGATATGCAACATCGGTTCCGGCTGGGCTACTGTGGTAAAATGAAAAGTCGTGTGGGGTGGGGGCAACTCCAGACTTTATATACGATGTCAGTTCAAGAGCAATTCGCGTTGCTATGGCAACAGCAGAATCCTGGTTGCTATTCCCCTCGACGGCAATTTTTATCATTCTGAACCGTTTGGTGTGAATTGCACAGATTTGTATGATGCATTGTGCGACACAATCTCCTATAGCGTCCACAGAATCTCCCGTAAGAGCTCTCAAAAAAAAATGCTCCAATCCAAAAAGGATATAATCCAATCCGCTTCTACCAATAACCGCTACGCCCGTCCCCGAAGCTTTTGCATTGGCAGTGAATGCAGGGTCTACGTAAACGTACAAATCAGGATACGTGTTAGTTTGGCAATGTACTGTGGATGGTCTGTAGATCAAAAATCTATCTATAGCCGATGAGGTAAAGATCCCCCGATCACCCGAACATGTTATCTTGTGTATGTCACCCCCTCCTATTATTTCTTGCATGAATGAGTCGGGTAGAAACTTTTCGGCCGTACGTCTCATTGTCCCATCCATGGTAATGAAAACTGGCTTGTTCAAAACGTAACAGGAACATGACGTTGCGTTCGTATAATCAGTCACATGCTTTATATGCTCATCGCATATATAGGTGACTACATTGAGAAGAGCGTCGGCCGATCCTTTTAATCCATATAAAAAACTCGTACTTGCCTTACCACTATTGGTAGAAGAGACGAATATTATTTTGCAATTAGATTGGTTTAGAAATCCTATAATAGTTTGCACTGCATCCGGGCGTATGAAATTGGCCTCGTCGACAAACAGTAAATTGAAGTCTTGTCCTCGAATACTCTGCGGGAATATAAGAAGATTCGGTGAACAATACAACCAAAAACGTCCACCGGGCCGATAATCGGATACTTCCCATACCCAGCACTGCATCTATAACCGAACAAGCCCGACGTTATTGAGGTATGCTGCACACATGGAAGCTCATATAGAGAGCGAAACTTTATACTCATTAACGAACCATGGCTCTTCTCATAAAAGGTTATCCCACATTATTATACCAGATGATTGTCTATCAGCTGCGGGAATAAATATAGCAGATATTAAAGCACCCGCGCCCATACTAACATTCGATGGTTACCAAACGAAGTTTATCTCAGTATCTCTTCAGACACGGTTTAACGGCACGGGAAAATGTTCCCGCTGGGTCTCTTCTCCAGCCATATATGTTCCTTGTGACGCATTGCATACCCTTTTGATACCCCATGTTCGTAATCATGAGAAGATTTTCTCATTGCCTAAATATGAAGACCAAGGAGGACTATTCATTAGTTTGCCAATTGAGTGTGATTTGCAAAATCGCTACGACCCTTTCACGCGTGTGGCAGTTCGAATTCTAAGTAAAACGCAACATGCCGGCGAATACATATCATATAAAGATTTATTATTTACGCAGGATGAATTGGTACCTAGAGGTACTCGGTATAACCTTGACGAAGAGCGGTTAAAAATGTTGTTTCTGCAGTTGTTGCATTATATCAAGAAAAACGGAAACGACTTACCCTATACCGTATTAGAGCTTGGGGCGAACCTGGAAACGTGTTTACCTGATATTACTGGGCCAGACAATCATATCCGCATGGATTTTAATTTAACACAAATGCTAACAAACTCGGATAAAAGTTTTGATTCCCCTGCGGTAGATGCACGAATAGATGCGAGTCATATGGAGATAACCAACTTACTTAAAAAGGCAGTGGGGGCAATTAGCAAAACAGCGCCTGTTAGTGCAAACGCTGTGACATCACACATACTGCCATCAACATCCCCCGGTACTATCTGTAGTGTAGTCTCAGGGCTGCGCCAAGGAGCAACTGCTTGCCTGGAAAATAATGCTTATGCGCAAAAGGGTACAGCAAACCAGGACGCGGTCATTGATGGACTGGAGCCCGTGGGAAAGGGTAGATTTTTCGGCGGCTATAATACGAGGAATGGACGCTCAGGCGATTCTAATAATTGTCAGAGGCATACAATTCCATCAAATTTAGAAGATATTCTCATGTTGGATACCCCGTCCCAAAGTACATTGAGTCCCAAACAAATATTTTCTATGACAATTGCCATCTTATCGGATGGAATAGCACCCGCAAATCTATGGAGATGTGGCAACGTATCGATAGTACTCAGAACACATTCTAATACTAACGTTCCGTTTTACCTAATCGCCTACGAACATTCAAGCGCCATTGGTGGCAAAGCAGACAATACAGCATCATTGCCAACATCTCTTGATAATTTGCTGACAACTGCGTGTATGGACGAAGGAGTAAATCACCCGTCTAATTTATCCCTCCAACGAAAACGCGCCCTGGCTACAGCGGCCCCTATTTTACACAACCCTCTGTTGAATGAGACAGGGAACCAGATTCGAGCATTCTCATCCAGCGCTGAAACGGAATTGATGATAAACTTCAAGATAGTGACCTCAAATTGCATTATCACTGCAATCGGGGAGAAATTAAAAACTGGACCTAGATTGCATCAGCTGATCGGCTACCGTATATACGCGCGCGATGTGGAATATATAACCGAGATATCGAATAGAATTCCTAATTGCACGCGCGCTGTCATGCACGCAATTGGGAATGTATCATGGGAAATTTTTTCCTCTGGAGCACTATTTTCTGCTGTAGCCACATATATGGCCGCATATGTAAAGAAATACACGGGGGCCATCTACTTGTCAACAACGACTGCAAACGCTGCAGATATCTTAGGGTGTGGATTTCTGTCTATGAAACAGGCGATGCCCGACCTCGTTTTATTCGATTACTACAGTAGTGGCGGCGAGTGTGTAAGGTTAAATAAAAGACCCGTCCCAGTCATTATAAACGGTCGGATGGGGTTATGGGACAAACGGATGCGCGTTCGGTCGAGCCTGGAGTGCGTGTTTCCCGAATGGTTTGTCCCGCAAGCTACATGTGAGAAATTCCTCCCGGGGGAAAGTTACGGGTACATCTGCGTTGGCTATGATGAACACATGCACGTGATCATCGTATTCCCCGGAGGGTTTGTGTTGACAGCGATTGCCGCCGAACGGTTCGATTGGCCGAATGCACGTATAGAGGCAATTCTTTCCAGGATATGCAACAGCAAAGCATGAGTAATTTTGCGGATACAAACCCGCGCCCATATCTTTGCTAGACGACAGCCGATCTCTTGGACATAAATATGGACAAGGCGCGACGACCATCGGATACATGTGATCAGGGCTTTGAAACGTTCTGTGGCGACATGGCTGTGAACTTTGTCAATACATTAAACGACCGTGCTTGTGTTTGGCGTACATTACGAGCCGACTCGAGGCTGGCAGTGATGAGTACTGTACTCGCGCTGGATCGATCATTTTGTATGCACGCGCCTCCTAATACGCAAGAACATAAAACTAAATGGGTAGAAATCTTCATGTATCTTACGCGACCTAAGAGTCTATGCCTATGCCGAAAAGCTTTCTACATATTATTCGTCATAAATGGAGTACGTTTATATTCCATCACATCGACTTTACATATAGTTCCCCTTCGTCATAAAGAAGGGTCTGCGGACATCATACATTTTTCCGGTGTATCGCCGGCGGACCTTCCATTAGTGCTCCCAGATGTGGCAAACGAGCCTTTGCCGCCACCACCGGCTATGGTACCCGACATTGATGCCTTAGCCGAACGCGATCGACCGCCAGAAGACCCGGACGTGTGTATAACTGTATCCATAGGTGCCTGGTGGTCCATTTCCCAACGCAAATTTTATTACCTAAGAATGGAAGAAAGCCTATTGGCAATATGCCCGGCTGGATGGCAACAACGAAGCTTGGGTGCTACTCTTGCAAAATTTCTAGATCACGAAAACGGCTGTAGACAATGTAATTCCCACGATTCGTCACACCTGGACGTGTATGGTGGGAGTTGGGGATGTGGGACTGTTGGACATGCATGCCTATGTAAAGGTCCATGCATGTGGATGAAGGCCCGCCAAACAGAACTGCCAGTTGAAGGCGATACAAGTCTTTATTGTGTATTATTTATGGGTATGGTAAAATCGGTCAAGCTAATGATCGCAGAGAACTCGAAAATAACCGACCGCCTCGAAGATATAATTGTTGCAGGAGGAGCTTGCTGCAACACGCCTGTCAATTCATGCGGTTGGCATTTAGTTTCCCTGCCTACAAACTGGAGCATGCTTATGATTCAAGGATGTATCAAACTACCGAGACTATGTTATATATCATAAGTACTCATTTGCCAATACATGAAGCACGCCACGTGGCTAAGTAACTACTTACATTGGTATTATGGCTGGATGCAAAGGTAACTGTACTCCTCGAGCCACTTGGAAAGGAAAACGTAATAGTCTCTCCTTTGACATGGTCCACACGGTGACCACCGAACCACTTCCTCAAACGATCTCCAATTTCTTCAAAAACGGGTTCTATCGCCTTGCGGATGTGCGATGTATACCCGATCCGTATCCCTTCGAACGAGGCCATGGCAAGAGCGATCAAAGGTACCAAGAACCACGTTTTCCCGTGGCGTCTTGGAACCAAAAATACGCTCACCCTCTGTCGAAAATGCCGTGTTGCTGCATCGGAAAAATTGGGGGTATCGAATGCTATACGGAGCAGTCGTTCTGCACGCTCTGTGTGGTCTCCTAGCAAGACTGACGTTACGAAATAGGTAGCATGCATCAATATCATTTTTTGAAACAGCTCTAAAGTTCCATGTGTTTTGCCGTACGGTGGAATATCAATTTTCATCCTCTTATCTGTGGGCTTGCCATCCAAATCCTTCACATCTCTAAACGATGCCGACAATAATCTCGCAAACCGATCCATAAAGGAAACCAGTTGCTTAAAGGCATCGGATGTTCGCATGACAACGAAGGAATTCATTACACTATAGTACGCATTGCGATGAGATGCGCACTCCGTATCATCATACTCTTTAAATTTTAATGCGCTTGCACAGTCTATCATCTTAGGAGAAAGAAATGCTCCCGCTTCCTTAACTAACGATCTCCCGCTGGATGGAGATTCATTATTCGCTCTATCAAATTCCGAGTATACCATATTCGTGTATAACATGCGCGCGGCAACATCAGAATAAATCCCCGCGCTATCGCAACTATCATGTAGAATGCCAATAGCCGGTATCACCGTTTGATGTCTTCGAGGTATTGGTATAGCAAAATTCAAAAACGGGGCATCGATAATATCACCGTTCCTGAGATTCTTTTCGGGTCTACCTGCCGCCCCTAGACGATTGTTTCTTTCTCTCAGTAACTTTTCGAAGTGCCTCCTCGTCTCCGAACCAAGTTGGCCGCCGAACATTTCGCCAGGTAATACACTGGGCGATCTGACTAGAGAATGTTCGCCGCAGCGGCAATGCGGAGACGACGGCGGCAGCTTTTGGCAGAATGCCGGGTACGAGAAACCATCTATAAAGAACGAACACTCGAACTCTTGTCTGAAGGAGTGGGGACTGATGATCCGGCATTCATCGCGACATTCACGTCAGCTAGAAACGCCCATACAGATCACAAAGCCCAACTTCGCTCAAACATACTATTAGAGAACACGGAAAGAAAATTAAGACTTATAGAGCGTCGCATAGAGGATCAGGTAGACCGTAAACTCATTCTAGAAACAAATAGGCGTTTCTTGAGCCCCGAGCTACACAGCCACTTAGAGCAGGCCGAAGAGGATCTTATCGACAAAGAAACAATATTGACGGAAGCTTGCGAAGAATTAACGCTGGCCGATTCTAGCGAAGATATAGAAGAGTTTAGTGAAACTGCAGAGGCGCTATTAACTAAATGGATCTTGGAACAGAAACCGCGACCGCTTCTGCCCACCAAATCGGCTGCGCCCCCCCACGCTCGAGATGGAACTCGGATGACGGAAAAAGCGCGGGTTCCCACGGGCGTTCAGACGACAAACAGCCAAGCGACCGACCAGAATTTGCCCCCCCCAACCACTTCCACGCCTTCGATATCGAAGCAGGTAATCCACCGGAACGCACTGTCTCCAGAAGTAGATGCTGTAGAAGACGCATCTCGTGCAACATTAGGAGATGTTTAAAACGTCTTTGTGGAACGCGCGAACAGTCCCAACAAAGAAGTGGCACTCTGGCGTCAATACCTTCTTCGCCGAAACATATATTTACGTTGTCGCGGATAAAGACTATCACATCACTCGTATTTGATACAACGCCCGGTCTGCACTATATCCGTCTCGATCTGGGTGAGGCTCCCATATATGCCGGCAGTGGAAGCTACGGCGAAGTTAAAATATTTAAACGGGCGAATATAGCTGTTAAAAAAGTATTGGAATGCTTCAGAACTGAGTTAGTTATGACGTTGATCGCCGGCGAATGTGCCGCAAGAGCCAAATCCGCTCTCGCAATAGAGAATATCATACCGCTATTGGCATTTTCAATTCCTTCCAAAGAGCTCGTATTTCCAGCATATCATATGGATATGGAATCATATTCTTATAAATTGGCTAGAATGAATAAAGGCGTTCGGCATTGGAGGGCAGTGGAGAAAGCCTTTACTGGGCTTGGGAGAGCTGTCATTTATTTGAATGTATCATGCGGGCTAACCCATCTGGATATTAAATGTGGAAATATTTTCGTTAACGTTTCGGAAGATGACGATCCTATTTTGGTACACGCAGTTCTCGGTGATTTTAGTCTGGCTCTACTTAATACAAACTCTTCCCTTACAAGGGCACGATTTAACGTTGACTTGGGTTCAAATAATGTGCACACCGTAAGAGTTCACAAAGGAAACGTTGTCCCTGTGTTCGATTTAGTTTTAGGCCACGGCCAGACGCAACCATGTGAGATCATAATAAAGGCTCTAAACAAGACAGAGTTGGGTCGACGGTCTAGTCCTCTTACCAGCGAGGCGGGTCTGTCTATAGACATGTATGCTCTTGGACAATCTCTATTAGAAGTCCTCCTCACCGCCGGCATGAACTTGACGCTCGAGTTCGGCATACCCGGCAATCCCGTTCATTACTATTACCATCGTATGATGAAAGCAGACTATCTCTTAGACATATTGGCATACAGATGCCTTCTATATGCATATTTATTTCCAATCACACCCCTAACTATTAGAGATGATATACCGTGGGAACGGGCCGAAAAAATAAGACCCCAATTACAATGTTCTCGTCACCGCTGCGTCTTTGATAACTATCTGGGAAATTATGAAGTCACTCATAGGAAGTTATTTGATTCCCTGAAAGTGCCGTCCTACTTAAACAACCTTTTTGAACTAGCAGCACTATATTGTCATTCAAATCCTCAGGCGAGATCTGCCACACTTCTGCTATGGAGCTCGAGCCAGTAGGAAAAAAATACCGCCCGGAGCGCGAAGACTCATCCAAGGGGCGAAAAATATTAACCGTTTCGGTTAATTCCCAATTGCAAGGGGCAAGCCCTACACTGGGTACTCGCGCCCATCCCCCCCATTCAGAATTGACAGATTATACTTTCAGTCGCTATATATTATATCACCTCGCCCCGTCGGAATTGAAGGAGGCGATTCACCCGTTGTACCATCGCCTAAACTATGTCGCTGACGTGATCAAGCGTGGAACATCGGAGGGGCGTTGGTTAGGATACCCCTATTCGTGTATACTCGATACTGAAGACGAACTAAGAAATGAATCACGAAGAAATACATCCTCGCCGTCCGACCATGCTCTTCGATGGTGTCTACTAGTGGAATCGTTTACCATAGAGCAGGCCAACTGTGATCTGTGGCATATATTCAGACAGTCGCTATTGACGGCTTCGTCTGTTAAATGGACCGATGACGGCAAACTCGATACTGTTGGAATTATGTCGGATAATAGCACTGCGTATGTAGAATCCTGTAGTGTTGCTTTCGGAAAACACAACGAACCCTTGGCGAAGTCATTGGTAACTATGTTTTGCCTGAACCATTCCCGGCACGTACATAATACCTCACCTCGGAGAGAAAATGTATTTGTATTTGAAGATGTGAACGATCGCACAATACAATCAGAAAGCGACTACTCGTGTGGATTGATGATAGATACCAGGACCGGCATGGTGGGGGCCTCCCTAGATATGTTGGTATGCGAGCGCGATCCATTTGGATTATTACAACCCGATTCTGAAAATCAGGCGATAGAGACGTACGAGATTAAATGCAGGGCGAAATATGCATTTTGTCCTGACAAACGAAGTGAGCTTTCCCAATGTTATGAAAGGTTATTGAATGTGCGAACTATGGGTTCTCTCAGACTATTCATATCTGCAATACAACATCCATGTGTAGACTATTTTAAACCAGGCAACGTTCCTAGATCGAAAGAAGCATTGATTACATCCAACGAAGAATGGAAGGTGGGGAACTCGGCGTACCACGCAGCCCAATCACGTATTCGCTGCAATGCATTCGATAAATGCCACTTGGAGCTGAACAGCAACGTTCAATCTCGCGTATGGCTATTCGGTGAGCCCGACCTTGAAACAGACACCATCTACCCCCTCCCTTGGGATACTGGAAAATTGAGTCTCGATGTTCCTATATTTTCAAACCCCCGACATCCTAACTTCAAGCAAATTTATCTTCAAACATATGTTGCCGCGGGATACTTCGGGGAAAGACGAACAACTCCATTCCTGGTGACATTTATAGGCCGTTGGAGGAAACGCCGAGAATTTGGAAAAAAATTTTCACTTATAGCCGATAGCGGTTTAGGAAAACCCATTTCTACAGTGCATGCGGACCAAGCCATACCGGTACTTCTAATTGTCACGCCCGTAATCGTGGACGAAGCATTCTACGGTGAGATAGAAAGCGCCGGCTGCCGAGCATTCGGCGAACTTGTAAAGCAGTTATGGGCCAAGCAACCTCATACTTAACGGACACGTTCAGGCGTTGTTGCAAACGAAATATACTGCTGACCAAATCAGGACAGACCATCGCTATAGATAGAGAGAATTACGATTCATTTAACTTGGACGAATTAAGATATACGGACTATGTCGAAGAAGCCAAAATTGCATTACTTGACCGCCCTATCGGCATCGGAAAAAGGATAAACAAAAATGAGAGGGACTATACAAACCACCCCATACTATAAAGTCTGTAATTCCAAAACGCGCATGTCCGTTTTCTCGATCTTTATTTACTTTTCCAGATAATGTTAATCATCCCACTCACTATCCGATCCTGAATAAACTCTATCGTATATTGTCTCATCGTCTGAAGTTTCTGTGTAAGGAGTTTGCGTTAGCGCGTGTTCATCTTCAGCCACGCTATCGTAACGTGTACGTCCTCTGTTCCATCGCTTCAGCCGTTCTTTAACACTCTTTTGTAGTTTTATAGCGCTGGCATATGCGTGAGTTGATCGTCGGCGGTGATATAAACCTGCTCTAACGAGCCGTACAATCATTCCTAACAAAATTAGTATCGTGAAAACTGCTAATACTCCGTGACAAGCCGCCCGCAAGCTGCTGGCATTATCCATGGCATAGTAAAACCGGTTCACATAATCGCAAGATGTCATCCAGAGCATTCCATAGCCTATTATCAGCCCCAAATAAGTACCCATTATCATATGTACATATCGCGCAATTAAAAATTCGACTATTAAAAGATACATGAGAGTCGATATAGAAGTAGTGACAAGAATTACCACGATAACATGAAAAAATTTTAAAGTGAAACTATTCGCCAGAAGCATTCCAAACATAAGACCTGCCATAATAAGGATTAAACTATATACGATCGACAGCAGGTTTATTACAACCGCTCTTACACTGCCGACCATTCTATGCAATGTTCTATCAATATATTTGGTCGTCGCTACATCCTCCGCATATACCTTGCTATCTACCCCCCGTCCACAGAAATAGCCATAAAAAAATGTAATGGCCGAGAAATATACAAGGTAAATAGCAGCTGCCAGCACAATTAATTTATGGGCTAGAACAATAACTATTGCTTGAAGCAACCACATGGACACTGTCCCCAACAACAGAGTTGTTGGGGATATTATGAGCGAATATGCAAACATGCCCCTTTCCATATATGCCACGCCCACATGACTTTTATTAGCTATGACCGCACCCACTATTATGTAGAACATCAGAACCATAAAAACAATACTAATTGCATAAAAAAAGAACACTGTTGATTTTGTTTGAAAAAAAAGTACTGGAACCACACCTCCCAGCCTGGGATTGGTAAGACCAGTATGTATTGTACTAGTGTTGACTATTGCATAGTCGACTACAGCTGCAAAAAAACACGGGAAACCTTCCGCCAGATGTATAGATGCGGACATCAGCGTTCCTAGGAATGCCAACACGGCTATCGTAAAACACGCCGCTTGAATCGCCCAGATCTTTTTGTAAACGTAGTCCATCTGTTTTGATCCCCCGCGGGGTTTCCTCAGTTTTGTTTGGCCATCCATGACGTATCGATCGTGCCTATGAAGATATCGTCCCTTTAGCGGCGTCGTCGACAAGGATATTACTAAAATGATTGACTACGCATCCAGCGCCTCGTTGTCAAGAATGCTATATGGGAAGGATCTGATAGAGTGGATCGCTAAAAACAGACCAGCGATAACAGTAGAGCGCCAATCCGACGGCCCCGTTGCTTTTCCGTCACCGCTATGCACAGGGGCACGCAGTACACTTGTCGTACGCGCACCGATGGGTTCCGGTAAAACAACAGCGCTGCTCTGCTGGCTTCGAAGTCTTTTATGCAACTCTCTAACGAGTGTATTAATTGTTTCTTGTAGACGTAGTTTTACCGAGACACTATCCGGAAGATTAAATAATGGCGGAATAGCTGGATTTGTCACCTACCTTACTGCCGGCGACTATATTATGAAGGGGAAACAATTTTATAGATTATTAGTACAAATTGAATCTCTCCATAGAATAGATCATAAATTATTACACAGTTACGACATCGTGATATTGGATGAAATAATGTCTACGATAGGACAACTTTTTTCGCCTACAATGAAACACCTCCGTAAGGTCGATTCTATGTTAACTTCTCTTTTGCGAAAATGTCCCCAAATTGTAGCAATGGACGCTACGATTAATGCTCAGCTTGTAGACATGTTGGCCTTTTTGAGGGGAGAGGAAAATATACACGTCATTATTGGCGAATATGCATCCCGGGGATTTTCCATGAGATGCTGTAAAATATTGCGTAGTTTAGGTACGGACACTTTACTCAACGTCCTAAATCCGACCAACAGTAAAGGCACTCCCCAAATTCAAAATACATCAGATTTGATAAGAAGCACATCACGCTCATATCTACAACAAAGTACTTTCTTCTATGAACTAGGTAGACGGCTCGAAGGGGGGTTGAATGTATGCATTTTTTCATCCACAATATCGTTTTCCGAGATAGCCGCACGTTTCTGTCTCGCATATACCAATGCAGTTCTCGTTTTAAATTCTACCCGCGATGAGCCGGTGGATATGAATTTATGGTCCAATTATCGAGTCGTCATTTACACAACGGTTGTGACTGTTGGTCTCAGTTTTAATACAACTCATTTCCATAGTATGATGGCATATGTCAAACCGACAATTAATGGACCTGATATGGTTTCGGTTTATCAGTCTTTGGGACGAATCCGTTCTTTAAGGCTTAATGAAGTTTTAATATACATGGATGCATCGGGTGCTAGGTCAGACCCCATATTTACACCTATGCTGCTGAATCATGTTATAGATAAAAATGGTGGATGGGCCACGGGATTTTATCAAGTAACTAATATGCTGTGTCGTAATTTTAGGAGGGATTGCTTTCCGACGTTCGGATTATCAGAACTTCTTTTCTTGTTTCCCCGATTCAAGTACAAACATCTATTCGAGCGATGCACGCTCAATAATATAAGCGATAGTTTAAATATTATCCACGCACTTCTGGAGTCCAACCTAATGCAAGTGACTTTTGATGGGTGTGATCATGGATTCGACAGTGACACGTTTTTCTCGTTCTTAATGGCGCTGCGGACCGATTCCTTGGCCTCCCAGAAAGACTTAAAACTCGTCCGCGGGCAAGCTGTTTGTAATATACCATTAGAGGTTGACATTCTCGACAGTGATGTTGTTGCAGTGTTCGTGCGCAAATACATTAAACCCACAATATCCTTTCAAAGTTTATCAACGTTTCTAACGAAGTTGTCCGAACCTATTGCTAGAGATCAGTTTATAAATATAACAATGTTGGACGCATGTCGCGCAACTCCAGCCGCTCTCTACAGCGAAGCTGTATTCCGGCGAATATACGACTTTTACGCCTCTGGAAGTATACCGATAATTGGATCCAACGGAAAACTAGATACAGTTTCTCTTACACCCGACTTCAATACATCTGGGAGATGGGATTTGTACAGGCTTTGTTGCAAATGGGCAGATTCTCTACATATAAACCCACTGGAGGGGAATAATTGCAGTATAGATCCTTCACTATTGCTACAGCTTGTAAACACTGATTACAGCACATATGCCAGGGCTGTTCTAGAAGTTGCGCGGTGTTATCTACTTGACGCCCAGACGGCTACGAAGCGACCCGTGATAACGACTAAAAATGTATTGAGCGGCTTGAACAACAAGCACTGCAATCAGCTATCTAACATCGAACATGCGGTTTCTTTGCTCAAAGCCACATGGGAAATTCTTTTTGGACTGCGTGTTGTAAAAAGTACCAGCACGTTTCCGGGTGGGAAGAAAGTAAAGAACTTACGCAAAGCGGAAATTGAAGCATTGCTAGATGGGGTGGGGATAAACAGAACATTAGTTAAGACGCACAAGGATCTGTATAGACTTCTGATGAAAAACAAGGTAGCGTTCCAAAATCCGCGTTACGAAATTCGCCGCCCCAAGTGGTATGACCTAATAAGATCTCGCCTAGACACCGAGTTAGGGATATATCATGACATTATGGAACTAGAAACGGTTTTGGCTGAGGTGCCCGCGTCGTATTGGCCAGCTATAGACGGTGCGATCGACTTTCACCGTTTATAATCTGAACGTAAACGCTTGAGATGAACGACATCAGTGCAGTCGAACTGCAAGGATGTATTTGTTATGCAACTTTGTATAGACTGTGGACTAGTAGTAATCATGACGAAGGTCTCACCGCGCTGTGCTATTTGCTTTTCCGAGACGTCGACGGAAACTACGCTGCTCACTATGCAACGGTCAACTTCTCCGGGAAATCTCTAGCGAAAGCTTGGGGATGGAATCCCGAAACGATAACGGATGCTACATTGGCGAGTATGGCAAATGCTGCAGCAACGAATGACCGACTACCGTTTCTCAATGCCGACCAGAATACATTGTGGAAAGCTCTCCTAGCTTTCACACTGTCAAATTTAAGACATCGCCTGGGCTACAATGCATACTATACGCCCATTAATATGCACGTAGATAAAATTACAGGATTAGTTTTATCGTGTACTCCATTAAACTCCGAACATTATAAACCTCGCCCTGGATTATTGAAAACAGATGGTACTATAAATATAGACGAATCTAGCCTCTTGTCCGCCGCCATGAAATTTACAAATGGAACAACTCTAGCACGTGTTAAACTCTCGGCCATGTCAAACATCGAACTCGCGGATTTTGATGCCAAGATTGAAATACAGACAAAAAATGACATATTTTATCGTGAATATACATCCCGTTCGTCCAGGACAAAGAAAACCAAATTGCATGTGTCCGATAATGCATTCCACGTGGCAGAAAAACCTCTGATCATAGATGGGGCTTCGGTACGGACATTAACATTAGTGCCTGCATCTTTTGACATCCTGGTCACAACTCCTAGCGAATTTTCTCTGTCCGCCCTGATGATTATATACACCAAGTGGCGCGAGACGCTGTTCTCTACAGCGGGTGGTCCCGAAAAGATTTTAACGCCCATATTCACATACATTGGTCCTGAAACTAACCCAGAAGGCGAGGACCTTGATTATGCTTGCATCGTTGGATTTCCTGGATGGCCGATGGTCAAATCCTCGACGGCCTCTCATCTGGCAATAAAAGAAGTCATAGATTCTTATGCAGCCACAGATGGACTATGGCCTATGGCGGGGGCTAGAACGTTTCATTTACTAGCTCCGTGGCGCCCCGATAACCATCCGTCTCCGACAATAGATATATGTCATTATTTAGCGGAGAGTAATGTTGCTCAAGGGAGAATTGCGACCGACTGGGGGGAGGGGAGATTAACTTGTTTTTTTCGCGAACCCACTCTGATAGAGAATGCTGCGATCGCAAAATTAGACTTTAGTGCTTTTTTCGCGACTCTTTATCTCGGACTTTTCCCTTGTCATACACGTCTCCGCGACGCCGTTTTGGCTCGCCTGAGGCGCGAAAGCGACTGGCTCAAGAGACCCATTGTAGAATTTGGCGGACTGCTGAAGCACTTTCGCGAAGATATTTATAAGGCGATTGTTGGAATAGGAAATCTAATTAGTTTGGAAATAGAGTCCGCTGCATCAACCCTAATGTTCGCCCCGTGTATATACGTCAGAGATGGGATGTGGGGGGCATTTATAGACAAGGCAAATGGTACTATAGTGTCGCCAGAGGGTAATGGTAATATTTTTGAAACTCTGCGTGTTCTGTGTAATGAAAGCGCTAATAGACTGACCACATCAATTGGGCTGCGTTTCCCAGATGGGATAAATCTCCAGATGCGCCTTGAAGGTGTTTACACACACGCCATGTCATGGAATGTTAATTGTTATTGGCTGTGGAACAGAAATACCCGCGAATCGAACTTTGTGGGATTTCCAAAACAGCCAGAATTTGCAACGCACGCTAAGGAAGCCATGAGCACGGTCTTAGAAGAAATTTGTCTCTGCGCCGATACAGAAGATGCGTTATTAACAATCCAAGAGAAAGTTCAGAAAATGTACCACGACCTCTTGTACATGGCCTTCAAAAAGCGCGGCGACGCATCTTTTTGGTGCTGCGCCACGGATTCTTATAACGATTCGCTCTATGCTGTAGCACTAGGATCGAAAGCCGCGTCTAGATGTGATACTAGTGCTTTTAGGCGGGAGATGGTTCAAGCAGTTACAACCAACGGAAATGTAGTCCCCGTTGTGTGCTCGCTATTCGGTGATACTCATTTCATAGTTCCCGCGATCTCCTGTGTAGATCACATGAAGCCTGTATTGTCCGCGCTTTCTAGATTGTTGGGCAGTGTGATAGCATTCAAATGGCCAAGCGTTGATCAAGGCTCACTCATGTTCGATGTCGACCACTATCGATTTATGTTCATTCGCAATAAATGACGTTAAAATATTTTAGACAAAAACCTTTTATTTATTGTCCCCCTTTCCCACATACGTTCCGAACAATCCTTCTTCACCCCACAATTTATCTCCGTCACATTTCCACCAATCATATATGACGTCCCCTATCCAGTCTTTTTGGAAAGCACCGTTCAATAGACCTTCATTCTTCAATACTATAGAGTCTCTCCCACGTAAAGCTGATTGTGCTTGCGACATAGTCGATGGTACATCCTGGAGATATATAGCTCTTATCACATTTGCACACATACTCCATGTCCCATTCAAGTGTTTATATATGCTGTAATGAGGGAGGACATATCCTCTGTCAAATGGACATATAGATCCCAACTCCATGGAAGTATTCAATAACCACGTAATAGTGACACACAAAAACCGGCGCATTTTGTTTATCGACGTTACGCGTGTCCAGGCATATTTTAAAAAGCTCTGTATCTGCACATACAATGATACATCGGATGCATCTCCAACTCTATTTTCCAAAAAGGCCACGAGTAAGCATAACGCAAAATCCAAATGGTCTCTGGGCCTGAATAAAGCCAGCCTAAATTTTAATAGCGAGGGCGGTACCCCAATGCTCTTAACAATATCTTCTGCAGCAGTGAGCACAATAAAAACAAAACCCTTGAACGCAGTATTCGTCATACATTGCTGATAATACACATGGCTGTCTATTTCCGATCCGGCATCAGCCCCCGCTAATGTCAAACACAACCGTTTGGAGCCTTGATCCACTCTAAGCTTGTTTACGGAAATACCAGTAAACCGAGTGGAAACTCCGCGTATTTCTCTAATCTCCATCATCATTCTCGCCATAGGCTGTCGGATCAGTTCTTCTATAATTGCTTCCTGACCTTCTCCTTCTCTTAGAGCGTCTATAATTAAAGCGTCCAGAGTGCAACTTGAATCGAGTGGGTGGGGGACGATGTTTGTCTCGTCTTCCATAGGAAAGGTCAGGAGCAATTTCCAATGTGTCAGGACGCCCCCAATAAAATACGTCCGAAAGCTTCGCGACAGCTCTTCTCACATCCACCTCAAAGAAGGTTGCCAAATCCTGAAGATAAGTATGCACCCGCGTCTTTTGAAACAATGAGTTGCACAAATCCTCCTCTGATTTATAAACGTCTTCGCAATCAACCCATAATCCTATGTCGTAAATATTAAGAACATTAAAAAAATATGGAGCTAGCAGGGAAGTAATGGAACTGTTCGAATAGAGTATTGCAATTTCCTTCGCCTGGCTATTCATCACTCGATTCATTTTAAAGCAGCGCATCAATTCCTGTTCCCAAAGATCAGACAATCTTCTCAGATCCGTATCACAACACGGGATATATCTAGACTGGAAACTATTGGCAACATACGAATCATCATCCATATTGGCACCAACGTCAATTATGTCATGTTTTAAGTCACGTGCTAGCATTTCCAAGTTCGGGCTATATTGCGAATGGCATGACATGTCTGCATGTGCTTGTTTGGCTAGTATAGACTCCATTCGAATCCTATCTAGTTCTAGCTCCTTAGAACTAAGTCTAGTGACCAGGTCTTTATTTGTGGCTTTCAACCCCTCTACGGTACTGAATAATTTGTTTACATAGCCTTCTAGCATCTCGTTGATATTAGATACAACCGATGCATGAAATGCATCGCGGATATTAGCATTGTTGGAGTGAGATCCATCCGCAGCCCTTGTATTATGTGTTCTATTTAATCGACCGAATCCCGGCTGGGACGTGTCTACAGATGATGTATCTAATAAATGTCCGTTCGTTTCTTCCAAGTAATCTCTAACCGTGTCAGTAATTTCCCCCACATGACGCATACCCTTCAATCCAATAATTAATTTTACTAGTCTAGATGCGGCAGAACCAGCTGCGTTCTCTACCTGGTCCCCGAGAACCTGTTCGACAGCCCTTTGCGCCCCGGATACTCCCTTTTTTTCCGGGTCGCGCTTGGCAATGAGAACTCTAACGGGGGGAGTATTTATTAGGCGACACAGAGCCGCGTGTATGCGCAAATCGTGGCATTCGACAATCTCCTTACATATCCGCTGCATGGGTGAATCGAACACTACGCCGTTGTCGCTCATGACAGGTCTCCAAATAACAATACACTCTCCACGTTCTCCGCTTATTGCATCCCTAACCCTCAACTGTCGCTTCAAAAAATTATATTCTATTATAGCTCTATCATACTCTATAATAGTTACTGCTTGCATAGAAGCAGATATGTGATCTGTAATTTGCCTGCCATGATCCATGATACTCTGTACCGTTAAAAGTCTGCAAGCCGCACTGTCGAACTCCCCACCCAACATGTTATGAGAGTTGTCCTTACTTTGGAGTATCGAATGAGCAGCCCGCCTACGCCTTATAACAGGAACTATACCTAAACAACACATCCAGTCAATATATTTGGCGAAGCTGCATATATTCGGATCGTGTGCAACAAGGTCTGCCATCAATCGCCTGAACAAATTAACGAGAGTCCTTTGTAAAGTTTTGTGCCAGGTCTCAAACACTCTTCTAGCTACTCTAGTAGCTTCGGCTTCATCGCGCCCATATCGTTTTGCGATCTTCTTGGCCGACATTCCACGCGCATGGATGTGTTTCATCCAATCCCTATGAAGTTCGTCATATCTGGCCGCTTCTAAAGTAAGGTTAATAATGGTGCTTTGCAGCTGGCGGGAGACAGCTTCTGCAGACCTTATAGAATTATACACACCCTGACCTTCTGTATATCCCCACTGACCTGAAAGTATTTCTTTGAACAAGCAAGTTTGCTTTGTAGGGTGAACCAAGATCCACTCGTTCTCCACACACGGTTCCGATGGGACATTGGAAAGCACTGCTCGCTTCGTAACGGATTCGGACTCGGGTCGGCGAATTTTGTCACGGTGCGGATCGTAGTCCATATTTCCGTCGCCTATCGCTCGCAGGATATCACATCGGCCGTGTGCAGTGTGCCGTCTCATCATCACTATAAAACTCGGAGAGCATTTTGCCGTTACACCATGGCTCGTAGTTCAACTGACAGGTTTGATGAATCGATGTACTTAAATTTTACGGCAATGCACGGAATACATTCCATCATCTCACGCGTGAGAGTATTAGCGAATGCAACGTTGCCCTATGGGCTCATCCCCCCGCTGTCATACTTCATCGAAGCATCAAACGTTGAAGATCCATCGACCCTATCACTACGGGACCTACCCTTTTCCACATATTTGATTAGTGGGAATGCCGGATCGGGAAAAAGTACATGTATTCAGACATTGTCGGAAATTATGGACTGTATAATCACTGGCACTACAAAGGTTGCGTCACAAAACATTTATGGCAAGCTCAGTAATTCTTACACATCTTCTCACATAAACACGATATTTCAGGAATTTGGATTTAAGGGCCATCACGTTCAGGCAACATTGGGTAAATGGCAATATGCATGTACCAGCAACCCTCCTACGATCAAAGAATTGCAAAAAAGAGATCTTGTGTATTACTGGGAAGTATTGTCCGACATTACAAAATGTACTTTGAAGTTGTTGGAGACTGATGCGGGACCGCGAAAATTTGATATGGTTTATATGTTAGAGGAAGTGTTGGGCAGGGATAGAGGAAGCTTAGCTTGGACAGCGTTTGGTGTAAACGGCTCGCTACCTTCATTTACACGCAGTAACATAATAATTATTGACGAGGCCGGCCTTATCGGTAAGCACTTACTTACTGCCATTGTATACTGCTGGTGGCTTATAAACGCTACGTATCGGACTCCGCAGTATATCAAAGGGCGCCGACCCGTATTGGTTTGTGTCGGCTCCCCTACTCAGACCAGTTCACTAGAAACGACGTTCGAACACAGCAAATTAAGATGCAATGTTCGGACGAGTGAAAACATTCTTACATACATTATTTGTAATCCGACGCTTAGATCATATCTGGATCTATCTAAAAACTGGTCAATTTTCATTAACAATAAGAGATGCACCGAACCGGAATTTGGGGATCTTCTCAAAGTATTAGAATATGGTCTTCCAATTACGGAAGAACACGCGAGAATTGTGGACTCTTTTGTAGTGCCTGAGTCTTATATTAATAATCCAGCCAATCTTCCCGGATGGACGCGACTATATTCATCTCATAAAGAAGTTAGTGCCTACATGTCTAGATTGCACGATTATCTAAAAACGTCAGGAGATAATATGTTTGTTGTGTTCACGCTGCCAGCATACACCTTTATTAATTTGGAAGCGTTCGAAAAATATTGTACCGCCGCAAATCAGACAAGCATCACTATTGAAAAATGGCTAGTTGCAAATGCATCGCGTCTGAGTAACTGGTCACAGAGCCGAGATCAAGATTCCACGAGAAGCAAATGCGAAATTCGAAGTCAGTTAGGACTTGCTATATCATGTTCTGATATAACCTACGTTTTAAATAGCCAGGTTGCCGTCACCACACGTCTCAGAAAATGGGTGTTTGGGTTTTGCGGGACGTTCGAGTCATTTCTATCTGTACTAAAAGATGACTCATTTATAAAAACACACGGAGAAGGCTCTATAGAATACGCATACCGATTTTTATCGCAATTGCTATTTAACGGAATGATAAATTTCTATAATTATCTCCAACAACGGGGACTTCAAGAAAATGTTGTTAAGGTAGCGTATGAGCGATTGGCAACACTGACAACAACGATTTTATTTCCTGGGGGCCAAACCCAAACCCACGATATCACCGATGTTCATGAATCGGCTATACTCACTGGCATCAATTGTCGCGAATATTCCCAATCGGCCCCCGCCCCATTCGAAAGCCATTGGGGGGAAGCGGATGATGTAATTTTTTCTGCATTGGATGGACAGATGATCGATCTGTTGTATTGCAATTACGAGTTTGCCCGACTCGAGTCATCTTCGGAAATATACGCACAATTCAGCATGCTAAAGAATATATTCACGGGCAGGTATGCCATTATGACAGACCTTTTTGGCGATAAATTTTCTAAACATAGATTCGATAGCTACGTAGACAACGTAAGCACGAAAGGCTGTCAAATTTTCATCAATAATATGCGCGGTGGAATGTCATCGCTTGCTCTTCAGACAGACAGTTATACGCTCATGGGTTATACATATGCTCGGGTCAACGCTTTTGCAGACGAGCCCATCAGGCGCAAGATAGATACATGCGTCGCCGAAGTACTCTGCGAACTTAACATGCCGACCGTCGTTCTAAAAGACCAACACGGTTTCATGGCTGCCCTGAATAGCAACATCACAGATTTTGTAGAAATGGTAGACGAAAATGAATTAAAAATGGCCGTCACTGCGGACTATGGAATAAGTTCAAAACTAGCAATGACAATCGCCAGATCCCAAGGTCTCAGCCTAGAACGGGCTGCCATATGTTTCCCTCAGTCGGGACTGAAACTTAGCAGCGTTTACGTTGCTATGTCTAGAGTGACTTCATCAAAATTCTTGAGAATGAACATCAACCCTCTAAGAGAAACTCATACGAGAGATGATAATAATATTAGTGAGCACTTATTAGCAGCCCTGAGAGATCCCAACGTCCATATTGTATACTAATACACGCAACGGTCAATTTTTATTGGCACATCTTCGGGACCGCGCACCTGACCGGTACGCCTCCAATTTCCATATGGCCTCCACGTTCATCGCTTACACGTTAGAAAACGCCAGAATGTCGCCGATATGTAATACGCCTCCTTACGAGCAAATCATATGCTCTTGTGAAACCGGTACCCGATCTATTGCCGTCGGCAGGATGACCCGATGCGACCACATACCCCCGTCTAATTTCATAATACAGCGCGGGCCGGTAGGTACCCTCATTGTTGTCGACAGCGGATCAATTATATACTCTTATTTACTACGTGTTGAAGAATATACCGCCGAACACCACTCAGCCTCATTATCATCATTACCCGAAGCGCTCTGTGTTATTCCATTCGCTACATGTACCGTGATGGGAACTGATGCCTACGTGTATAATAATTCTGGAGGCATCTTAACTATTTTGGGGATGGGAAATTCTATATACGTAACAATTACAATTTATGGACAATCAGGTATACTTGCAAAACCGTGTGATAATTTTCAGATGTCCCAACAGATGGGCCCTCGAAGGACCGATGATGAAATAGTACAGAAAAACGATGGCTCGCAGAACATGGATGACGTAGAGACTATTACCTTAGAGCCGGAATATCCAGGATGTCGAACGACGTTCACAATTGCCGGGCATACAAACAATATTCCCGGAACTGCTGAGGTCTCGGATGCGAGGGAAGACCTTCTCGCTGAAGCAATTCGTGAGGCGAGATTGTATATTAGTGATCCGTCATGCATTTCAGATGCCGGAACAGAATATGAAATGCATGACGGATCACTAACGAATTTGCATGTACCCGAATCTATAGGTAAATGTTACGAGCCTTGCATTGACCAATCTCCCGTATACCGAAAATAAATCGCACATACGCAGGTTTGTAGATTTTGTTTCAAATTTATTGACTCGAACGTCTGCTACAGTCACGGGCGGGTAACATATCCCTCGTTGCTAATTGCAACGATTTTTCTCGAACGCTATTGCATTTATTCCCGTCGACCATCTCCATTCGCCCGGCCTTGTACCGGAGCATATTCCGCAGCTTTCGTGCAACGTTCTGGTTGGTACGTGCAAAGTCCACATAATCCGCAGCGGATGCCAATGTTGCCGATACGACGAACATCCCACAAGTTGAAATCAAGGGTTCGGGGCGTCTATCTCTATCACGTTATCTCTGTGTAAACTAACAGTGTCTATAGCTGTAAACTCGTATACGAAGACCGGTACTACTGGACGTGTACTACCATCTACTGCGCGAGTGTAATATTTACGGGGTTTGCGGGCTTGGATTACAGACTGCAATTGAGCTCGAATGTGTTTGGCATGTGCACGCCTACACAATATAAACATTTGTAAGCTCTTATTACTCTGAAAATTCCTATGCGAAATTCTACCTCGAGTTTTTCTAGTAGCATTCGATGATGAAAAAGAAGACGTCTTAGTACAGGCGATGGTAAACTTTGCCAGCGAATGCCTCAAATCTCTCCGTATTGTATCTGTCAGTTGACGCCTACCCAATTCATCGATGGAAGACACCATAAATAATGTATCGAAGTGGGTATATTCTGGATTCGCTACGACCCCATCGGACGCGTCTGCCGATGTAGCGGGCAACTCATGTCCGGCACTTGAAGGGTCACCACATCCCTGGTAATCTATACCCTCACGTGCACATCCCCTCCCCAGACTGGCTTGTTCATATCCAGCCGCGCCCGAAGTTGAACAGCTCCATCCCCAATCAGCCAACACAGCCATAACGGAAGGTGCATTGCAAGCCATTTTACAAAGCTTAGTATGCAAAGCGTGTAACGTAGCGCCTTTTGTACATGTTCGATGATTAACCCATTCGTCACTTACGCGGTAAGACTCCAATCTATAGCTTCCTTACCCATTTTGCAAAGAAACTCATTGGCATCCCTAAAATGTGTGCAATGCACGAACGGCTTTTTAGAAAGTGGAGAGGGGTGGCTATATTTTAAAACCAAATGCCGACCATCATTGTCGTTTTGATAATACATAGTTTGTGCTTGGGCTCCCCATAACATAAAAACCAGACCGGCGTTAGACTGTGATAGCTTCCGAAGTACACTTCTCACCAGAATTTGCCATCCCACTGCGCGATGGGATCCCGGATCGCCTCTCTTAACAGTTAGAACAGAATTAAGCAGCAACACCCCACGCCGAGCCCAGTCTTCTAGACAACCACTACTGCCAATTTCTATAGACGGGAAACATGCCCGCACAGCGGCCAGTATATTCTTTAGACTTGGTGGGGCTGGAGAGCCGGGCGGAACGCTGAATGCCAAACCATGGGCCTGGCCCTCGTTGGCATATGGATCCTGACCTACAATCACAACTTTTACATGGTCGGGGGCACAATACCTCGTCCATGCAAAAACATCAGATTTAGAGGGATATACCTCTTCGTAACGAAGCCTGCGCTCATACTCGGCGAGTATTTTCGTTCCAGTAGGACTGCAGAGTTCTGGGCCTAAGATTTCCTTCCAACGACAATCTATGTTATAAACACTAGAAAAATGTTCCCACGCCTTTTTAGACTCTGTTTCGACGTTACAAACATGAGATGATTCCTCGCCCCCATCGCAAGACTTATCACTTTTCGTGCGCGCGGGAATGAAGCCGGGGGGGAGCCCCTCAGGCCGCCGACGTTTTCTAGGTCTCCCGAGGCCTTCCACCATTTCTAAGTCTGGGTGTTTTGTTTCTGCAGAAAGATCCCCGATTGTCGTCATCGGCGCTTCGCTCGAATCTATCGAAGTGCACCGAGCCATAACACGTGCCATCGTGGGATGCGTATAAGTTGATGCAGCCAGCTCCCCTATTCCGCAAATGCGACGTGGGGATTAAGTACGCTATCTTCGACAATAATGTGCCAATACCCGCCTTCACGGAGTCGTCCAATCTGCTTCTCAGAACATCTTCCAACAGCAATGAAGTGCCTATGATGGGGTTAACCCATGCAGCCACACCCACTCGTTCGTACCATAAAATAAATTCCGGCAAACTGCAATTAGTTTTTATTATTATACCGGATGGGACTTCGTCACTCGACGGCTCGGCATAACGCATGCTGGTTAATTTAGAAGTTGGAATGCATTCCAAATGTACAATAGTGGTCACGTTGGGCGCTCGCACGAATCCGTATGTAAGATCGCGATCCGACCAATTCATGAATGCTTCCGCAGATGCAAAAAAAACGCGGTAAACATATACTAACAGTATGCATGCGACAGACATTGACACTTTCATGTTGCCCCGGCGATTAAAAACAAATGTCCGACTCATCACTTCAAATATCATCTTTATTATTACGTATGCAACAGTTAAGTTCCGGAATATGTATCAATTATGACCAAAGCATGTAATGAATGATACATGAGTTGTATCTGCAATATTGTTAATAATAAACTCTACCCTGAGTGCAGGATCGCGTTCAAAACCTGACTACTCGTGTAAAAGTGGCCGATCACCGCTTAATCCCCTGCGCAAATATACATCCATCTTAAAACTAATCAGACGCCTCCGGCGACGACACAATTACCGTTGATTCGGATTGATCGCGAGGTACCCCACGTCCCGTACGCCGACGGTATCTCCGCGCACGTTCTGTAGACCCGCTTCTGCTCCTACTCCTGCTCCTGCTCCTACTCCTATTCCTATCTCTTCCAGATCTATCTCCGGACGTACTATGCGGTACAATTCTCATTGTGTGATGTAAACCGCCTGTAGAGTCTATCGCGCTTCCATCGTCGTCGCTTCCAGCGGAGCTGTCCCAGGTCTGTGCATTCATGTCCCAGGAAAGCGGTTGGTAGGGTGGCGGGCTTAGGGGACGAGGGCTTGGGCTTCGGTTGACTGCTCTGCTAGGGCCTGCGATTGCAGGTTCGGGATCCAAAGTGGGTGTTCTTGGAGGAGAGGGGGCCTCCCATCCCAGGTTTGTCGCAGCCGCCGCATCAAGAGTTCTTACGTTAGAGATAGTTGGAGAGCTAGAGCTACGAGAATTCGTGGCAACGGACCCTCGGCCGTTATCTCTACTGGGGCTTGCCTGTCCCGGCCGTTGTGCTGCAGCATCAGTCTCATGTACCCAACTCGGTATAGATCGTTTGTCTTGGTTCGCCATTGCAAACGTTCTGGCGTTATGATTCTCGTACCTGCTTGGAGATGTCTTATCCACTCGGTGCCTGATTACTGTCGGTTTAACCCGCGCGACACCCGATCCCCGGGATGTCGACGGACCATCATCATCGCCACTGTCTTGATATTCGCGCGTCTCAGCGAAGCAAGGCATTGGAGTCCATGTCATAATGGAAGAATAAAGATCTAATGCAGGTGTGAATGTCGGATTATTCCCCCTCTGCCTAATACCTATACGCGGTGATCCATGGGTGCAGCTGGTATCATTCGGTGCGTGAAAAGAACAACACCAATCTAAACACTTACCCATCAATTTCCAAAACGGCCACGTCGCGTGATTGACATTTATCTTTCCACTAAGTTTTATAATATAGGCACGAGCATCGCGATTGTTTTTCTCGGGCTGGTTGGGCGGTTCCGCCTCCCGAGCAAACATGGGGATCCATGTAACCATTGCGCTCACTGAAGTTAGCCAAGACGTAGCCAATTTTTCCATCAACTCCACAGTTGCATAGCCATTGCACATACACTCTACCGCCAACCCACGACACGCTGCAAATAGCCCGTCCACAATGGCCACAGCTGCCGGTTGCTTGAATCCAGCTGAAAACATATGCGCACCTTCATGGTGAGCTACGAGGCGCAGAAGGCGGGTCGTATATTCTGGGTCTCTTCTTGCAGCTCCTTCCGATTCCCTGACGGTAACCAGCGTCCTCGGAAACAATCCTTAAAAAGTGAAAAAAGGCTATAATTCGCAATCTATTGTCTACTATGCCAAGAAATAACCATAAGTGCGTAAACTTACGTTGCAGAATCTCACGCACGGAGCGTTGTCGACATTTGAAGTCCGCTTCATAGATATCCACACGGGCCGATTCACCGGGCGCTAGCGAAAGGGCTTTCTCGGTAGTCATTGTCTGGCATACAATGCACTGATTGTGTATTTATTAACTGTGAGCAATGCAGGGGCGGGATTCGAAGAAAGTCAGCTGTATAGGTAGTATGAACTGTTCACAAATGTGGAATGTACCACAACTAAGTTGCCTGCAGCCCGGCGCATTAACCTGATGTGTTAACGGAACGGCATCTCCTTGCCATCTAGGATGTGGAGGAAATACAAGTGGTATTGTGGATAGTAGGGCGTGGCTTGTGTATAAATCTTGTCCATAGAACGGTTTCGCCGCCCTACGATTCAGTATATGAAATTGATTGTGGTACTATTGCGACACTATCACACATAATGTGCGTCTAACGCGATGGCGTGCATTAATGGAAATGTTACTACGCGCAAACGATATAGTTATAATGGTTTATTAAAGGTCCCGTCTAGTTGAGATTACAACTATATATACACACCCATGTCGGGTTTATTCACGTTCATTTTCATAAACAGCAATGGGTATTTCGTAAATTCCCATCTCAAAGAACCATCTGAGGACATACGACCCAGCTTTTGAAACGGCAATAGTCATATTCGCTCCAAGCCAATCATACTCAAAAAATATACCCGAGTTTATCTCGTCTGCACGACATACATCATGAAATGTCATGAGCGTGTAGTTTCTTGGCGTGAGGACGTTTTCAAACCGCATGGCCATTAATTGTACGGATGGGTGGAAAGTAACGGTAATATTCCTCCATGTAGCAACTTCTATAGCAGGGTGCTTCCAAATGACTGCCATATGAGGAATATAGGGCAAACAATCATCTATTGATAGAATCGAAAATGAGTAATTTGCTAGTAACAGTTTGCGCCAAATAGTAATCGATGAAACATTTTTTGTCGACACACACAGGTGGTCTGCATCTTTGGGGAGGCAGTTGTAGTCAACTACTGCCTGCTCTGGGACAGGAATTTGAATGCGGGGGCCACTATACACTCTACCTTTCCAAGCAAACGCTCCTAAAATGGGGCTTTGAATTCGAATGTCAATTGATGGAAAATGTGTCGGACTATCCTCTATAAAAGCCGAATGCATTGATATGTTTCCCCAAAGAGAGTATCGCTGCTGTATTGCATCACGTATTATAACGGGAGTGTCCGATCTTGATAGGACTGCAAATACAGCCGCGGGAGTAAACCCATTGGGTCCAACAGACAATACAGTTGAATACCACACCGGTTCGTTCTTTGCATAGGTCGCGTACCTATAATCCTTTTCTAATACATAAACATTCCACACTGATGATATGTGAGCTGTCATACCAGAAGGTCGTTTGGGATCTAGCTGTAATAGAGCATATGTGGAGGAGACGTCTAATGTTTGCAATACTGCCATAACAGGTATCAACCTCTCGCATATTTCTGAACCGTCCTCCCTCAATCCCGATGTGAATGTAACGTTATTTGCTCCGAAATTTTCACAGTATTCACGACCTTTCACACCTCTCGTACAAAGTGAAAACTTCCAAGCAAAGGGATTAACACAAGTGGAAACGCCTCGGGAAATGCCTTTAGCTACTATGTATTCGTCCGCATCTTTGTAAACAGTTCTTATGTACCGTTCACCCATTGAAAAGATTGAAACATATTCTGCATCTGAGCGAATTGTATCCGACTGTATACGAGAAATCAAACTTGAATCGGTTGATAAAATTTCATATGCGTTGATGCCTAATATACGCTTGCATCTGCCTTTGCCGGTATAATAATATTGTCTACAAATTGAACCGCAGACGTAAGATCCTAAAGAATGACCTATGCATTGTATTCCCATATTAGAGGGTACAGCATAAAGAAACTGTGTGACATTAATGCGCCGAGCCAATAGAATAGCATCAGCTGCAGGTTCCATGGCACCCTGTGGGTCCCAAGAAACGTAAACTACAGCAGCCGAAGGAATCATTCTCGTAAGAAGTCTGTTGGCCGACAGAAAAAATTCCGTGTCGTTCGTTCTACCGTGCCAACCATGTACGAGAAAAATAACGTCAGTGTGCAATCTTAGGTCAACCAATCCTTCTCTAATCATTTGATGGAAACCCATCGCGTTGCCCCAAAATGTCTTGAACATCCCCACGAGATTATCCCACATAGTGAGCAGTGCAAATTGGTTAGACAATATCGAATTAAACGGCTTGGGGATATCTTTATGTGTATGTGGCATGCGAATGATATTCGGGCCGTACTCAGAAACGTGCCATGCATCCCTGCTGCCCGAATGTCTCTTGGATACTACAATGGATACTATATCTTGCATTGCCGGCATCTCAGAGGCTGGTATAATTATTGTAGTGCTATTATGTTCCGGGTAGTGCGATACTGTCGTTGGCTTCGGGAATAGCATAGTAGGTGGCTGTGAAGAATATGTAGAGTCAGTATTATTTTTTATGTCAGTCCATAGTTCCGAGTGCCCATGATCTCCAGCTCGGGGGGGAGTAGCTCCATCAAATGTGAGAGGATATCTAAGATGTACATCGTCACCATGTTGGCCCGTCCTCAAGTTAACATCGGAAAAAATCTAATGAGGAAACATACCACAAATTAATTGCAATGTGATACAATTAAATTTTAGAGAATATAGTACAATACTCACCATAATCAATGCCGTGGCATGTATAAGCAATAAAGCCAAAATTGCAAGAGCGACTCCATAACCCGCATGGTGTTCCACTTCGCCTTTCGCCGGCATCGCGAGCACTCAAACTATAGTGCACTGCGCATGTGGTTATAATGCTTCGCATGTTTTAACAGTATAAACATCAACACGTAAATAGAATTCAACCGTGTTTTTGAATTCACAATACACAGCAAAGATTCGAGACGGTATCGATGTCCATAATTCTGTGCGATTCATTACGTATAGACACTTGTCTTGTAGCACATGTACTAACTGCTAGTGTTTTCGTAGTAGTATGATCGGGATGTTTTTGATTGTCTCGTTCTATTGAACATTCTCGAGTAAGTTTGAGACAGTTACGTTTCCGCCCGCGTATTTGGACTTCATGCAATCTAGGATAAGGAATCGGGGTTTTACCCCGTGTAATGAACTGTCTGCACATCCCTATTCGCGGTGAGGTTATGTAAGCATGGTTGAGCATCTGTTCTAGATCAAAAATATGACGACGGACAGTACCGTCCCGACGAACGCGACGCCCAAAATTGCTATCGCGACCGCGTCCGAGGCGATGTCGTACGGGCGGTGCGGGGTTGGATCCTCGGCAAAGAGATCCTCGTAATTCGGCGGTGGGAGCGGAGGGTAAAGACGCGGGTGGGGATCTCCCTCCGGACCGCGCGCCGGGCGCGGTTCGAAAATGCTTTCCGCCTCGCTCAGTGTCAACGCCAAGTATTCGGGCGGGCTGGGGGCCGGAATATCTCCCGCGACTTTCCGATCTCGAGCCGCAGCCCGGCGGTGTCTCTTTCAGTGGAGCGTTAGCGCCATCATGTGGTTCGTGGCGGTGGAAAGGCTATTATGTGTTAGGGGAGAGACCACGTGATCGGCATGCAAATGAGCAAGGCGAACGCGTCAGCGTTCGCACTGCGAACCAATAATATATATATTATACTATTGGCTTTAGGTGCGAACGTCCGGCTAGTCCAATAGCGGGGTCGCGTTTCGTACCACGTGTTATAGACCGCCCTAAACTCGCACTCGGGGGTCCGGCCGCGCCCAGACAGGGCGGAGACGTGCCACAGGGGCTTTAAAACACCGCTTCGGGCACCGTTCATCTCGGCGCGCCGAGCGCGCGCTAGCTGATCGCGCAGGGATGTCGGGCGCGCCGGGATGAGCGGCCGATCAGCGCGCGGCGGGCCGACCGGCTCGAGGATAACGGGCCCGTTCGGACGTTTCGGTTTTCTGCGTCATGGATCGCGGGGGGACGCCGCCGCGGACCGGTCAATGTGGCGGTTCCCGACGGAGGCTCGGCGGTCTTGCCGACGAAGGGGAGGGGGGCGGATGGGGTGCCCTATCTGCAACGCTTCTCTGCTGTCCGGGTTACTTTTGCGATGGTCTTTCGGGGGCGGGGGTAGCGGCGGACTGTAAAAACTGACAAATGCGCCCCGGGCCCGAGTACGCGCCGCAACTGAACTATGGTCGATCTACAGTTTATTTTCCCGGCCCTAATAGTGCGGGCGAAATGATCGCCCGCAGCTCGGTGGTTGCCGCGCGGGAAATGGGAATCGTCGGCGATGCAATTCGCGCTGCGAAAAATAAATTTCACTGCGCGAACCGCCGGCGATACAATTTGCACTGTGAAAATTGAATGTAGCTGCGCGAACCATCAATGGGCGGAGGTGTGATATGGTGTGATATGGTGTGATATGAATGCCTATGCGGGCGGTGGCACCCGCCGTCGGAGTAACATACAAATTGGTGAGAGGTATGAGCCGGTCCAGGTGTGCGAGAAATCGGCATCTTCCGTCTGTAGACATGAGACTCGGATACCCCGCTCCGCTCGAATCGAGAATCGTTATGCTCTCGGACGGTACGGGCCTTACGTTTCACCTGCCCGGGTCGCCTCATCTGGACCCCTTTTCTAGCTTTTCGGCGCGGTTGGCTGCCGCCGACGGTCAGTTGTACAAAGAAAATGTGTCCCATCGTAACGGGTGTGAAGCTCTCCTGTTACGATGGGGCGGTCATTAGCGTCTCGCTGGTTTACTACGTTTAAAAAAAAACCTTAATTATTTATTTTCGCGCCACGGCGCCTTTATAGGCATCTACGTGCCAACTGCCCACGAAGCGGAGGTTATGGCGAGCCTGTTCAACTACGTCCGCAACCTTTGGGGGTGGGCGTGGAATTTTGTGGTCGGAATCGGAGCCCTCGGGAGACGGCGCAGGCTACGGAGGCTACGACATTTTTTTGCACACAACCCTTAGTGGTCCGCCTTGAGAGAGTGGAGGGTGGGTATGGGGATGGGGGCAGTGTATTTTTGTAATAAAAACGTATCGATCTTCAGACAGTTTTGTTGTCTCCCTTGGTTGCTGGTCGCTCGCCCGGTACGCCCACAACACTTCCGGGATATACCCCGAACACAGTCAATCCCGGAAGTGCGGCGGTACATCAGCTCAAGTCCCTCCCCGTCACGTACGCGACCACCACTGCACTCGCCCATTGCGCGAATGTAATACAGTGTCAGCTATCCCATGGGAACGAATGTGCGAGCACATTCGACCCGTTGGGAAACGCGAGGCCGGATATGATGAGATCGCTCTAATCGAAACTTCGCCCACGGTCGTCTAGGACCGCCTAGCCTACGTGACTCGGTGCTGGCGCGTCTCTTCCGGGTCCTTTCTGATCGCGCCGGGTCCGTGTGCGGACGTTTCGCTTCGACTCTGCCGGTCCGCTGGTGCCGACGATCGCCGGGACCGGCACTTTCGCGGCGGACGAGCTGGTAACCTCTGCGATCGTTCGGTGATGTGTTTTTACAGCCGCGCGTGGGTTTCGGGACGGAGGTTTCCTCTTTTCCTAATCCGCGTCTTTGCCGCGGGTCTCTTCCGGAAATTCACGGGTCGTCTACGGGGGGGGGGGGGGATATTGATGATAGACAACAAATTTGTTTGGGGGGGTACTCCTTTATATTTACCGGAAACCATACTTCCGGGCGATTCTCAATCACCGCCCCGGATTGCTATGCCGGTGTCCACATTAATGCTGTGAGCATCGTGGCGGTGTTGCGAAATGTTGGATTTATCGGCAACGGGCAACCGGTCCCGGCTACTGTCCGGCCTGAGACCGCCCCGGCTTAGATGCAATTCGCGTGTATGTGTCATGGCGCCCGCTACGCCTCCACACATCCTGTTTTTTTCCGAAAGGGGGGGGCGGCTCGCCAGCGCAGCGTTAAAACTATATAGAGCCGAAAATTGCGCGTGTTTTAATTATAAGCGATAAATGGCCTTTGAGAGATTATATGAGCAAATTCAACATCTTTTTTTTCTTACACGGCGAGGAGCCGGCGGCCGAACCTTGGCGCGTGACCTAGCTTGAAGAAGTCTGGAAATATCACATTGAGGTAACGACGGGCGGGCATGTTAGATGGCTATCTACTTGCATTTCTCTCCCAACACCGACACTAATTTAAATTCTTGTAATTGGTACCTAATTATTTCGAATCGACCGTACACTATCCCGAAAATGCTGCTATCTACCCCCCTCTAATAATATTTAGACCGTATACACTTCATCGTGATGTTGGACAGACTTTATTATATTGCAGGGCCGGACATGCCCCGTGAAATTTAGTTCGATTTATTGCCCCTTCTGACATTTTGCAGACTGAAATTTTATCAGTTGCACCACATGGGGAGTAAGGTCATGTCCCGAGATGGTCGTCTCGGCAAGGCTTTCTTGCGTATGGTTCTGCTCGTGCGACCTGTTTACACGATTTTCATTAATCTACGTGGCTTTTATTATTTCCGCAGGCAATTTCGGACCGAGATTGCGGATTGTACTGCCCCGAATCGGTATTTGCCTATCATTTTTCCTAAAGCGTGCCCGGGTTATGCTTTAGTCAAACCGGTCCGTTGTAGGAATTAGGAAAGGCATCTAGATAGTCTCTGGTTTCTCGGCAGCGCGGAACAATCAACTTGAAAAATAGGATTTGATCTGATGCCCGAGCTTCTATTCATTAGTAATTTATGCAGGAACTGTGTGCAAATGTTTTTATACACTTTTGTAGTCTTATTATCGTTTGTAATAGGAATTTGAAAACCAGGTGGACTTTATACAATCGTGAGACGAGTGTTGGAAGATGGCCCTTCTCGGGTCTATGACCTCCGCATAACACAGAAAGCGACGCGCAGAGGATTGTGGCGAATACTGTTCAACGACTGGCCGTGTTCGGGCATGGATCTCTCGCGGGGTGCGTAGGCGTGTGTATTCATTAACAGCTATGTAATCCGCAGGATTCGAGTACCCGGCAATGAGACGCCGACCAAGAGGGCGAGTGGTGTAAAAACATAGTTGGTCGTACCGAGGATTGTGGCGAATACAAGGACGACTGGACAGTTGGGGCATACTTTCTCATGGACCCCCGAGTTGTGTCTATTCGTTAACAGCTAGGCCGTCCATGAGGTCGTAGGCACCCAGTAATGATTCGCTAACCAAAGGGATGGGTAGTGTATTGCGACAAATACAATTGGACGAGTGGCTAGGCTTGGGCACGGTCCTTCTCGCGGATAGCGTAGATGTCTCTATTCGTTAACAGCTACATTGTCCGCAGGGATCTAGCCACATGGCAATGACACGCCAACCGATGGGATGGGTGTTGTAAAACATAGTTTTTTTTGTGCTGCGGGTTGCGGCTGATACAGTGGGCGACTGGACAGTTTGGGCATACTTTCTTATGGACCGCCGAGGTGTGTCTATTCGTTAACAGCTAGGCCGTCCATGAGGTCGTAGGCACCCAGTAATGATTCGCTAACCAAAGGGATGGGTAGTGTATTGCGATAAATACAATCGGACGAGTGGCCAGGCTTGGGCGTATTTTCTCCGGTGAGCGTAGCTGCCTGTAGTCGTTAGCAGCTACGTTGTCCGCGGGATTCTAGCCACCTGGCAATGATTCGCCAACCGGAGGGATGGATGTTGTAAAACGTAGCTTGTCCGGTCTCGTGTCCGGTGTATTAGGGACGTGCTCTGGATTCTGCGCTATCCGCCGCTGCTAAGCAGTTAGTTGTACGGAAATGATGACAGATCAGACTAATGCACGGACTCATTCAGCGGGCAATGTAGACTGTGTACCAAGTGACAGCTACATTGCCCGCTGGGTTTCTGGCTGTCTGGAAATGCAAGAGTGTAGACCGCCCGCGATTTTTGTGCCATATGTGGAGCACGGGTCTCTCGGAACAGGCGTATTTTTTGCGTATTTTATGAAGCAGCAAAGATACGCATGGGCTGAGGGAATCGTCCTTTCGTGTGCCCAGTGTATTGGGGGCGTGCTATGGAATGTAGCGGCCGTTGTACGGGAAGAGTGCCCGAGCGTAATGCACGGAGTTATTCAGCGTACAACATAGACCGTCTGTCGGGCAACAGCCACGTTGCCCGCTGGGTTTCTGGGTGCCTGGAAAATACAAGATGATATTCCATCTGCGATTTCATCGAGCCCGGGTTTGGGGTACGAACCCTTCATGTCGGGGGTGTTTGTGTGTTTGTGGAGCAGCATAAATAGCCCCGATTTGACAGGTTCGTGTTGGCGATAGCTACAGTATGGATGGTTGTATAAAGTTTTTCGTTGAATCGGCTCCCAGGTAATAAGGAAGTAATAAAGCGGGCGTGCAAGTGTGAGCCCTTCACGTCGGGGGTGTTTGTGTGTTTGTGAAGCAGCATAAACAGCCCCGATTTGACAGGTTCGTGCTGGCTATAGCTACAGTATGGATGCTTGTATAAAGGTTTCCGTTGAATCGGCTCCCGGGTAATAGGGAAGTATTAAGTGGGCATGCAGTTATATTTCTTTATTGTTTGTCGCAACGCAGAGAATTCGATGCGCGCCAGCAGATGGACTTTTTCCAGTCGGGGTTTGGGTACGAGCCCATCAAACCGGGGGGGATTTCAGTATGTTTGTGAAGCATCTGAGATACGCCCGATTTGACGAATTCGTGCTGGCTGTAGCTACAGTATGGATGCTTGTATATAGTTTTTCGTTGGATCGTGTCCCCGGTAATAGGAAAGTAATAAAGTGGGCGTGCAATGATACCCCCTTGTTGTTTGTTGCAATACGAAGGACTTGTCCGGTGCCAGCAAAGCCGAAATACAGGGCGTGTGTGAAGAGAAGAAGATTTCGCGGAGCCTGACACTGGCCGAGGGAAAACAGGTCACTGGAGGTTTCGGGATGAAGCGACCGAGATTTCTCAGGTTCGTTTCTCGCCGGCTCTCTGATCGGCCCTCTATGTGAGCCGACATTCTTATATTTCTCTCTGGTCGCAATGTTTTTGTTGTGATGATTACCCGTGGGCACCTGACAAAGCAAAATAAACACCACTGAATTGTCACGAAGTCTCCTTGTTTGTCTGTGCGTACCATGCAATGGGAAGGGGGCCATCGGTTTGTTTGGGGGGAGCGGTGTGTACTTTTCTGCAATGCGCGGCCGGGAGAGTCGTGGTTAGGTTTAGGGTTTGAAATAAGACGGGTACCTGTTAACCCCGGGGGTATAAATTGAGGGGGGGGTTAGGGTTAGGGTTAGGGTTAGGGTTAGGGTTAGGGTTAGGGTTAGGGTTAGGGTTAGGGTTAGGGTTAGGGTTAGGGTTAGGGTTAGGGTTAGGGGTTAGTTTTTTTTTCTGCAATGCGCGGCCGGGAGAGTCGTGG